ATTCTTGAGAATCCTAACAATCGCAAGGTCTTTCACAATGCGAAGTTCGACCTGAAATTCCTACACAATGTTGGAATCTACCCAACGAATGTCTATGATACTAAGCTGATGGCTCACCTGTGGAACGAGGATGTTCCCAAGAGCTTGAAGGAACTCGTTAAACTATTCTTCCCTGAGGGCATTGACCAACTCTGATGCTTACTGTAAATGACAAAAACTTCGACTGGGCCAATATTCCACTCGGTGACTGTCTCCATGGTAATGCTATGGATACTCATTTCACTCTTCGCTTGTTCCATTCCTTAGAGGAACTACTGAAAGAAGAAGGGTGCTGGCATGTGATGGAGAAGCTACTGTCTCCTGTGCTACCTGTGTTCTCTGACATGGAGTATGAAGGTTTGCATGTAGCCCCAGAGGAGCTAGGCTCTGTGGGTAAGAGTCTGGACAAGCAGGCTATGTCTAAGGAGGATGACCTTCTTATGTACAAGCAAGTGAAGCGTGGTGCTAACCTAGCATCGACTGTAGATCTTAGAGATATCCTTTACACTGATGAGGGTGGGTTCCTACTATATCCTCCTAAGCGTACAGGCAAGGGCGACCCTTCAACTGACAAGGCAACCCTTGATGAACTACTCGATTTCATTACTGACGAACTGAACGACCGTGCCAAGAAGACGAGAAGACAAAGAAAAGCTGACCGCTCGTAGTGTTCTACAAGAGCGTTCAACTGAGGAACTAGAACAAGCAAGAGAGTGGATCTCTGGGCTGCTCGACTATCGTGCGGCAGCGAAGCTTCACAAGACCTACATTCGGGGTTTACACACGGCTATTGAATACAATGGTCGTAACAAGGTCTACTGTGATTACAAGCTCGATGGCACAGTCACGGGTCGGCTCTCTTGCGGCTCCTACAATGCTGAGAAGGCGATGGGTGTATCATTCCATACGCTACCTCGGGATACCAACAATAACATTCGACGCATCTTTGTAGCACCTGAGGATCAGGCGTTTGTCACCATCGACTACGCAGGCATGGAGCTACGAGTTCTCGCGCATGTAGCCGAGGATGAACGCATGTGTAAGGCATTCAAAGATGGCGTCGATCTACACACCTACTCTGCCTCACTATTGTTCAACAAGTCCGCAGAGAAGGTTCAAAAAGAGGAGCGACAGATTGCTAAGGCAACCTCCTTCCTCATCGTATACGGTGGTACTGCTTTCACGCTCGCTAACAATAACAGAATCTCACTAGACCGAGCAGAGCATATCATCAACACCTACATGGAAGTCTTTCCAGGCATCGGGTCGTATATCAACAACACTTACGAAACGATCAGAGAGGACGGTTACATCACTTCTATCTTCGGACGCAAGCGAAGACTACCTAATGTCAGGTCTAAGGATGACAAGATTGTTCGCAGGGCTCTACGCCAAGGTCTCAACTTTACTATCCAGTCAGCCGCATCAGACATCATCCTATGTGGTATCAAAGGACTTAGCCAATCTCTACCAGCAACGGGAGCTAAGATTGTATCTACTGTCCACGACTCACTTGAGATAACATGTCCGAAGAATTCATTGCAGGAATGCCTTGAAGTGTGCTATAATGAACTAGTGGAGACGCCTACTCTCCGTAAGGATTTCAATATCCATTTCGAAGTACCCCTCAAGATTGATGCCGAAGTAGGTCGTTCATTCGGTGACGGTCAAGAGGTTCATTACAAGGACGGAGCCGTCCAAAACATAACAGAGTTACTGGAGTATTTTAATGATTGATAAGAACTATACTGTTGAGTGTTTGGATCACGGCTTCGTCCGTCTTATCGATTGGATGGGGTCCGATCTTACTGTGGTTAATGCTGCGCGAGTTTCTTTTAACAAGCGCAAAGATGAGCTAGATGAAGGAGATGAGAAGCTCATCAACTATCTCGCAAAGCATAACCATTGGACCCCATTCGCCCATCCTCAGGTTCAATTTCACATAAAGGCGCCGATCTTTGTGAGGACGCAACTCTTCAAGCATAAGGTAGGCATGGTAGAAAATGAGATCTCGCGCCGCTATGTTGATTTTGAACCTGATTTCTACACTCCTAATTACTGGCGTGAACGGCCTGATAAAAGTATCAAGCAAGGATCAGGTGATAAGGAGATTGAAGGCAAGGAGAGAGTGTACGATATGTACAAGCAAGCCATAAACCTTGCTAGAGATACCTACGATGTGTCTATTATTGAAGGACTTGCACCAGAGATCGCAAGAGGCATCCTTCCACAGTGCATGTACACAGAATGGTATTGGACGGGCTCTCTTGCATCACTGGCTCGCGTTGCGTTACAGCGTAGTGACAACAACGCACAAGAGGAAACTCAACACTACGCATTTGCTATCGATGATATTATGTCGGAACTGTTCCCCGTTGCTTGGAGAGCATTAGTATGAGGACTTTGGTAATTGGAGACACCCACTTTCACAACACCAACAGGGAACTACGGCTATGCCAAATCCAATGTATCAGAGATCTCCTTCAAGGAGTGGCTTGTGATAATGTCGTATTTCTTGGTGATGTGTTTGACAAGCGGTCACCTTCACCCGAATGTATTCTCGATGTAAGAAATCTATTTCAAGGAGTAAAGAAAAATGTGTTCATCTTGCGAGGTAATCATGACAGCGCCAGCAAAGCTGATGATGGTGTCACCATTCTTAGCCTACTGGAGCGTAATGCTGTCTTCTCGGCTGCGGGCAGCATTAAGGTCATTACGAAACCTGCTGTCATAGGCAACTATCATTTCATTCCACACTATGAGAATGAACAAGTTATTAAGGAAGAGTTGGGAAAGTCTCCTGACGGTGCTATTGTTTTTGGGCATTTTGGTTATGAAGGTTCTCTCAACAATGCTGGTGATGCCGATTTTGCTATCTGTCCTGATGATTTTAATCGTACAACATTCCTGGGTCACATCCACCAGCATCATACGAGAGAGAACATCAAGGTCTTGGGTACACCGTACTCTACATGCTTCCACGACGGAGGAGACAAATTTTACGCAATTGTGGAGGATGAGACTGTAGAGTTCGTAGACATGACCACAGGTCCTATCCACCTGACTGTTACACCTAGAACCTTGGACGATGTAAACGATCACAGGAATCGTTATGTTATTGTAAGGTTGCTTTTGGAGCGTGACGATATGGACTACAATGTCTATGACCTTAAGCAGATGTATCCTCATGTATGTGAGTGGGACATCAAGTATCTTCCAACCTATGACGAGGAAGAACTGAGCAACTATAAGACAGATGTATCAATGTTCCAAGTGAACGACCAGATCCTAGAGGACTACCTTGAGCAAGCGGTCAGTGTCTACACTAAGGATCAACTACGACAAGCCCTGGTAGAACTAAGAGATGAAGATCAATAGTGTTGAGTTCGAGAACTTCTACTCGTACAAGAAAGGTAAGATCAACTTCAACAAGTATAAAGGACTTGTTGGGGTTGAAGGTATAAATAAAGATACAGGTGGAAGTAATGGGTCAGGCAAATCAGTTATTTTGGAGGCTATTGTATACGGACTATTTGGCAAAAGTATTCGTAAGAGTACAGAAGATGCTATGGTCAATACTTCCGTAGGTCGGAAGTGTGTTGTCAAGATCAAGATCAATGATAACATTGAGATCACTCGAAGCCGAAAGCCTACAAGTCTTAAGTTTTGTGTAAATGGGGAGGACCGTTCCCTTGCCCACGCTAGTAGAACTCAGGAAGCTATTGAGAAGGCCCTAGGAGTCGATTACAAGACCTTTATGGCCGCGTCCGTATTCGGACAGCATTCGAATGTAGACTTCCTAGACGCGACCCCTGACGACAAGAGAAAGATCATCAACAGGTTCCTTAACCTTGATTACATCTTCGATATGAAGAACAAGATCAAGCGCAAGCGTAGTGACCTTAGGTCTGGTATCAAGGAGTGTGAGGTCCTTGTATCAAAACTAGAGAGGGACATTGATAAGTATGAAGAAAAGGTCACGGGAGCTAGGCTCACGAAAAAGCAACAAGAAATCCTTGAGAAGTTTACGCTCGACCAGATCATCGATCAAGAAAAGCGTAATACGAAATGCTCTATCAGGATGGACTCCATCAAGAGGGAGATCAAAAACCTAGGCGGGACTGCCATCACCAAAGCACGAAAGGTAGTGGCTCAGGGTGTAGGTGCCAAGAGTTCATGGAAGTGTTCTGAGTGCGGTACAGAAAAGAATGATGAGGTTACCCAGGAGTTCTACGATTTCTGCCAAGAGAAATTAGAAAAGTACGAGAGAGATGTTCAAGATCTACAGCAGGAATTAGCAGACCTTAAAGGCATGATAGAGCGTCTTCCATGTACTCCCAGGGAGTATGCCAAGTGGAGTGAGCAAAAGAACGAAGAGGTCTACACAGATCTACTTACAGAGGCTAAGTCGGAAAGAGTAGCACTTAACGCACGCAAAGCAGACCTAGAGATTAAGTATGACATCTTTGGGTTCTGGGACAAGGCGTTCTCTGAGAAAGGTCTCATTCGGTTTGTGATTAGGACTGTAAGGGATTACCTTAATACCCATTGTAATTATTACCTTGGGTATTTAACAAACGGTAGGATCACTGTAGAATTTGATGAGGAATTGTCTGAAAATATTGAAGTGCTAGGAAAGCATCGTCACTATATATCTCTATCTGGTGGAGAGCGTAGGAAAGTAAACCTAGCGGTGATGCTAGGACTGCAAACACTTCTTACAATGTCCAACGGTCATCAAAGTAGTGTCTTGTTCTTTGATGAGGTCGCAGAAAACTTGGACGAGGACGGTATCAACGGTCTTTACGAACTACTATGTGATCTCAAGAAGGACAGGACTCTTTTCGTCATTACACACAACCCTCATCTCGCACAGCACATGTCGAGACACAAGAAGATTAATATCACAAAAGAAAAAGGAGTATCAACAATCAAATGACCATCGCCAAGTTGAATGATCTAGGTCAAGAAATCTTTATGAGCCGTTACGCTTACCCTGGAGAAAAGGAGTGGCGCCAGCGTGCTAAAGCAATCGCCCGCACTGTAGCAGGAGCAGAACCAGATGAAGACAAAGAAAGAGTCGAAGGTTGGTTTTATGATGCTATATCTAGTGGGGACTTTGTTCCTGGCGGTAGAATTATTTATGGTTCTGGCCGCAATGCTGGTAAGCACAATCTACTAAACTGTTATGTCATCATTCCTGAGGATAGTGTCGATAGCATTGGAAAAACTATTCAGGACATGTACAAGATTTCATGTGCTGGTGGTGGTATTGGTTTTAATGTATCTAAGATTCGTCCTCAAGGCGATGATATCGGTAATGTAAAGAACTCTGCCCCAGGCAGTGTTTCTGTTCTTAAGATGATTAATGAGGTAGGTGAGCATGTCAAGTCAGGTAAAAACCGCCGCACGGCTCTTATGGGTATACTTAATGTTACTCACCCTGATCTCCTTGATTTCCTAACGGTCAAGCTAGATCAAGGTCAGCTTAATAACTTCAACATCTCCGTTGCTATTACCAACAGATTCGTTGAGGCTGTCCAGAACGATGAGCCTTGGTACTTCTCATACGGTAACAAGGAGTATCACAACTTCACCCTTCGTGCTACTAACAGCAAGGGAGAGGAGCGTGAGCTTGATGTAATCGCTCTTGATGCTGATGATGCTATCGGTCGTGCTGAGAACTTCCACCGTGCTGACTGGACTGAAAGCTTTGAGTTGGTTGGTCAGGCTGATATCTCTGCTCGTAAACTCTGGGAAAGAATCTGGACCAATGCTGTTGAGTCTGGTGATCCTGGCGTCTACAACATCGACCTTGCTAACTCTTTTACAAATGTTTCCTACTTCGAGGAGCTACCTTCTACTAACCCTTGTGGTGAGATTAGCCTTCCCTCTTACGGCAACTGCTGCCTAGGTAATGTTAACCTTGCCAATATGTGTCTTGAGGATGGTTCCGATGTGGACTGGAAGCGTCTAGCCAAGACTGTTCGCACTGGCGTTCGTTTCCTAGATAATGTCCTGACCGTCAACCACTTCCCCACCGCTGAGTGTAAGGAGGTTGGTCAACGCTCTCGTCGTGTTGGTCTTGGTGTCATGGGTCTTCACCACATGTTTATCAAGCTAGGTATTCGTTATGGTAGCGAGAAAAGTCTAGAATTCCTAGAAAGACTGTTCGCTACAATTAGAGATGAGGCTTACAAAGCTAGTATATACCTTGCGAGGGACAAGGCACCTTTCCCCGCATTCGATAAGGAGAAGTACCTGAGTGAGGATTTTGCTAAGACACTTCCTATTAGGATTCGTCATTACATCCGTAAGTATGGTATTCGTAATGCTGTTATGCTCACCATACCCCCTACTGGTACGATTTCTATGCTTATGGGCGTCAGTTCTGGTATTGAACCTATCTTTTCGGCTATGTACAATCGCAGATGGCGTCAGGGAAATGTCTGGAAAGAGCAGTTCGTCGCAGACCCTCTTTTCCAGGAGTATTTCGATGCTGGAAAGAGACTCGACGCCTTCGTAGGAGCTTACGACATCACTCCTGAGGAGCATATGGCTGTCCAAGCTACGATCCAACGCTTCATCGACTCCTGTATCAGCAAGACTATTAACTTGCCAGAGCAGTTCGATCCCGCTACTATGATTGAGGATGCCGTGAACTATATGCCCTATCTGAAAGGCATGACTATATATAGAGCGGGCTCAAAGGGCAATGAACCTCTACAAGCTATACCACTTACTAAAGAAAATGTCGAACGATACATGGGACAACAAAACGCCGTTGGAGCAGCAGACGGAGCAGCCTGTACACTCGGAGGAGATGGCGAGTGCGGCTGAGTTTGAGAAGCTACCTGATGTAAACGATCCCTATTGGGAAGACTGATTTTTTTCATTCTTTTGCCTCCAAGTATTCTAAATACATATGAATACTTGGAGGTATTTTTATTATGGGTTGGGATATTAGGAGACCAAAGTTTGAAGGCGGTAGAACTCTTGCTGCAAGAGCAAGAGCATGGGCGTATGCAAAGAAAGCATTAATACCGCCCAGCAAGAATGATTCGTTTCAAAGAGGAACTACATCATACTCTGACAAAGCAAGATACAACGGTACTAACAGGGTACAAGATGGTCTGCTTTGTGAGTGGTGGTTTGATGAAGGAAACGGAAACACTATCATTGATAGAACTCCTCTGACTAGAGAATCAGACCTTAACTGGATCGAAAACGCTGGTGCTGGTCTTCTAGGAGAGTGGTCACGAGATAGCTCGCAGAACGACAGGTATTACCTAAACCTTAGTGCAGGAGGGGCGACTAGAAACACAGGCTCCCAAGAGTTTACCGCTGGTCCTATAGCTGCTAACGAAGTTACAATGGAAGCGTGGTTCAAGCCCTCTGATCAGGATGGACTAGCCACCTCAGGACCAGGAAGAATTGCTACCATAGTTCCTGTTAACACAACCTATACCGACCAGTGTGTAATGCTGGGACATGGAACTTGGACTGGAAACGCATCCAACCACAACGCTAGATCTTATGCTGCTAGAGTTAAAATGTACGACACAGTTCATCAACTGTGGTCTGCGGATGACACAGCAGTTACAGACCAACTAGTTCATTTAGTGGTGACAGCTAAGTATAACACAGAACTAGATAGAGCCGAGGCAAGATTTTATGTTGACGGTGTTCTAGTAGACAGCAAAAATGTTTACGATGATAGCTCTGAGATTTTTGAAGACTGGGACCCTACTGCTAGAATATCAACAGGAGCAGCAAGAAATGGTCAAAAGAAAGCCAAAGGTGGTTACTACCTAACAGCCATTTATCGTAGAGCACTTACCGCTGCTGAGGTATCACAAAACTTTGAAGAAGGTGTTAGCCCTCAGAATGGTGGTTACAAAAAAGGAACCCGTGCTGTCCTAAACGATGGCGCTTCAACCCTCAAGGCTGGTAAGGCTGATAAGTTTGAGGTATCTCTAAGCGGCGGTGTCCACCTTGATAAACTAACTGTAACTCTTACCGCATCTAGTGATAACGCTGGGTTTACATTAGGAGAGGACTTCACTCTTACACCTTCCACAGTAGACCTTCCAAAGGGAACATATGTAAAGAGTGTTAGTTTGTCTTGTGCCGCTGACACTTCTGCTGACCATACAGTTCATGTATCTGTTAGCTCCATAAGCAACAACGGAGGCACTACCGTAGTTGAGAGTCCTTCTAACGATGCTAACGATAGTTTTGATACTGCTGTTACGGCAAAGGCTGTGAAGCCTGATCTTAAGTTCCAGTTCGATACTGATCCACATATCATTCCCTCTCCTACCGCTGCTGTAATAGATGGGTTTACAGTTGCTAAAACAAGAGATTATGATGAAAGTGTTGAGTTTACTGTAAGTGGAACAGCAACAACGGATAACACTGCTGATTATTACTTTTGGTCAGGAGGAGCCCCAGGCGTCTTCAGTGCCCCATTCCTTCCTATCTCTGGTACAAACTGTGGCTACAATAATGAGATCTGGCAACAGACTTATGGCTCTCCTGTAACCTTATCTGCTTGGGGTGGAGACGGTGGAGTCACTGATAAAATTACTACAAACGGTCTTCTTGTAGAGAACGCTATTGTTAACGGTGTTGTTAATGTAAAGGCTAACGATGTCACATTTAGAAACTGTCTTATTCAAGGTGCTGATGCGGGCGACAGTCCTACTGAATACGCACTGTATGCACTTAATGCTACCTTCGACTTTACGGGAATAACAATAGAAGATTGTAGTATTGAGAGATGTGATTCAGCTTCCCTGTTAATAGGAAACACTACTGTAAGAAGATGCGCTTTCTACGACGCAAGCTTTGATTTTATAAAATCACAATCTGGAGATGGAAAGGGTAATGTTACTGTAGAGTCGTGTCACTTTCAGCACATGGGTAACAAGGCAGAATTCCCATCCGCACACGCTGATGTTTGGCAACACAGAGGCCCTGGTAAAAATCTAATATGTAGATGGAACCATTTTGATCTTCCAGGCTACTTTGAAACTCCTCCAAATAGAGTTCACAGTGCCTCTATTATTTGGCAAAACAAAACAACCGACTCTGATGGCAACCCAATCGTAGGAATAGATCTAAGTGGTCTTGTAATTGATTCAAATTACTTCAATAAAGGATGCTCCAACGCTATTCTTCTTGCAGCAAAGTTTGGCCCTCTAAATAACTGTTTTGTTATAAATAACAAGTTCTATGGTGAAGCGGATGACTACAACAATGATGAAGGTTATACGACAGGCGAAAACAACGATCCCTACATTGGAATGGGTTGGTGTCAATACCATCTCACCGCTCCAGCAAACGAAACCACAGACAACGGAGGTCCTTGGATCCCAGAGTATACAGCATTTAATAACAGACACTACGACGGTAGTGAGGTGTATAAAACAGGAAGAGGTCCTGCCAACTCAAGTCCTATGGACAATGTGCTTGCACCTCCTGACATTCCTTTCTACGAGAGTCCTGTAGGAGACAAGATTGATCTTTCTACTGGTATCACCTTGACAATGGGTCCTGAGGAGACTAGTAAAGGTGTGCTTATTTACTCTGAGGCTACTGATAACAATGGAACCTTCGTTGATGGTGATACAGTTAGTGGTGTTCTTGTAAGCGGTAGCGTTACAACTGGAACTGACGCAGGTGATTCGCTATCTGTTTGCTCAACTCTTAGCACCTTGACAATTGAGTTCAATGAAGCTGGTTTTGCTAGAAACGGTCTTGGTACAGGAACAAGAATTCCAACTAAGACAGGAAAGTTTGAGACTGTAATCTTTGATGATGAAGATGATGATGGAAATTTAGTGGCTAATGAAGTAGGAAAGATGCCTACTTATGTGAGCCCTGTTGAGCTAAGTGATGACGAGATTCTTTCTAGAGTTGAATCTGCTCCTGTTGGTGGTGAGACAAGTGCCACCACAGGTGTTAGAGATGGTGTAACACTAACAAACCATCCTTATAGCGGAACAGTTCAATATGTAGACCCAGGTGCAGGAAACTCTACCAACAGGATAGAAGTCCCTGCTGCTGGATTGGTTGTTAGTGGAATGAATTTCGAGCAGTGTAAAATTAAAACTACTAACCCACTTAGGTTCGTAGACTGCCAGTTCTCTGGACAGACTGACTACCACGACGGTATAAATCAATACTATGTTTGTTGGGATAACAACCAAGGTGGTGGTAATATCAATAAGAAGGTAGACTTTGAGTATTGCGACTTCCGAGGAGGTGGATCTCTAACCTTTATGATGGCCTTTAGAGGTATGCATAAGTGTAACTTTGATAATGTCATTGGAGATTTTATCAGATTTAGATCGGGTAGTTATAGAGTAACTAACTGCTATTTTGGAAAATATATGAACGCTGAGGATAGTTCATTGAACGGTAATAATGGACACTACAACGCTAACAACGGCTTTAGTCCTCACGCGGATGCACATCAAATTTACAAATCAGTAAATCCCATAATTCATTTCGGTGATTGTACATTTGATCAAAGGCCCTCTACATGGGGCGATGGAACTACCAACCCAGACCATTATCAAGGTGCAAACCCTGATAAGATCCATCAGTACGGTGGTAGCACAAGTGATCCAACGGCAACTGATCTAGGTGAGATGAGGTTTACAAACTGCATTCTTAACGGAGGTGGTCATTACATGTTTACATGTGACCCTGAGTACCCCGTTGCATCTAATGGAAACTGTTTAAAGGGAGAGTTCTCATTCAAAGATTGTAAGTGGGGAACTGGGCTAAAGTCAGGCTTCTTCAATACAAAAACACACACGCTGACTGATTTGGGAGGAAATGTTTGGTTAGAAACTGGAACTCCTGGTATAAGACTTCCTCAAGAAGCACTTGATGCAGGAACTACCACCAACCAAGGTAGAAATAATCTTCCAATCTCTTATGTCATCCGAGGGCTTGATAATGTTAACTTTGGTTCTGACGGTATGAACGAGAGTGGAAGAACTTCCTGGGGACAGCGTGGAGTCGGCTGGGGCTGATACTATAATAGGTCATGGCTATCTACGAGTTCATCTGTCATGACTGTGAAGTAATTTGGGAACGGGAAGCGCCTATGAGTAAAGCGCCTTCCCGTTCTCGTTGTCCTGAGTGTAAAAAGCTTAAGAACAGGCATTGGGGCGATGTCCCTGTAATGTTTAATGGCAACGACTACTACACTAACAAGCGCAAGCAGCACAAACTTGTCTACGAAGACAAGGCTAAGGGCAAGGAGGTTATGGAAAACCTACTTGATGCCACGAAGCGAATGGGTGAAGAAACTAAATGTCCATACAAACAATATGGGCTTACTGAAGAAGGCGTCGAAGCCTACGGTGGTGTACGAAAAACAGAGGCTGATAAAAAAATGTCCGAGAAAATGGGTGACAAGATGAAGGAATCAGTCTACAATAACAGCCAAGCGTACCGAAACCTTGGCAAACGATAAACAACGATATGGCATACAACTTTTCAGACAACATTCAGCGAGGCATTCTCAACCTCGCCAAGAGTAATCTTGATTTCTTCAACGAGATCGCTCCGCTCGTCAAGTCGGAGTATTTTGAGTACCCAATCCACTCTACGCTATACGAAGGTATCGTGGAGTTCTTTGGGAAATACCACAAGCTCCCAAATGACGATTTCCTTCTTGAGTTCTGCAAGGATCGCAAGAGGCAGTCGGAGTCTGTCGCTGAGTATGAGGACGAGATCTGTTTCGTCAACAACCTTGATGCCTCCACAGTCCAGAACACTGAGTTCATCGTAGACTGTGTGGAGAAGTTTGCTCGCAGAGAATCAATGAAGCAAGCCATCACCAAGTCTGTTGACCTCATGCGAGATGGACGCTTCGATGAGATCGAGACTGAGGTGAAGGAAGCCCTTCTGGTTGCACGCAGCCAGGACTTCGGCCAAGATTACTTCAAAGACACCGAAGCACGATGGGAGCGCCTTCTGACCGTCAATGATGACGATTACATCAAGACTTGCCTGCCTAGCCTTGATCGTGGTCTGAATGGTGGTGGTCTTCGTAAAAAGGAACTTGCTATGGTTGTTGCTCCTCCTGGGGTCGGCAAGTCCCTTTACCTAGCCAATCAGGCAGTGAAGTGTCTGATTGAGAATCTGAAAGTTGTTTATATATCGTTGGAGATGAGTGAAGATAGGGTGGGTCAACGCATCGACTCTATCTCCACTCTGATCCCTCAGAAGCTTCTTGGTCAGGAGCGTGAGCAAAAGATGCTACGCCAACGACACAAGATCTTCCAAGACCGCTTCCCCAAGGCTAACCTCCGCATCAAGGAGTTCCCCACGGGCATGGCAAATGTAAACACTATTCGGGCGTATCTCAACCAACTAAAAAGCTACGAGGATTTCGTACCCGATGTGCTTGTCATCGACTACATGGAGCTACTCCGTCCAGTTCGTGAAGGCATGAGTGAGTACGAGGCTCAACAGCGTATTGCAGAGGAGCTACGAGGCATTGGTGTCGAGCAGGACATGCTGATCTGGACTGCTACCCAGACGAACCGTGCTGGTCGTGGAGCCCGTCTCATCACCGACGAACACCTGGGCGACAGCTATGGTAAGTTCCGTGTGGTGGACCTTGCAATCTCTCTCAACCAAGACGAAGAAGAGTTCGATGAGGGCATGATGCGAGCCTATGTTATGAAGGCCAGAAATGGCAAGGCTAGGTTCGTGATCCCCATGACCATCAACTATAATGTATTGGTTATGCAAGAGGTTGACCATGACGAGAACCAAGAGCCTGAAGCAGAAAATTAAGGATATAGGCTATCTCCACTTTGGTTGGGCCGCATTCAACATCATCTTCAAAAAGGACCTGTCCTACATGGGTGATGATTGTCTCGGCCTGACCGACTTCGATAAGCTGGAGATCATATTAGACGATACTGCCAAGGACCATGTTCTTCGTCCGACCCTGGTGCATGAGATCTTTCATGTTATCTTTTCTACGACTGGGCTGAGGGCTGATGATGAGGACTCTACGGTGGAGCTAAAAACAACTAACGAATTTGTTGTGGAATCTGCTACCCGTGGACTATTATTGTTTCAACACCTGAATCCTGAACTGTGGAGCGTGATATTCGATGAAGAGTGATGACCTACTAAAAGCATACGACGAGCTAGACATGGATCTTTACCTTAAGCTCGCGGACAGCCTGCTTAGTATCGATAAGTTTTCTGTAAACGACGAGATCCTTAAGCACTCTCGTATTTATTCCTACTACTGTGGTCTACTAGAGTTTGCGACCAAGAGCGTCAAGGACTACGAGGTAGACATGGAGAAGCATGAGGTGGATTTGAAAAATGATGCCCGTGATGCTATTATTCAAGCTGGGGCAAGGGCAACGGTCGCTGCTGTCGATGACTATGTTGGCCGTGATTCTACCCTACATAGTATGAAGAAGAACCTTGAGGAGAAGCGTTACAAGCAGGGTCTCCTCAAGTCTCTAGTCCAATCTATGTCACATAGAAAGGATCTGCTTGTACAACTATCTGCAAATTCTCGCGCTGAGACGAGAATGATCACTGACTGAACTACTATATAAGGAAACTAACTATGGCTATTGACCTAAACGCGCTTCGTGCGAAGCACCAACAACTTACTAACCCTAAAACTGGTGGTGGAGATCAGGACTTCCTGAACAAATTCTACCAAGTAAAGGAGGGCGAGGCTTACCTTCGTATCCTTCCTGCTCCTGCGGATTCTGACAAGAACTTCTACGCAGAGACTAAGATCCACCGTGTTCCTCAACCTGATGGCTCGGTGAAGAATGTACACTGCCGTAAGGTGCATGGGGAGAAGTGCCCTCTCTGTGACCTGTACTACGGTCTGTGGAAAACTGGTTCCAAGGAGGACGAGGACCTTGCTCGGCAAATCAAGCCCCGTGCTCGCTACTACCTGAACGCCTATGACCGTGAGAACGAGGAGGTCAAGATCTTCTCCATCGGCGTTATTCTCTTCCAGAAGATTGTTGAGACCATGATGGATCCCGACTACGCTGATCTTTTCGAGGAGTCTGAGAATGGTATCCTTGATACCGAGATCGGCCACGACTTCAAGCTTCATATGAAGAAGGAAGGACAATGGCCCAAGTACGATCAGTCGATGTTCCGCCCCAAGGCAACATCGCTTGGCAGCAAGAAGATGATCTCAGAGGTGATGGAGTCTCTTCACGATATTCACTCCCTTGTGAAGCTTGAAGAGTACGATGATGTGAAAGAGGCGGTTCTCAACCTGCGGCCTGAGCTTATGCCACGGGAACGCACTCTTCAAGAGGATTCTTCGGATGCAGGTTCCGATGATGATTTTACTAAGAGGTTAATGTCATGAAACTTATCAATGTAATCGCAGCCTCAGTCCTAGTGTTCGGTACTACATCGTGCGCTGTTCTGAAGGAACTTATTGGTGACGGTACAGTCTTTACCACAGCCGATCAACTTGCCGAAGGTCAACAGGGCGCTGTCATCCCTTGGGAACAGCTTCCTGAGGAGATCAAGGCTAAGATTCCTGAGGGCACTCAGGTCGTTGTAGCAGACAAGGAGCAACTTAAAGAAGATGCTGCTTATATCGCTGCTACTCCAGACGAGGGTGACATCGGGGCCATGATCGACGCTGGCTTTGGTATCGCAAGTACCTTCCTTCCTGGCCTTGCTGCATGGGAGGGCGTTGTAACGATGTTCTCTCAGCGTAAGCGCAAGCACTATGTTAAGGCAGCCAAGTCCCTTGTACCACACAAGGGAGATCCTACAGTTGATGTAGGTGGGACTGTCAAGGCTGTTGCTTCTGCACTTGGCCTAGCACACTCAACTGAGGCATCAAAGATTGCTGCTGACGATGAGCATGAGTACGAGTACGAAGAAGTACCCGAAGAGTCTGTTTCGTGATAATCGCTGTGTCTGAGACAATCCCGACGAAGGAGGTGATCCTACTAGAGTGTTCTAGAGGGATCCTGTCGGGCAGCGAAGATTAGACAGTCTAGAAACTCGAAAAAAGCGTTAGACGGGCGCTTTAAAAATCTCAGGCTGGCACTATAATAGGGAGACGGTTCAAAGCCGTCTCCCTTCTTATGTTTAAGCAGTTTCAAAGACAGTCCTTCTGGTCTGGTTTACTACAAAAAGCCTTAGCAAAAGGAACTATTCATGATTCTCTAGGAACAGGAATAGATCACTGCTTATTCAATGCTATTGAGTACAGGCATATTTCTCTAATAGAAAAACTAATACACAGAGGTAATCTGGATCCTATCAAGACTCCTTTAACCACTGATTCTAATCTCAAAGATCATCTAAAGAATTCTAATACTAAGGTTTTAGATGTTGCATGTGGATATGGAAGATTCGCTAAATACTTCAACCCACACAACTACATGGGGGTTGACAGTTGCCAGTCTTTCATATCTCTGGCAACTGAAAATAATCCAGAGCATACTTTTTTAGTAGCGGATGTTAGCCACCTGAACTTTGATGATAAAGAGTATGATCTTGGGATAGTATGTGGTTTTAGGCGAATGATCTGTGATTCAGATGGGCTAAAGGAGTGGAATAAGATTAACAAAGAAATTAAGAGAGTATGCAAGAAGGTTTTATACCTTGAATATACTAACGGAAATTCATATTTCTTACTAGATGACTACGAGATTTACAATGGATAATAAACTAAAGATACTAGTTGTACCTGCCAATGATGGTGGATGTGCGTATTACAGAGCGTGGCTACCTTTTAATAAGCTGGCTCAACACTATGGCGATAAAGTAGAAGTTCGCTTTAACAAGAACCCTTTGGGCATAGAAGAAGAGGGTGAAAGGCAGGGGCAGTGGAAACAGGACTGGGAGTTCGAGGATATGAAGTGGGCTGATATTATCTTCACTCAGAACCTTAGTAACTTTGGTGGACCATATACCGCTCGTATCGTAGGCAAGGCTAAAGAGTTTGGCAAGTTCATGCACTACGACACTGATGACCTTCTGACCGATGTTTACAAAGGTCACAGGCTAGAGAAGGTATACGAGGAGCGAGGACTTAGTGAGATTACTAAGTTTATCTATCACAACTCTGACCTCGTAACTGTAACTCAACAGAAGTTTGCAGAAAGGGTACATCCCTTCTGTGGTGAAAAGACAACTCTTGCGATTGTAAAGAATGCCATTGATTACGAGCTTCCTTGCTGGAACATGCCAAAGGTTTCACCACAAAGGAAGAATCTATGTCGTGTAGGCTGGGTAGGAGGCATTCACCATGAGCAGGACCTGAGAGAGTTTGTAGGTGTTCCTTGGCTTGTGAACCAAAAGGCAGGCCGTGAGCGCGTTCACTGGGACTTCTATGGACGCCCCCCAGTGCCCCCAGACACAAAACCAGACTGGCAACAGGATGTATGGGACAACTATACTAGAATGCTCACAGCGGGCTTTAGAGGAGCTAGGAACTGGGCTGTACGACAAGCCATGGGTCCTGATCGCTATGGTGAGTTCTACACTCACATGGATGTAGCAATCGCTCCTCTACAATTCAATGCGTTCAATGACAGTAAGAGTGAGATTAAAGTAGCTGAGTGTGGCCGTTATGGTATTCCTCTTGTAGCTACAGACTGTGGATGCTACGACGAGACTATTAAGAATGGTCATACAGGATACTTGATTGACAAGAACAACACCAAGTCTGATTGGGTAAAGGTCATGACCAGAATGATCAAGGACAAGAAAGGTCGTGAGGAGATGGGCGCTAACCTTAAGAGCGTCACTGATCAATACTTTGATATCAACAAGGTCGTCAAGTTTAGACTGGATCTCTACAAGCAACTACAAATCAAAAATGAAGTTCTCGATAATAGTGCCGCACTATGACGGAGTGATTGATGACAAGACTCTATGCTTATGCATGGACAACCTATCTCAATCAAAGTTCAAAGACTTCGAGGTCTTGCTGTACCACGATGGTCCTGTATCTAGACCACTGCCTAAATTCTCTGGGTACAATTTAGATCTGAAAGTAAGGGAAACTAAAAAAAGGTACAATGACTGGGGACACAGCCTAAGAGATCTCGGTATTAAAGAAGCAAAAGGTGAATATATAATTCATCTAAACCCTGACAATATTTTGTATACTGATACTTTGCAAGAGATCGCAAAGATGGATAGCGACATCATCATATGCCCAGTGATCCTAGATGGCACCATTAGAAAAAAAGAAGGGTTACTTCGGACTGGTAAAGATGGAGATCAAGTTATATTAGACGGGCATCCCCCTATCCATCAAAACATAGACGCAATGCAATTGGTAATGAAGACATCTCTTTGGAGAAAGAACGGAGGATGGTTCGACAAGTCCGAGCAGTCTGATGGGCTTATGTATCAAAAGTTTTGTTTAGAAAACGACTTCATTTATTGCGGTCACATTATTGGAGTTCATAGATGATTCATTTCGTAGTCCCAGCGAGAAAAGGGTCAAAAGGTCTTCCCTTCAAGAATAGGGTTTTGATCAATCACTTAGACTACGAAGATATAAAACAAGACCTTGTTGTATACACAGACGATGAAGTGATACAACAAAGTTGTAACTCCATAGGTCTAAGGTTTCTTGACAGACCTAATGCTTTATCTGTAGATACTACATCTCCTAAAGAGTTGATGGTGGAGTATTGCAAGAACCTTCCTAAAGATGATGTCGTGGTAATGTTGTACTTAACATACCCAGAGAGGACATCTAAGGATATCAAGAAAGCACTTGAGTTCTTTAAATCATCTAGAGCTTCTAGTATGCTGTGTAGGAAAGAAGTTAAAGTTTCTCCTTTCTTAATGATGTTAGAAAAACATGATAATAAAGGAACGCAGTTAGTTAAGCACGACTATTATAGAAGACAAGACTACCCTTCTTGTTTTGAGATAAGCCATTTCGTCTGTGCCTTTAAGGTATCTGAGTTAGAAAGCTTAAACTCTAATATGTACAACGAGGATACAGTCTACTATCCTATAGATGATAAGGTGGATGTCGATCATCAACAAGACTATGACAAGTACAAAAGTAATAGCTGAGATAGGAATCAACCATAACGGCAGCGTTGAGATAGCTAAGAAGCTTATTGATGCGGCAGCGTTAGCAGGGTGCGACTATGTAAAGTTTCAGAAGAGAACCCCAGAGGTCTGCGTACCAGATCATCAAAAGGATGTTATGAGATCAACTCCTTGGGGAGAAATGACCTACCTTGATTACAAGCACAAGGTAGAGTTTGAGAAACCACAGTACGACGAGATAGACGCATACTGTAAAGAGAAAGGTATAGGTTGGTTCGCCTCCGTGTGGGACGAACCTTCTTCATACTTTATGAGGGAGTATGTTGATATAACAAAGATTCCTTCCGCACTCATTACTGACCTAACTTTATGTAAGACAGCTAGAGAACACTCAAGCACTCTCCTGATCTCTACAGGCATGAGTGAAGAGAGTGAGATCGTTGATTGTGTTGGGGCTTGTAACCCTGATGTAATTATGCACACTAACTCAAGCTACCCTTCACCTGTTAGTGAGCTAAACCTTAACTATATCACATCTCTACGAGAAAACTTCCCTGGTAGAGATATAGGCTACAGCGGTCATGAGTATGGTCTAGTTACTACTTTTGCCTCAGTAGCCATGGGAGCTACCTGGGTAGAGAGACATGTCACCCTGGACAGAACCATGTGGGGTAGTGATCATCTCGCCTCAGTAGAGCCACTAGGACTTTTAAAGCTAGTGAAGGGCATTAGGGATGTAGAGCTATCCTTGGGTGATGGTGGTCCTAGGGTCTGTGCTGGTGTAGAACTTGAGAAACGAAAGAGTCTAAGAGGATGAAAGCTTTACACATATACGCGGTGCATGGGGGTAGAAACTCGGGAGACTTCTTTCTAGGTCCTTCAACTAAAAAAAGGTTTGAGTCGATTATAGACTCTAGTGTTAGCTGGACTAATTTTGATGTAAGAAAGGTTGTCACACAAAAGGATATTGATTACTTCAATACCTTTGATGCGATCATAGTAGGGGGAGGAGGACTGTTCCTACCAGACACTAACCCCAACAATATATCGTGTTGGCAGTGGGCATGTTCGCATGATCTGATGTCACAGATAACTTCTGACATTTATGTCATAGGGATAGGCTGGAATCATTTCTATGATCAAACTATTTTGATGCCCCGATCAGACAACTATGAGGATACTACAAGACAAGATATATTCAAAAAGAATGTAGAGTGTCTTGTGAGTAAATCTAAAATGTTCTCCATGAGACATAATGGAGACTGTGAGAGATTGAAGTCTCATATAGATGAGTCTTTACACTCCAAGATCGAATTTGATCTATGCCCAGTAGTATACTATGTTAAGGATAAATACAAAGACTTTGTTGCCAATGGTGAATATCATGTCTTTGAATTGAAGGATGACAGGCTTCATAGAAGGTATAACCGTAAGCCTATTCAAATAGTATATAAGGAGCTACTGGAAGTTATACAGTCGCTACTAGACAGAGGAGAAAAAGTAGCCATCATGTCACATGATGGAAGTAGGTCTTTCTATAATACCGCAAGGAATCTAGGCATGGACTTACCTTTGATAGACAACACTGTAGCGAACGAGAATAAGATCATACACAACTATGCTAAGGTCAAGCATCTTTACTGCACAGCAGGCCATAGTCAGATGATGGCATATGCCCTCAATATACCTTTTACAAGCTTAATTACACACGATAAGCTCAAATACTTTCTAGAAGATATCAAAGAGGATCGTCCAAAGTGTTTTCTGAATGAAGATGATATAGTAGGTATTTGCAAGTGAAGATAAACATTTGTATACCTTTTAACGACCTCACGCCTCCAGGCCAAATAGGCATGGTTGTGGGAAAAAAGCCAAGCTACTACAATCAGTTAGTTTACTTAATAAAATCCATAAAGAAGAATTGGGACTCAAATTTATTAGATTATTCAATCCATGTGTTCCATTCCAGGGAACTAAAAGAGAGTAAAAAAAATCAATTAGAGGCTCTAGGCTGCGAAGTGATAAACGACGCAGAGGAGTTAATCCCATACCTGTGCAGGGAGAACATTTTTAAGCACAGTATGGACGGAGATTACACTTTAATTTTAGATACGGATATGATTGTTTTGAAAACTCCGTGTCTTGAATATGAAAAAGATATTTATGTAAGAAAGGCAGGGAATCAAGCAGTTGGAAATATTGATAAATTATGTGGTCTTATGGATCCTCCTCCAAAAGGTAAACTACACTTCAATGCTGGCTGTATTCTAATAAAAAATTCTATAAAGCATGAGTTATACAAAAGAAGCTATTTAAACCGCGAGATTTTAGATGATCTACTTAAACAAAACAGACACCTAGGAATGCAAGTATACATCAGCCTTTTAATACAAGGATTTTCCTGGGGATTTTTAGACAAAGGAATTAATGTTTTTTCACAGGAGCTAGGGTCTGTAGATAGAGAATCCGTATCAATACTTCATTATCTAGGAGAACAGGGTTATACCGAAAAAATAAAAAAGATAATAGAAACAATCTAAGAGTATAGTTATGGCAAATGGCATTTACAAGATTACGGAGGAGTTTGAAAAGTCTCTTTGCGAGTACACGGGTTCTAGGTTTGCAGTGGCAGTGGACAATATGAGTAACGCTTTGTTCTTGGCGTTGTACTATGAAAATAATGTTGCAAAGAGAATAACTACAGACAGAATAATAATCCCTAGCAATACATACCCTTCCGTTCCTTGCGAGATAATTCATGCTGGTTTAAAGGTTGGCTGGAGAATGAGTGAAGGTAATACCTTGACAGGAGCCTATAGACTAGAGGGGTCTAATGTCTGGGATTCTGCATTGAGGTTTACTCACAACATGTATCAACCGAATATGCACATGTGTCTTTCGTTCACAGGACCTTATAAACATTTGAAACTATCGAAGGGAGGGGCGATCCTTACTGACGATCATGATGCTTACTTATGGTTTAAGAGAGCTAGATTTAGTGGAAGAAGAGAATGCTCGTATGAGGATGATAACTTTGACATGCTAGGTTGGAACTTTTACATGATGCCAGAACTGGCGGCTAGAGGTCTTCTGTTAATGAAACAGTTTTACAATATAGACGGAACCCCTAAAGATAATGAAGATGTAACACATACTTACCCAGATCTTAGTAAGTTCGAGGCTTACAATACCTAATGAAGATTGCAATAATGCAACCCTACTTCGCTCCTTACTTAGGGTATTTTCAACTAATACAAGAGGTAGATCTATTCGTATTTTATGATGATGTCAATTTTATAAACAAAGGATGGGTAAATAGAAATTACATTACCATAAACAAGAAAACTCAAAGGTTCACTATACCTCTGAAAAAATCTAGCCAGAACAGAAAGATAAAAGATGTAAAGGTTGATTGGGATGGTAGAGAAATGTCTAAGTTGATAAAGACATTTAGACAGAATCTCAGCCATAAACCAAAAGCGATGAAAGTTATTGAGGTTTTACTGGATGTGAAACCTGATACCATATCTGATATGGCTATTCTCTCAGTAAAATCTTTTTGTGAAGACTTAGGTATAACAACTAAATTTGAGAAGTCGTCAGAGATACCATATACAAAAACAGATGACAAGCTACTAAACTTAGTAGAGATATGTAAGAATAAAGGTATTCACAATTATGTAAATGCTGAGGGAGGCCATAAACTATACACTAAAGAAGAATTTGAGTCTAATGGAGTAAAGTTAGAATTTATAAAAGGAACACCTTCCTCATCCATGCTGGATATTATAGACTCTGTAGACATAAAAGAAAGGTTGTTTGATTATGAGACCATTTAGTATTTGCAATATAGACATGGAGGCGTCTACTCAGACGGTACTGCAAAGACTCGAACCAGTGTGGGGAAAGTATAAAGCCTATCACATTCACAATGTCAAGGGCATAGACTTCCAAAAGCAGTATGAAGAAGCCGCAGAGGGTCTAGGGACTATACGGCTGTGTCATCCTGTAAACGATAAAAGCACTAAGTTTTCAAAATCAAGAGATGTGAAGTACGACCCAAGTATTTATCATTACTTCGCATCTAATACGAGACAGCCTTTACACTCTGATTATGCATACTATCATGACACTGAGAGTCCTGACTGGCTAATGTTATATTGCATTAAACCCTCTGAGTATGGTGGGAAGACTCATCTATTCTCTACAGACTCCTTAATCTCGATACTGAAGAAGTATGATCCTAGTCTGTTGGAAGATATTCAAACAGAGGTTACTTGGAAATATACTGGAGTAGATGGAGATAAGATTCATAAGAAACCAATACTTGATGGCTCTAGAATTAATTGGAACTACTGGCAGATAAAAAAAGATCTTAACACACTAGAGGTCATGAGGATCCGAGAAGAGTTCTTTACATTCTTAGAAAATGTCATCGTAGGTGGAAATATGTACGACTTTTCTAAAACTTGGAGCCAGGGAGATTGTATAATATTCAATGACAAATACAATCTGCATGGTAGAGATGCTTTCTTGGGAGATAGGTGGCTAAAAGATTATGCGTTTTATGAAAAGAAGGAGATGTCCTGATCATGAATGATACCTTAGAAATATCTAAAGATATAGCATCCACCATGCTAGGCAAAGATGACCGTAATTTTAAAAGAATTCACCATTACAGTCATCACATATTGCTACACATAAAAGATCATTTGATGAAGGAGAGTTGTAAGAATTATTTTGAAATAGGCACTCATTTTGGGCATAGCCTGTGTACAGTTCTTCAAAGCGATTATGAGTCTAAGTTTGTTAGTTGTGATTTGTTCTCTGTAGGAGGAACGATTGCTACGGATTGCTCTGTAAGAGATGTAGAGAAACTAGCTAATGATAATGTTAATCTGTTTAATAAACACAACTATGATTGCAAAATTATAAAAGGAAACTCTCACGCACCCAGCACGGTAGAAAAAGTTAAAGCCTTGTTACCAGAGGGTATTGATTTACTTTTCATTGATGGTGATCATAGAGGAGATGCTGTTCGTAAAGACTTTGATTCTTACTTTCCTCTAGTAAACTCTGGAGGGTATATTGTATTTGATGACTACTATCCTCGCGTGTACAAAGGTAATTCGAGGGAGTGTCCTAAGGCTATAGACTCGTTGGTCAATAAACACAAGAACCAACTGGATATTATTGGAGATGCAAAGGACCACTACGATCCAGATAACTTGGATTTTATAGTGAGAAAGATATGATAATCTATGTAGACATTGATGAAACTATCTGCGATACACCAGATAGTCGAGACTATACGCAAAGCATCCCTTTAAAGGATAGAATAGCCAAGATAAACAAGCTCCATGATGAAGGTCATACGATTGTTTACTGGACTGCACGGGGAACCCTTTCAGGTAAGTGCTGGAGAGAGGTTACCGAGAAACAGTTTTCTGAGTGGGGTGTTAAATATTCTAGTCTAGAGTTCAAGAAACCTTTCTATGATCTATTCATAGATGACCGCAACATCAACAGTGACACTTACTTTAATGAAGAATCTAACTGAACTAAAAAACATACACGCAGGGAAAGACATTTATATCCTTGGAGCAGGGGCTTCTCTTGATCACATTGATAAGTCTTTCTTTGATGGAAAGATCTGTATTGGCATAAACAGAGTTGGTAAGTTTTATGAATGTGATTACATAATGACTAAGGACTCCAGAGGGTTTGACAGCATCCTTAAAGGAACGCTTGGAACTCCTAAGATACTATTATCAAAGTACGAGACTGGGGACCCAGGTAGAGGTTTGAACTTTATGGAAGGTGATGTTTATATTTATGATCACTTCTCAAAACCTCGTCAGATGCCAATGGTGGATGAAATATCAAAAAAAGTAGATAAACTAGTTGTCAGCTTTTCTACTATTACAACAGGCATTCACGCAGCCGCATACATGGGAGCAAAAAACATAATCATATGTGGACATGATTGTGGGGCTTTGGATGGTAAGACTGCCCTCAAAGGTTATCATGAGGATCTTCGACCCCATCACGGCTCTGCTGAAGCTTATGCTACTTGGCTAGGCATGATAGAAGACCATACAGTTAGCGTAAAGAAGAAGCTACAGTCAGAGTATGGCTGTAACATCATGTCATTGAACCCTTTTATAAACTTTAACTTAGAAGGTCACAAGTATGCTAGATCTTCAAATATTGTCATACCTGTCAACACAACCAAATTTAGAAAGCGATGAGCAAATCAATTCATTACAAAAGAGTGGATGAGTTTCATAAGGCATACGATATGCCAAGAGGAACTGTAACCCTTAGTGAAGATTTTACTAAGATTACCAAGGAAGACGCAGATCGTATAAGGCTTCGCTTTGAACTAAACAATGAAGAGTTCAAAGAGCTTGTAACAGCAGAGACTCCTGCTGAGATTATGAAGGAGGCTTGCGACCTAGTTTATGTCATCCTAGGTATGTTTGTGGAGTTCGGTTGGAACTTCGATGAGGCATTCAAGAGAGTGCATGAAAGTAACATGAGTAAGCTTGATGAAGAGGGCAAGCCTATTCGTAGAGAGGATGGTAAGATCCTGAAAGGCCCTAATTATCAAGCCCCAGATTTACGGGATTTAGTCTGATAGAAGTCAAATTTCAACTATTATAGACTATGCGCGATGATGTAATCAAGTCCCTCAAAACTGCGGGACTTCTTTCCGATCAGAAGCTTGACCTTGGCTTCGTTTCAACAGGGTCCTACGCTCTCAACAAGATCTGCTCTGGTGACTACCAAAAGGGAATCCCCATTGGTATGATTACGCAGTTTCATGGTGAGGCATCCACAGCTAAGACTGTATTTGTTACCCATATCCTTGCCAACGCACAGAAGCAAGGGTATCATACAGTTCTTATTGACGCTGAGAATGCTTACAACTCAGAGTTTGCATCAACACTAGGTATTGATCCAAACAACCTGATCTACGCAGCACCTCATACTTTGGAGGATTGCTTTGCTACCATGGAAACTCTCATCAGAGAGATTCGTGAAGTTGATAAAGAGACTCCAATTGTTATTGGCTACGATAGTATTGCCGTATCACCTAGCAAAGAGGAGATGACAAAGACTGATTATGAATCACACCAAATGACAGGTGCGATGAGAGCTAAGGTAACGGGTGCTTGCCTACGCAAGATCAACCCACTACTGCGCGAGTTTGGTGTTGCTCTGGTCATTGTGAACCAGATCCGCAACAAGGTGGGTGTGATGTATGGTGATCCTAGAACGCCAGCAGCAGGAGGTAAATCTCTTGAATACTACCTCGGTCTGAACTTCATGACCTCTGCTCCAAAGAATGAGAGGATACAAGACGATAATAAAAGCGTGGTAGGTATCCGTGGTAAGGTAGCTAATGTAAAGAACAAAGTGACTAAACCTTTCCAAGATGCAGAGTTTGAACTATTATATGATGTAGGTCTAACTCCGCACTATGGAGTGCTTGATCTTCTGGTCAAGGACAAGATAGTAGAACGGTCTGGTGCTTGGTATCAATTTGGCGAAGAGGCCAAGTTTCAAGCCAAGACATTCAACGAAGGGTTTATGACTGACGATAAGTTCAAGACACTAAGGGAGAAGATAGGACTATGACAGACTTTATCAAGCAACTCGATAAGCTCATCGAGAAGGCAATGAAAAAAGAACTTAGTAAGAGCAAGAAGCCTGAGACTACTATACAGGAGTACAAGGACATTGAGGACTACCAGCGTAAGACAGGTAAGCGATTCCGTATGCTCAAGGAGCAGAAAGAGCGTGGTCTGTCCCGTGAGGAAGCCTTCGCTGAAATGTTCCACACTAAGTAAACTACATAGTATAGGAGGTGTCACATGATGACACGCACGAAAATCAAGGTTGGAGACAAGAACTACATCTACGATGACCAGCTTAGGTTCTTCTTGAACCGTCCTACCGACGATAAGACCAAAGCTACTCTTAATAATTATGTCCAAATGTGGTCCATGTACAATGCGATTAACGACCTATACGAACAAGATAATTCCGTGGCAACGCTTCGATGGGACGATGAGTCTGGTGAGGCTCTCTTTACTTTCCCAAAGGAAGGCGTTGTCATGGACACTCTCAAAGATAAGGGATTTACACTAGATGACTGATTATACTTTTGATGGGGATTATGTGCCCCTAGCATACGATACTGACCCTAAATACTTCGACCTATCCATCCCCGCAGATTTTATTCCTAATGCGGAGGATATGATGAATTGGTTGGACTGGCAGCAGTCCATGGTGCCTAAAATGTACCGCGATAACCCTGATGTGTGGCAAATCTATGATTTAGAAGGCTACCAAGCGTTTATCAGCGACTATATATCTATAAAGGCTGCTGAGGATTATTATGGCAAAAGTATACATACCAAAGACAGACCATTTATCTCCTGAGAGATTAAAGAAGGCTTGTGCAGACATGCTCAAGCAAGCTAAGGAAGATAGAAACTTAGCAAAACAAGCGTATGAGTTCTTCAAGGAAATTGTAGACAACTCCGCTCACTCTGACGAGATCAGAGACATGGACGCTCGTAAGTGCATGATCGAGTGCTTAAAGCTCATGCAATCTGCCCAGAATACCGCGATAAAAGGGTTAGATACATTTATCAAGGCTGAAGAAAAACTCAGCAAGAGCAGAAGCACTACTACTATGAAGGACGAGGAACCACCTTCATGGAAGGATCTGAGCGAGTAAATAATATGTCCAAAGACGGCAACACATTCAAAGTATTCTGTGACGCTATTAACGAGATTATCTCTGTCCGTGCATTAGACACAAATAAGCTTGAGAAATACAGGCAGGATGTCTACAAGATGGTCAAGGGTGCAAACTCTATAGACCTACTTGATTACGAGATCAAGGTAATCACAGACTTTGTTGTCGATTCAAGCAAGCTTCTTGCAAAGTGTGAGAAGCACATCAAAGAGAACTTTGAGGATGATTTCGATAGTGTCTACGCAGGCATTATCGAAAGCATTTACATGTCAGTTTGTCAGGTGTACCCTAACCTGCAACTGGAGAACATTGTACAATCTCTAAACCAAGAGACGCTCAAAGGTTTTCTTAATTCGTTCCTAGAAGAACTATATGATAAGACTGATGAAAAAGCGCCTAAGAAAAGAACTAGGCGTCGAACTGGAAGCAGACTCGTTGACGATAGCCCAGAGGGTAAAGAACGCTCTCTTAAGACCCTTGCTGATATTCACAAGCTAGAGGCACAGCTACGCAAAGAGGTGATTGGTCAGGACGAGGCCATTGAGAGCGTGGTACGCTATGTGAAGCTCATGGTAGCCAACCTCGCCCAGAATGTCTCCCTGATGTTCATTGGCCCTACAGGCGTTGGTAAGACCAAGCTGGCTAAGGTGCTAGGTGACCACTACTCAGGTAATTTCTTTAAGATCAACTGCTCTGAGTACGCACAGCAGCACGAATACGCTAAACTTATTGGATCTCCTCCTGGCTATGTAGGTAGCACCGAGAAGTCCATCCTACAAGTAAAAGCAGAGAAGAGTAATAAGTGGGTGCTTCTTTTTGATGAGATTGAGAAGGCATCACCTAAGCTCTTCGACTTCATGCTTGCCCTTATGGATGACGGCAAGGTTATGGCATCTAATGGACAAGAGCTAGACTTCTCCGAAAGTATCATCCTAATGACCTCTAACGAGGGTATAAAGGACGCAAACATCGGAGAGAGTACCTTGGGCTTCGGGAAGCAAACGATCACCTACGAAGGCTCTAAGGACGCTATCAAGAAGTCTGTGAAGAAGAAGTTCAGCCCTGAGTTTATTGGTAGAGTTGATGAGATGGTACATTTTAACTATCTCAGCAAGGAGGATCTTCTCAAAGTAGCGAAACTTGAGATAAAAAACCTACCAGTTCGTAAAACCAAGGCACTTCTTAACTATATAATTGAGAACGGTACTTCGGAACAATACGGAGCGCGGTTCATCGCAAAGTTTATCACCCGTGAGGTTAAGTCTCTCCTAGCTGACAACATTCTTAGTGGAGAGGAGCCCAAGACTGGTAAGCTTTACGATGTAAAGGTAAAGAATAATAAATTAGTAATATGAGACGCTCACTTGCACAAAGACAAAGACAAAGAGCAGCGGCCCATTCCGCAAAGAAAAGAGGTGTAATCTCTACACCCGCACCTGAGCCTGTAAAGGAAGTTGTAGAGGAGGAAGAGGACGCAGCAGAGCTTGAATACCAAGAGAAGACCACTCGCAAAAAGCGCAGCTATACCCGCCGTAAGAAAAAGGACCAATGATCACCTTTAGCCGCCTTGGGTGTGCAATACGCCTTTCGTGCTGGAGATGAACTTCGCTGCCGCCTGCCCCTTCGGGGGCAGGTTTTTTATAATAAAATCGCTTAGGGGTATGTACTATAGTAGATAAGGTATCGGGATTTTATTATGAGCGGAACAGTTATCTCAAAGGATACCTTGATGCCAGTGAGTTTTGTCGTAACACTCGTCGCTGGTTTATTTTGGATGAGCAGCAAGCTTACAGATATTGAGATCAAGCTTGACAAGATGGAGACAAAGTTAGAGGATCAATGGAGTTCCACAGAGATGGAAAACTGGTCGCTAAAGCTTAAGATGGCTAACCCTGATATTGATATCCCTGAGGTGAGATGATGTTTGATAGAATAAGAGATCTTTTGATTGGCGAAAGTGACGCTCCAAAGAAAGGAGAGTCTAAGGAAGACTTCGTAAAAAGAGTTGCACCAAAAGCTCATGCGGAGGTTGCTGGTAAGGGTAAGAGACAACCTGCAACCAAGAGAAACATCCTTGCAGCAATCAGAGGAAGAAGAAGTAGGTGATTTGAAATAGGTCCCCCATCGTTCTATAATGGGGTGTAGGAGCAGCCTGAGGTAACAACGGCTGACAGAACACGGCTCCTACTGTAATAGACCTATCCTCCTGTAGCTCACTGGTCAGAGCAGTGTTCTTATAAAGCATTGGTAGGTGGTTCGATTCCACCCAGGAGGACCATACAACCATGAAGACCATTGATCCTCCCCGACCGCGTTTGCGGTACTACGAACTTGCACGGCGAGAAGCCGAAAAATCAGACCACCCGAAGTACAAACTGGGATGCGTGCTTGTAAAAGGCAAGAAGGTGCTTGCCACAGGCAGAAATGATAACAAGACGCATCCTAAATGGGGCCGCAATCCTTGGGGATACCTTCATGCTGAAACTAATGCTCTGTATAAGGCAGAGATTAACGGTGTTGATGTGACAGGATGTGATGTCTATATCTATAGAAAGGGATATCGTCTTGCAAAACCCTGCTCATCGTGCTATAATGCATTACGAAAAGCAGGTGTGAAGAATGTCTTCTACACCGATCATCGAGGCTGAGTGGCGGAATCGGTATACGCATCAGACTTAAAATCTGACGCCCAGTAGGGCTTACGGGTTCGAGTCCCGTCTCAGCTACCATACACAACACTATAATAGAACTATGAAAAATCTTACTAAACTTTGTTACTTCGCTGGTTATGCCAGCATTCCCATCTCAGTGCTTACTTACTTTCAGCACGCACCCAAAGCTGGGATCTTTATTGGACTTTGGGTTCCTACCCTTCTACTATCAGGTATGATCGCTAGGGACTCTAGCTGACAACCTTCCCCGATAGCTCAGTTGGTAGAGCATCTGGCTGTTAACCAGAGTGTCGCAGGTTCGAGCCCTGCTCGGGGAGCCAATCAAGTTACATGAAAGAAGTTAGGCATCCCATCTTTTTCTACATCTACTTAGCGTTGATGTTGATCTTTGCCTTTCAGGCGTGTAACTTATCTTAGCACTCGTAGCTCAGTTGGATAGAGCAACGGACTTCTAATCCGTAGGTCATAGGTTCGAATCCTATCGAGTGTACCATACACTAGTATATTCCCTATGAGGAAATACTATAATAGTGCATGAAGAAATTTCTCGCAGCACTAATGCTACTCGCGCCTGTTACGCAGGCACAAAATGTCATCACCACTGATGGCACCTTCATTGAAAACCAGACATTCGAAGGCATGGTCCAAGTTCGGGCTCATAATGTAACCCTTCGTAACTGTACCTTTAACAGTGGACCTCTTGCTCCAAACTGGTATGGTGTAACGAATGTTTACAACAATGAGGACGGCACTCCCAAGTCCACTAATTTCCGTCTTGAGAACTGCACTATCCGTGGCGGTTGCACTGGAGTTTATGTTCAGTACGCTACTGTCATCGGATGCGACATTCAAGAGACTGGTAAGGATGGTATGAAGATTGGAGGCGGCGGAAACTGCATGATCCGCAATAACTATGTTGCTCGCATTGGCCTACAAGTTGGTGCCCATGCTGATGCCCTACAATCTGTTGGTGGTAGTCATGTGTTTGTCATTGGCAATCACTTTGATATTCCCGTCACCTTTGCTGACGAGAATGGTTATCTTAGTAACGCCTGTATCATTCTACAATCTCAGGTTAAAGAGATTCACGACTGGTATATTTGGGGCAATCACTTTGAGGGAGGTAGCTACACGATCTACATCAAAGATAAGGACCATCCTAACTACCCTGGGATTCAGCCTCCTTATAGGATTCGCATGAACAACAATACCTTTGGTTATGATTACCGTTATGGTCTAGCATCTATTGATACTCACCCCACCATCCAAATCAACTTCAATGTGATGGATGATGGAGTTCCACTAACAGGAGGTCCTTGGCCCATCAATACTTGGGACAACTGGCCTCAATGGTGATCACTTTTTAACAGGAGGTTTTTGAAGAGGAGCTTTTTGCTCCTCTTCTTCTTTATCCTTCTTACCATTCTCAACGATATGCTTGAGGATGGTAGACATGTTAGTGACCACAAGGGTAATCAATCCTGCTACGACAGCAAGGCTCTCAGAAGGAACGAACTGAATAGAGAAAATAAACAGAGAGACGAGGAAAGTAAGATACAGTCCAGCAAACTTGGCAAGGTGCTTGGACGCAACTTCCTTAGCACTTTCTGTAATCTCAAGCTCACGGAACTTGGCGGCTGTCTCAAGCTCGTAACGCTGGATCTCAATTTTTCCCTCTGCTTCCTTAAGTCGGACAGCGGACTCGACATCAATAACTTCTTTTTCATGATCAGGCATGGTAGACACCTCTACTGGTATATACCCTACCACCAAGTGTAAAAGTCAAATTTCAGCAGTTCCACTTACGGAGTGCTTTATTGATGCGACTGTTTGGATCGCTGGCTGTCTTGGCAGAGGTGAGACGCTTCTTCATACCGCCCATTCTAGCACAGAAGGACTTTCTACGCTTGGCAGATTTGCTACCTTTCTTAAGCTTGCTGGGCTTGGTAGTAACAGCAGTCTTTAGTTTTGAGCCAGGGTTAGCACGACGATAAGCAGCGACACCAGCTTTGGTGAGACCACCTGCACGGGACTTATGAACTCCCATCTTCATCTTAGGCATAACACCTTTCTTGCCTTCATCCTGACGCTTTACTTTCTTAACGCAACGCTCATACTTAGCCATGTCATCACGACCAACACTAGCGGTGCATATGGCCCAAGGATTATTTTCTTTTTCAACGAGCAAAGCTCCGAGTCTATCGTAGACAGAGGACTCCTTCTTGCTACTATTTCCCCAGTTAGCTGCACCCTTCTTTCTACACTTAACAAGGGCACCTGAGGCGTAAGCAGAAGGCCAAACGCTATAACGAGCCTTGACCTTGTGGTAACATGCGTCTTTCTTTTCGTTGATCATTTTGATTTCCTCTTGGGTTTATCTGTTGAAACATATGTAGGCTTTGCTGCGCCTGATTTTTGTGGTTGGTTGGGGTCTGCTCTTCTTTTTCTTGCTTGTGCGGAGCGTCTCTCTGCCTTTGACATGGAAGCTCTCTTGGAGGAGGACACACACTTTGGAGTAGATGTTTGCCCAGGCTGACGAGCGCAAGGCTTACCAGAAACAACTTGGACCCACCCTGGCTTGCCACCTTTTGAACGAGAGTTCTTGAACCAAGCGTGAAGTCCCTCTTCGTAGATAAGGTTGCCGAGTCTGTTATAGAACTCCTCGTTAGCCTTGACACAGTTAGGATAACGCTTGCCGAACATGGTCTTCATGCCCTTCTTCTTGTACCCAGGCCAACACTTTTCATCTATTCTTTTCATGGTATTATCTCGAAGTCTGATCCATCTTTTGTGAGTGTTCTGCGGCGACCTCCTGCTCTGCTACTTCCCATGGATCTCATAATCTGGTTTTGAAAAACTCTTATGGCTCCTTGTGCGTCAACATTAGCAGGGCTCCTATCAATCTTCTTTATGGTTTTGTCTATCTTCTTTACTGCCTTTTGTAGCCTTGGTCTGCTGGTATGAGGTTTGTCAGCTAACTCTCTGGCAATATCTGTCATTCCAACTTTTACTCGCTTACCTTCCCTGTTTACGAAAGGAGACTCTGTGATGAGCCCTGTTAATCTGCTGTAAACGCTTGACATTAGTTAATCACCTGCTACTATATACCCATGAACATCTTCTTCCTTGCAAAAAACCCGCGAGTTTGCGCTGAGTGGCATTGTGATCAGCATTGTAGCAAGATGATCATTGAGTATGCACAGCTTATGTCCACGGCTCATCGTGTGACTGACAGCCCGTATGCTGACCAATGCTACAAGATCGCACACAAGAATCACCCCAGCACCATCTGGACTCGCGCATCCTGCGATCACTACGCTTGGCTCTACGAACTGTGGCGTGAGCTTAACAATGAGTTCTACAGGCGTCGAGGCAAGCATCACCTTTCTTGGAGCAAGCTTGGTCATGTCCTGTGCTACACTCCCCCTGCGCTCCCTGCTGCTGGTTGGGTTGATCCCCCTCAATGTATGCCCGACTACCTTAAAGGTCCTGAGTGTGTGGAGGCGTATCGTAGGTTCTACTGCCAGGAAAAGCGTAAGTTCGCTACTTGGACTTGGAACCCCAGCAACAAGCCTATGTGGTGGGATTACAAAGAATACAATGAAGCACGACAAGAGTTATCTGCAAATAGCTGATGTAGTAGCAGCAAGGTCCTACTGCAAAAGAAATAAGGTGGGCGCAGTTATCGTAAAAGATAACAGCGTCATCGCTGAGGGATACAATGGCACATGCTATGGTATGCCCAATCAATGTGAATGTTTGAACGGAAAGACACGGGAAGAAGTAGTCCACGCAGAAGAAAATGCTTTACTTAAAGTCGCTCGCTCCACCCAATCTTGTGACGGTGCTACTCTTTACCTCACTCTTTCTCCTTGCCTGCGCTGCGCTCGACTCATCGTGCAGGCTGGCATAGCTAGAGTAGTTTATCGAGATTCGTATCGAAATCTAGATGGGCTCGGACTACTATCAAGATGCGGAGTAACACATGAACAACTACTTTGATGTATACGACAGTTACACAGATAACATGAAACCTTACAAATCACACGAAAGCTTCCAAGAACCTGATTACGAGGACAACCCTCCCGATATGGTGAATCATCCTGACCACTACACGGTGGGAGGTATTGAAGCACTTAAAGTTATTGAGGCAAAGCTTGGTGGCACAGCCAATGAGATGTATCGAGGATATCTCATGGGGAATGTCATGAAGTATCTAATGAGAAGTCCTTACAAAGGTAAGCGTGTGGAGGATCTCAAGAAGGCACAGTTTTACCTGAACGAACTTGTGGAGTGTTTTAAGTGATCGAGATTGCTAACGATGACTGGGAACTTTACCAAGATAAGTTCGGGGATCTGATTAGTTTTATTGCTCAAAGGATTACTGGTGATCCTATGTGCTGTGATTATGAGGAGAATGTACAGGATCTTTATATCGCAGCAATCAACAGCATCAACGGATACTACAAGAAGAACAAGATAACGACTGCCGATATGGCAGTAAGTGAAGTGATTGAGTGTCCTCTGTTTAAACAGTATACAAAAACCGTGCTGTGGAATGCCAAGAATTACAAGGGCAACAAAGCTACAAAGTATAAAAACTTCATGCCCACATCTATCGACACGATAGATAATAAGGATGATCTAGTTATTGATGACACTAGTAACATCGTAGACTCAGACGATGAGGTATTTAATTACTTTCATAAAAAGTTTAATGGTGAGGAGAGAGAGCTACTATCGGTACTGGTAGCACACCCTGAGTGTGTCAGGGACAATGGCACCATTAATTACAATGCGTTGAGCAAAGCATCAGGTAAATCCTTTTACAAGGTGAAGACGCGCATGACTAATATCCAAAATAAACTCAATGAAGGACTTTCTAAAGAACACAACTGATGTCAGTAAGATGTGGACAATCAAGAAAGCGGATGATATCCGACAACTTGCTGTCATTTCAGAGGACCTAGAAAATAAGGGATGGAACATTGAAACTGTGAGTGTAGATGAGCTAACCATCCTAGCTTCTAAGCCAAAGGTGGGCCGTATAGATGGCTAATCTACTAGAGCAGACTGTTTACATCGCTGGTCCCATCTCAAAGGTAGATTGGACTGAGGCAAAAGTCAAATTTGTAGACCTTGAAGGTAAGGTTCGTAAGTTCAGCCCCAAGCATATTTACAATCCATTAGACTTCATGGCTCCTCCTGTTCAGATGGATGAGATGGAGCGATGGTCATGGTATATGAGACAGGCTGTGAGATGTTTGTCGCTTTGTGATGCCATTGTCCTCATGGACAACTACCATATCAGTAAGGGGGCACGACTTGAAAAGTATCTGGCAGAAGAACTTGGTATCACAGTTTACCATGAGAGAGACTTGCATGAAGTATCATCTGAATGATATGGGCCAAGCGTCTCGTTTCTGGTATCTCAACTTTTACAGGGCTAATGATCAGCTAATTCATATGGGCGTGGACGATGGACAGTTCGTCTATCTAGAGATCCCCCAGATACTAGAAGACTACATCGACACAATGCCCGACAAAGAGTTTGAAAAGTACATCAACTGGGACTATAATCCCTTTGGAGATGAAAACGATGAAGATTGGGAATGACCACAACGGACAAGTTAATGGCGATGTCAACCTCTCGAAATGGGAAGTAGACTTGATTTGCGAGGGACTGATCTCTATTATAAGTGACATTCCTGAGGGACATCCTGACCTTGATGTGGCATGTAAGCTACATATTCAGATGAACGCATTGTTCAATCTTATGGAGGATCCTGATGAACGAAATAATCCCATGTAGCTCACTTGTACTTGAAATTTATCAAGCAGATCTTAGTGCTGGAGCGTCTGCCTTACCCGCAGACTTAGCATCTTCTGTGTCATGTTTTCAGGAATACAGAAATATCATAGCAAATGTCCAAGATGAGACAGATACTTTTTGTATGCCAGCATGGATCTACAAACAATGGAAAGACGGAAATGTATGAAGCAACGGAGGCAAGCATGAACGCTGAACTACGGAAGAAAAGAGAAGAACTAGAGAAGAAACTTGAATACGCACAGAACGCCCACCTTGCATACGCCAAAGGTATTGGAAGTGAAGGTGCGTATCGAGAAAGCTACCAAAAGGTTCGTGAGATTCGTGACGAACTTTACATGGTAGCGATGGATCTTGGAGATCCCATCCCTTTCAGGATGGAGCCCAAGTAAAATTAACTCAAAGCCTGCGTGTGTGCGAGGTAGCTTTTCCTGACGATACTAGGAGAGTTAGTTCCTGAGTTAAATTTTAATAGGGACCACCGATACACTACTATGGAGACATGACCATGGAAGACAACAAAGATAAAACTAAGACCGAACTTACTGACATGCTTGATGGCATCATTGACGAGGTGCTTAAAAGTTTGGACCTTTCTGAGGACGAGGAAGACAAAGAGGAAGAAAAGTGAGGGTAGAAGATATTTACGGTGAAGACTCGCCTGAACCTACCAAGAGGACTGACACTCCCAGAAAGTCTAAGATGAAACCCGTGCAAAAGGAAGAGGAGAAAGTTATTAATGGTGTGTGGAAGTTTGTCTTCCTGACTCTACTAACTTCTTTCTTCGTAGGTTTCATTAAGGGTATGGGTAGTCTAGAAAGCCCAACAAACAAAGTTTACTGATTCGATTCTCCTACTACTATAACCACATGGTTAGTATGCAACAACAAGAACAAGACGCACTCGCCCATGACATCAACCAAGCTCTCCGCGATTGCTTTGCGTATAAGCTGGAAGGTTTGGTGAAGCACAACGAAAGGATCCAAGACGAGGTTCTCCTCCTCGTCAATCGCTTCGAGAACATTGCTACGAGTCGTGATGATGAGGAGCTTATGGATGAACCTTACGATGGTGCTACCGCTATCTTTGATACCTTTGGGTGTCGTTATCCTACCGACTACTGGGGAGATGATATTGTTCATGACACTCTCAAGTTTCTTGCCAAGTGGATTCTGTTCTCCCGTGATGTGATCAAGCGTTGCCGTGAGGTTGGGTTCAAGAATGATGAGTGGGTTAACCTTGCCCTCGATCACTATCAGACTGGACGCCATGATACTTGATGAGGAGAAGTTAATTAAACTCTTGGAGGATGCCTTTATGGAGGGATTCTCTGAGGGTTTTCATACAGAAGATAGCCCTGGCTATTACCTTGCCGCATGGAGAAGGTACATAGAAGACTTGAAGACTCGACCTCCCTGGACTACTATAGACTCATGAGCATCGAAGAACAACTTGAACATGACGGTGACGAGTATTGGTTCACCGAAACTATTACCCTGATCGCAGAGCAAGACCCTGTGACTAAAGAGTGGATCTACTTTGACGAGGAGAACTGATGGTAGGACGCGAACTTTGGTTTGAACTGAACAAGTTCCACTCTGATCTTGTCATTCTTGACCTTACTGATGAAGAGAAACTTGAGCGTGCGCTCAAACTCCTAAAGGACATCTACATCTACGAACACACTGCCAAATACAACTGATATGAACAACGACCTTCGAGAACGACTGCTTGCTTTCGAGCAAGAGTATAACTCCTCTGACCTTGAGATCAAAGAGAGTGGCAACATGCCTTTTCACTACCAAGAAGATGTGAACATGTATCTTCTGGACAAAGCTGCTAAACTTATTGGAGACCTCTTGACATCTGACCTCAACTGAACTACTATAGAAGCATGAAGATCAACAACTACAACAAACTCCCTCAAGGCATCAACGACATGGCTGACCTTCAGATCCATGAGGCGTCCATGCTGATTGGTGCTGCTATCAAGACCCTCTCTGATCTTAGTCCTCATTGGGAGGAAGAGACGAAGGATCTCCTCGATCTCTACCTTACCCTTCGCCGTGAGCTTCCTGAGAAAGCTAATGGCAAGCATGTCGGACACGATGATGCCCATGAGGCTATCAAGTATGGGGCTATTGCTGTCTACTCTGATTACGGAAAAGGAGCAGCAGGACTATGATGTTCGCACTTGTTGTCGCATTCGGTATCCATATTATCTGGAAGCTCCATGGCTGAAAAGATTTTCTACCTGTTCGCAGGAATTTCTGCTATCGCTTTCCCAATTAACTACTGGCTTTCCGACAAGCTCGACTATCATAAACCATGAAGAAACTCGATATGCTTATGTGTGCTGGTATCATGGCAGCAGTTCCCACCATGATTAGCTACGGTGAGCCCGATGGTTGGATTCCCATGTGGCTTGGTCCTAAGTCTCAGGTGCAAACTTGCCTGATCAACACCGATAACATTGTGATGATCCAGCCTGTGTACGACTCCGATACTTTTACCAGTCGCAAGCCTGTTATCAATTACATTGATGTTTACATGAGCGATGGTCGCAAACTTACTGTGACAGAAGACTTTGAGGAGTTCAAGAAGCGGATTCGTAACAGCCGATGAAGCGTCTTCTCCCTCTCCTACTGCTGGCTTCCTGTGAGCCTCTGAGCATCATCCACGATGACCTGACTGACAGCGGATCCAACTGGGGAGAGGGCTCTACGAACCCCAACCTGAGCGACCTGTGTACTGTCCATGATAGTACGCTAGACAGCTTTGGTTATGTGGGAGACTTTCCTGCGAATGAAGCATATCATCTTTGCGCGGAAGTTAGTTCGGATGATGATTGGCTAAGTGTTAGTTATCTTCCTACGCCATTCACTCTCAATCTTGAGACCGCAACTTACGGTTACACGACTGCTCTGGTAACTGTTGTAGAATGGCCTGCTGATCTACCAAATGCTCTAAAAGATAACAACTTCACAGTTCTGGACCAGTTTGAGGTTGACGGGACTGTGACTCGAAGCTATTATATTGAGCCTACTGAGGAGAACGCCTTCATGACTATCATAGTGAAGGCACTCAACACCAGCAACTTCAACGAATACTATCTGAGGATCGAACCATGAAGTATGTAGAGAAACCTTGGGGCAACGAGCTATGGATGGCTGTCAACGATAAGTACGCCATGAAAAAGCTTACTGTCCTCGCTGGTCATAGTCTAAGTCTTCAATATCACGAAGAGAAGATGGAGACTATGTATTGCGTGGGAGGCGAGGGGCATCTAGAAGTTAATGATGTAAAGGTTCTCATGGTCCCTGGTGTCGTCGAGACGATCTACCCAAAGGATGTGCATAGGCTTTCGGCGGTGGAGGATCTCACTATTATAGAGTGCAGCACTCCTGAACTGGACGATGTTGTCCGACTGGAAGATAACTATGACCGCCTTTGACGAGAAAGAATACTTCAAGAAGTGGGATCCTGAGGTAGACTACAAGGCCAACCCACACCTCTACAACATCGGGAGAGGCCAGCAAGGCGTTCTGATCTGTGAGCCTTACAAGAGCCATCTGTGTGCCATGTGGAGGTTCAAGACTCCTAAGGAGGCTATCAAGAGCGCACAGGCTATCTACATCGAGTTCATGAAGTACCTGATGGTGAAAGACTTTGTGGGCGCTGACATGGCGAAGAAGTATCTTCACATGGGATTCACTCGCGCAAGGAGATATGCAAATCATAGAGACGGCAATAAGTATGATGAGAATGGGAATGTGAAGCCCCAGGAGCCTGATGCCATGTCTTGTGAGAAAGCTGAGTCAGCCGAGATCTTCAAGAAGTATTGGTTCAAAGCGAAGGATGACGCACAATACATCAACCTAAAGAAACAATGGAAAAAGGAATACAACAAGTAGTTCTGGGATTTCTTATGGCAACCGTACCCTGTGTTGCTACTATGATGCTAATAAAGCATGGGGACCAGTTCAATAGGTCCTACAAGAAGTATGAGTTATTTAAATAGTAGCATTCCTGAGTTCTACTGCCTAGGCAGGAAGGAGTTCTTCTACAATCAAAAGAAGGGCCACGGTGAGTATGAGAATGTCATGGTCTTTGGTGCTAGATGTAGAGCAGGGAGGGCCATTGAGTTCCATGTGCTGACTGACTCTGGTATGCAATTCATGGGACTTCCTCCTCATGCTCTGTGTACCAAACCTTGTGAGCGTCCAAAACTTATCGACAGTCAGCTATGGGATTGTTTTGGCGATGAGTTTGAGGTCACTAAGTTCGACTACCTAGAGAACATGCGATGTAAGTATCGTAGAGAGAGTGACGGTAAGATGTTGGACGGAAACTATGTCATGACCTTTGATTGGACAGACAATGCATTCTCCGACGATCCATCTCAAAGAAAGAATGCTCACCTGATTGCGCTAGACTCAGGTAACTATACCCTACAACCTAACAATCGCACGCTATGGTTCGATCCTGCTTGGACAGATAAAGAACCTCCGCTAGATTGGGAGGTCAACGAAAAAATTTGGAGTAGTGAGACTCAACATGAAAGAGCAAAAGAAAACAAGTTCTTCTACAAGTAAGATCAAAGTTAGCCTGACCCTACAATGGGAGATGGAACCTAAGCAATACGAAGAGGCAAAAGAGTTTGTCTACGAGCAGGGCTGGGAATGGGATAAAGATCCTGTAACTGCTATCCATTTCATGAATGAGATATGCTGGCCTAGCCTAGTAAAGAAAGCTGTGGAGGTAGACTGATGTACGAATACAAGATAAAAGAGATCGACAGAATTGTTGATGGTGACACAGTAGATGCTACTATTGATCTAGGGTTCGATGTCCTCTACAAGACCAGAGTGCGTCTGTATGGCATCAACACCCCTGAAACACGGACCAAGGACCTAGAAGAGAAGGCCAAGGGTCTAGCAGCCAAGGAGAGGCTGAACGAGATCATTCACAAAGCAACAAAGATGGGTCATCATCTGATCCTACAGACAAAAGAAAAAGGAAAGTTTGGCCGCTACCTTGGTGTCATCATCATTGAAGACTGTAGACCAGACCATGATACTAGAACAGACATCAACCAACTCCTAGTAGAAGAAGGTCATGCCGAACCATACTACGGAGGAAAGAGATGATGCAAGAAGAAATGGACTTCGACCCAGAACCAATAGAAGAGGAAGAAGATCCTAATAAGTATTGCAATCATTGTGGCACCACCCTAGAAATAGGAATCAACTGGAATGAGTCCGACAAGAAGATATCCATCTATAGATGCAACCCTTGTCGATACTCACTCACCCAAGTACCCAAGATCAAATACAATGACCTGAAAAGATCCGCCATCAAAAGAGGATACGAATGGAAACTAAACCCAGAAGAAACCTCTGGTCTACTACTAGATGAATGCTACTACTGCGGAAAAGAATCCATACAAGAAGTAAAACTACATGGTCTAGATAGACTCGATAATAATGTAGGATACCAAAAAGATAATGTAGTAACCTGCTGTGAACAATGCAATAGAGCTAAACTCACAGACACAAAAGAAGACTTCATTGAGATGTGTAAGAGAGTAGCTGATAGACACTACACATACGAAAAGTCAAATATGGAGAGTACAAAAATATACCTAGAGAATAACGATCTAGGGGAATTTGTAAAAGAGAATTTTGATTACCCTGTTTGGTGATCTACTATACACTTGTAGGAAGGGATAGGAAAAGTCAAATATGGCACCCCCTTCTGACCTTGACAATGCATCGTGTAGGAAAAGTCAAATATAAGGGGTGTAATATACCCCATGTAAGAAAAGTCAAATCTGATTGCTTGACTCAAAACTAAACTTACACACCCCATCCGAGCAAACTTAAAGCAAGCTTTGAGCCAAGTTTAGATGGGGTGGGTTGGTCGGGGAGAAAAGTTTAGAGTGCGTTTCATACAAACTCTAAACTACTCTGATTGATACTATTCTTAAGGGGGCGAGACACCCCAAAAGAAGCAAACTACTGCAATACATATACATGTACAGTAGCAGATCTCATCGAAGTCTAATTCTCGACGGGTCTTATTCATTTCCCGAACCTTTCACAACTCCTGCGAAACATAAGTGCAACCCAATTGTCCAAGAATAGCTGATGGAGAACGAATCCCCTAGTGCCTCCCTTGGAAACTTTCATCCACTTCCTACGCCATGCGTTAGTGGCATTTTCATGCTCATCTAGGAATCTAGGCTCACAAGGTCTATGCCTTGTTTGGAGCATATGATTCCATGCCCAGCAAGTAAGAAGGGCATTGTTAGGAAACTTAGTAGGTTGAACCATCATCGGTCATTCCTCCAATCTTGATCGTTGTATTGGTCTTCTTCTTCATCCTCGTCGCAAGGAGCGAATGCCTCATCTTGGCACTCCTGGCACAATCCAGAGATAGTATACTCCTTAGCAGAGATATCATCTTTGAACCACCCAGCATGGCACCCACACACCACGCACTGCTGGTTAGCCATAGCGGTAGAGCGAGTGGGCTGGAGGGTGTGGAGGTAAGCTTCCATTTCGGGGCTCTTCATGCGTGTATAGTAGCACCTGGGGACTAGGTTTCAAGCGGAATCTAAGGAAAGTGGGCGTCCTAAGTCTAGGTCTGATAAGGGTTTACGGCGATCGGGGCCGCCGCCCGCCAAAATGGCAGGGCTAGTTTATTGATATAAACTCAGGCGAGAGATTGAATAGCGGCCTTGTGCCAGTTGTGAATAGACTGGCCCGAGACATTGTAGTCCTCTGCGATAGAAGCGTAGGACTCGCCCTCGATAGTGTGACGCAGAACGATATCACGGTCACGGTCGGAAAGGGAATCGAGCATGGAGAGAGTCTCCTTGTCCTCCGTGTAGGAAGGGTGCCAAGCGTCGGAGTTATCGTCCTCTTTGATAGCGTCCAGGGACATCTGGATACCGTCACCCTTGAGCGCCTTCTTGGCACAGGCACGGTCAATCTCCATCATGCGCCACTTGATGCGCTGAATCATGTAGGTCGAGAACTTCATGCCCGCATCGGGAAGGTACGCCTGCTCGCCCTTGTGCAGAGCCAGGAAAGCCTCGGACACCAGATCGTCACGATCATAGTGAGCAGAGATGTGAGGCTTCTCCGCGTACAGGTTGGCGTACTTGTTGGCGGCGGGGATGAAGTCGCTGATGGTGTTGCTCATGTGACTCATGATAGTCTATTATCGACCACCCGTCAACCATTCCTTGAGAGAAATCTCTGTCCTAAGTGCCTGGGGGATAAGGACTTACGGCGGGGCGGGCTGCCCCCGCCAAAATGGCAGGCCCTAACCCCTTGCGGGGCCAGGACTTAGAGCCAGACTCAGGCAGCCGCGAGGATACCCTCGGCAGCGTTCCACAGGTTGAGGTTGACGCGACTCAGCGCGTCGATGTTGGTGAGTTCCCGAGCCTGACGCTTCTGGCCCTCACCCTTGAAACCCCCACGGATGGTGTTCTCCTGCACACGGTTGAACACGGTCCACAGGTCGGAACCAATGTCCTCCTGCCTGCGAGGGTTGAGAAGCTCCCGAGAGTCGATCTCGGAGGCAGCACCCCAGCGAGCAACCTTGCCCGCGTGAGCCATCTGGAACTGCTCCTCATCGTCGAGGTGCAGGTTCGCCATGCTGTCGATGTTGTCCGCGATGTTGGGGACAAGGTTGGACATGGACTGGATCGCATCGGACACGCTGTCCATGGACAGGTTCATGTGACGCTGCGTGAAGCTGCCCAGATCAAGGGACTGGATAACCAGACCATTCGAGCAGACCAGAGCAAACAGGCCAGCGGCCAGCTTGAGCGAGGACGAGCCATCGCTGGAGTTAGTGACGAGGATCTCGGGGAAGATATCCTGCGAAGGGTTGCGAGGGTCCGCGATGCGAAGGCTAAGATCCTTGCGCTGGAACCCGAGGGTGTGCTTCTTGTTGTCCGCCGAACGCTTGTAGCTCTTGGGCTGGAGCGCACGGGTGACGCCCCATCCAAGCGCGTCGAACTGCTCGACAATGCTGGAGGAAGGGACGAAGCTGTAACGATCCGACATGCGGTCGCAGGGCTTGGAGGCGAAGACGGAAGGAGCGAGCTTCGCGATCTCGCTGTTGTCCATGAAGGTAACCATGCGTGTATAATAGCGTGCCACACTTAGAGATCAACAACAAAAGTGCGAAAGTTAGCGTCCTAAGTCGTTGGTACATAAGGACTTACGGCGGCGGGGGCTGCCGCCGAAATGGGGCATCCTATCGGAAAAGTTAGAAAAAAACCCCCGAGGATGCCTCCCCGAGGGCTGCCCATTTCCCGATGGGCCACTCGCTTTCTTTCAACTCGGTCGGTTAGCTACCCTCCCGAGCGCATCGTCATGCAGATTTAGCCATCGGCGCGAGGCCGTAGATGCCAGTCCGATTCCAGACCTTGACCGCGTGGTCACGGGTGACTCCAGAGTTGAGGAACTCCCCAGTACGCTGGTTGACGATGGAAAAGGTGGTGATGCCAGCACGCTGAGTGCGAACCATGCAGTAGTTGCTGTTGCAGTAGCCAGCGACGGGAACGAAGGTCGTGCGACCGTTGGTGTAGCGAGAGTTGATCTTCATGCTTCTATAGTAGTTTCGAGTGTCGGAAGTTTCAAGCGTCCATTGCGTGCTTGTGCTGCTGAATGATATCCCACTCAAGCTCGATAGCGTCAGCACAGGACTCGCAGAGGAGCGAGTTGCCGAACGGAGAGCCGAGGGCATACTGGGGAAACTGATCCCCGCAAGCGTCACACGCGATGGTGATGTCTTCCATGTGTGTATAGTAGTCTATCGGGCCACGAAAGCAAGGGAGAATGTCGAGAAAGTGGGGCGCGTAAACCCTTGCAGCATAAGGACTTAGGGCGGGGGCGGCTGCCCCCTGCCAAAATGGCAGGTTAGGCTTCTTCTTCCTCACGATAAATATCATACATGATATCGAACGCAGTATCCAAGAGATAAAGGTTGATATCTTGTTCAGCCATAGTTTCTTCAAGAAGACTACTATCTTCGTAGTCAGCCATCCACGCAGTCAGTCTATCTTTGAGTTCTCTCTTCATGTTATCACCTAGTGGGACAGGAACTTCACGGTCATAGTAGATTGCCAGCAGGCACCACAAGTACCACAACTCTCAGTCTTTCCAGTCTGCTCAGGACAAGTGAAAGACTTACCCTCGAAAGACTCATCCGCAGCATAACGAATGCCCGACATACTTTCTTTGTTGCGAGACCAGCGAATAACACAACGCTCAGGGTAGGATGCATTCAGGCGTTGAATACGCTTGCCGATATCATCCTCACGGGCAGTATAACCCCAGATGAGAAGACCATCATACTTGCACAGCATCTCATCCCAGAAGGTTACATAGTCCGTTGAGAAGAAGTCTCCGAGGACATGGAGACGAATAGCAATCTTGCCATGCTTTGCAATCAGCGTGTCGATCTCATGCTCCAATCGACGAACAAATGCGCTATAGTCAGCGACAGAATAGCGAGCAGCGAAAGGCATATTGTTTCCATAGCAATCGTCCCAATGGTGGCAGGAACGCGGACAAGTATCGCGTTCGGTTAGAGTGAGAGAAAAGATAGGGGCACCTGCCCACGCAGTCTTTTTAATACGGCGACCAAGTTTTTTATTGTTGCCACCCGACTTGAGCATAAACACATGATTGTCGGGAACGGGCTTGATCGACTTCTGGTAGCGAGTGCTTACTAGCATTCCTGTATACTAGCACGGTCGGCCAAGATTGCAAGCAAAATCTAGCGTCCTAAGTCGTTGCTACATAAGGACTTAGGGCGGGGGCGGCGGCCCCCTGCCATTATGGCAGGATCACCTCACAACCTCATCCATAACATAAATCTCCTCATCCCATCCATCATGCCAACAAGGATAGTCTGCGTGATTATCAACTTCCCAATCCTTATAGCTCTCTTCGATATAGGCTTTGGCATACCTGATAGCGTCCTGCTGGTCCTTGAACAGACCAAGGAGACGCTTGCCTTCGTGTTGCACTTCACGCCAAAGACAATAAACCTTATCCATCAAAACTCTCCAATGTAGTGGCCGACACGCCAAATTAGATCTTGCACCATATCCTCCACAACATATGATGGCTCATCACCATAACTTAGTTTGCTACGGATCTGCTTGAGTTCTTCAAAGGTGCGATTGAGCATATCAAGTGCTTCTTCAAGTTCTTCTTGATGAAGCATATCAAGCGACTTTTCATCCATCATATTTCCAACCTCTACAGGCGTTCTTGTTCTCTGCGCGTTTCTTACTGGTGATCTTATGGGCTCGACGGGCGAACTCCATATTGCGAAGGTGATTCCTACGCTTGGCAAGGTTCTTATCGTGCTGGTCCATGGTATTAGATAGTAGACCGAAACTTGGCAGTGTAAAACTTTACATTCTTGATCCAGTGCTTATTGAGTCCAGTCGGGTCGTTATCAGCACCCACGGGACAATAACGCTTGCCAAGGAAAGTAATAAAGTCTCCCTTGCTACCAGCCTTGACCCAGCGATCATAGTTCTTCTGGACAGTGGCAGCACACCACCCAGCTTGGTTACGGTATCCAGGCTTGCAACGCTTGTGGATGATACCGTACTGGTACTTCTTGCCATTCTCTGCATACCTAATGGCTGCAACAATAGGGGCAAGTTTAGTGCGACACTCAGGACGGATATTCACATTGATAGCATCCTGATATAGAGCAGCGTTAGCCTTGCCGTCCTTAGTCTCGATTGCAGAGTACCCATCGGCAAGGACAGGGGCACACAGGAGGAGTGCAAGGATAAACTTCATCGCCAAAGCTCCCAGTCGATGTAACCAGAGAAGAAGAGAGCTTCCTCGCCCTCTTGCTCGTTCATCTCGTCTTCGTACTCTTCAAGGTCCATGTGTGTATAGTAGCACAGTCTGGCTATGGTGCAAGACTTTATGGGTAGAAAGTGTGGCGCGTAAACCCTTGCTATATAAGGACTTAGGGCAGCGGCGGCAGCCCCTGCCACAATGGCAGGGGTGAGCGGTTGTGGATCAATCTAGTTCACCACGCGCCCTCACCCCCTATATTCACTGCGTCGAGAGGTGGGCTTCCAAGTGACCCAGACGCTTGCCATTGGGCTTGGTAGGCATCAGCCTACGGACAGCCTTATAGGCATCGAGGGCTTGATTCCACTCGTCCCACTCGACGGCAGGGTTAGTGTAGGCCGCACGGAAGTTGCGACCCAGTTCCTCGGACATGGCCTGAAGCCTAGCCTCAGTGTAGGTGTATTGATCTTCCATAGAGAACAGAGCTTTGAACTTGCGCCACATATCAGAAGGAGTAGCCTCCGTCATCAGCAGGACCGTAGGCGCTCTCCCACCAGTCAGCGTCAGAGGCTTCGTAGTAATACTCGTCACACTCGATCTGCTCCTCCCACGAAGGGTCGAAGTTGTCGGGGAGGTCGGAGGTGTAGTCAGGGGTGCTTTCCATGCCCCTATAGTAGCCTGCACCCCTTCCCCCGTCAACCTAAAACCGTGCGGAAAAAGGCGCGTTTACGGGTCCCATACACGGGCTCCGCCCGCATATATGGAACATCATGTCTTACATATCAAGGGACTCCTAAAAACTTAGGGACTCCTACAATTATAAAAAAACAGGGACTCCTAAATAATTCGGAGCTATATAAGAGTATGAATCAAATACACGAAGAGCAAATGATTAAAGCTGCGCTTGGTGCATTAGCTAGAAAGCCTGTTATAACCCGACAGCAAGAGAGTATTCTCGCCTCTATAGCCACAGGAGCAGCGACAGATGTAGCCAAAGCGGCAGGGTCATTCCTTGCTAATAAGGTTATTAAAAAACTAGCAAAGAGGAAGGGTAAGAAAAAACAGGAAGTCCAAGAGCATCGACTCTACGAAGCAGGAATGATGAGGGCTGCGCTTGGTGCTTTAAAGAATGTTGCTAGAGACAAGTTCCAAAAGAGCTTTGAGAAGAAAGCCCCTAAGGGAGGACAGCCTTCAAAAAGTAATATTAAGGCTGGTGTTCAAAGTATTAAAAAACTAGGATCAAGTTTAAGTGGTCCAACGGATCGTGTGATGTGATATGAGAAACATTCCAAAGCAATACGGCTGAGGCAAGAAGAAAGGAGGGGGCGGTCGCCCTACAAGATAATGTACGATAGGATCCTAGAACTAATAGCTGAGAGTAGTGCTAAGAGGAGGGCTGAGACTAGGGCTGCACTTGGTAGACAAGCTGGGACGCAGACAGCTAATCCTAGTAGAGCGTCTGCTCTTGGAGCTTTAAACAAGCAGGCTGCTAAGAAAGCCAAGGGTCAAACATCAGTTATGGATCGTCGTAGGCAAGCTATGGATCGTCGTATCTCAGCCAAGGCCCAACCTAAGCAAGCAACATCACCTGAGACCATAAAGTCTTCTGTAAAAAGGCCAAAGCCAACAAAGGGTCCAGCTAAAACTTCTAAAACTGCTTTGTCAAAGGCTGCTAAAAAGGCGATTAAGGCTAAGGGTAAGGAAGCTACTGTACAACGAGGAGTAACCTTTAATGTTCTTAAACAGTCTCGTACTAAACAAGATGCGAGGAAGGCTGAACTACAAAAGAGATTCTCTCAAGAAAAAGAGACAGGTTCTACAACAAGAACATCCTCATCAAAACAGGATCAGAAATACAAAGAAAGACCTAGCCAAAAATTCTACGATAGGCTTGGTAAAGTTATCCCTGGAGTCGCCAAGTTAAGCGCGGCTATTAAAGGGGAGAGGGAGCGTAGACTAAAGAAGGGAAGAGAAGGCAAGGATCCTAGAACGGCTTATGAGCGCGGTCTTGCTGGTAGAGGAGAAACCGTTGTGGGTAGAACCTCGCGTGCTCTTAGAGCTTTAAGAAACCCTGAGAAGGCGTTAGAGAGACCTTCGGGTAGTGTGTATTGAAGTATAGAAACAAAGACTCTAACTATTGGCGTAAGGCAGCCTTAGAGAAGGTTAGAGTTTACTGGGAGAACTTGAAGCAGAGTAAGAAGAAGGCTACCACTTTGCCAAGGGGCAAGAAGCGCCCGAGATCTTAGTCTTGGTTTTCATGAAGCATCCGCATAGGTTGCATTGCTTCTCATTTAAAAGTTCGGGGCAAGCCTTACAAATAGCGAACCTTGCTTCTGCTGTTTGTTCTTCTTCTAGCTTGAAGCCATTCCTAGCCCATGCCCACATAGTTCCGAAGAACATGTTAAGCTTTTGAGTAAAGGTAGTGCCAGTATCAGATGCATTCAAGAAGACTGCAAACACAGACCAGAACTGGTCGCTTTTCTTTCTGAGCTTGTACTTTAAAGTTGATTGCTCAAGGGCAATGTACTTATCTTTCATTGCCTGATATTTGTTCTGCCAATGACCAATCTTGTTTTTTAGGTCGTTTAGATCCTCACTCATGATATATAATTATATGAAGAAGTTAGACGAGGTTTTCAAGACTCGAATGCAGAAGGCTGCATTCAATGCTTACAGGGGTCTTAGAAAAAAGAATCCTATTGCCAAGCGCACAATGAGCAAGCTGAATCAACCTACGAAAATTGGTAGCTGATTTCTTTCTATAAAAGCTTCTCTGTTCTTGTGCCAACTATCCCTGCCTACAAGCTCGCCGTGTGAGTTATGTAGAATGGAAATAGGTACGACTTTGTTTTTGAGTTTCTTCTTGTGTGCAGACACTGTATAGTGTATGTCATAGAAGTCCCAATCACCTTCAAAGTATTCAGGCTTCTCTAAGCCTACTTCTCGAAGGACTCTACCGCTTGCTGCAAGAAAGAGGCCATCCATGCATACTACTTGGTCTGGCTTTCCATAGTAGGTCGAATCTGCTGTGAGTATATCATCACCATGGAATACATGACCTCTATGCCTTCCTTGCTGCCATAGTTCGTGATTCCACCACACTGCATCTCTTGAGAGTGCTGTGGTTCCTGCGACTCCAACAAAGCCTGTCTCTACTTGCAGACAAGTTTGAACTATAATATTTTTGAAAACTTCTGGGTCTGTGAGTATCTCTATATCGTCATGACATAAGATAACAATATCATTGTCCTGGATATCAAATTTTTTAAACGCATTTGAATAACCGCTGAAGATAGACTTCTGACCCACTAAGAACTTAGTGCTGATACCAGCCCTAGATAAGTAAGAAGATAATTTTTTTGTGGTATTACTAAAGTTCTTACTGCGTGTACAAATAAAAGCGTAAATCATGAGACTACAAACAAAAGAAGATTACAAGAAAGAGTATGCTAAATGCAAAGAGGACCCTGTATACTTTATAAGTAATTATATCAAGGTGGTCCACCCAGTTCGAGGACTAGTTCCATTTAATTTGTATCCCTTCCAGAAAACCATCATCCACGCGATAGAAGGAAACAGGTTCAACATACTTAGGAAGTTTAGACAGGCTGGTTGTACAACGATTGCTGCTGCTTACTCCTTATGGCTTTGTTGCTTCAAGTCTCACCAGACCATTGTTATCTTGTCTGTAGGTGACACGGAATCTACTGAAGTTCTGGACCGTATCAAAATTATGTATGACGAACTCCCAGGGTGGATCAAGCCTAAGTCTACAACAATCAACGCACACAACCTTAAGCTAGAGAACAACTCTCATATCAAGTCTCGTCCATCAGGTAAGCAATCAGGTCGTGGTCTTTCTGGTTCACTACTTATTATTGATGAGGCTGCCTTCATTGAACACATTGATACAATTTGGGCTGCTGTTTATCCCATTATTTCTACTGGAGGTCGTGCTTTCGTCCTGTCTACTGTTAATGGTATTGGTAACTGGTATTACGACACTTGGACAAGGGCTGTCGAGGGCGCTAATGCATTTAACCCAATTCAGATAGGATGGCAGGACCACCCCGAGTACGCGCGTGTAGAGGGCTTTGAGTGGCTCTACAAGGAGATGGAGGAGAGAGACCCTCCTGCCATTATCGAAGAGTGGGAGCCCACTACAAGGGCTAACATCAGCCATAAGAAGTGGCTACAAGAATACGAGTGTGAGTTCCTTGGAACTGGTGATACATTTATCGAAGGTCAGATACTGCAAGCACTGACGGAGAATGTGAATGATAACTTCTATCGTAAGTACAATAACCGAATGTATGTGTGGAAAGATCCAGACCCTAACTCGACATATTTCATGGCGGTCGATGTTGCATTGGGCAGGGGTCGTGATTATTCTGCTTTTCAAATTATTGATCTTTATTCAGGTGAGCAAGTGGCTGAGTTCTACTCAAACACCACCCCTATAAATGAGTTTGCCAAGATATGTTTCGATGAGGGCAACTATTATAATTTATGTCCCGTTCTGGTAGAGCGTAATACGATCGGTAACAACTTACTAGACTATCTCTTCGACCAGTTGGAGTACGAGAATGTCTGGTTTGACGAAAAACGAAACATGGGACTCCAAATAACAGCCAAGAACAGAGATACGATCCTGGTGGAAATGGAAGAAGCTATTCGCATGAGTGAAGTTAAAATTAACTCCAAGAGAACCGTCCTAGAGCTTAATACCTTCATTATCAGCGATAATGGCAAGGTCAAGGCAGATACTGGACAAAATGATGATCTTGTTATGAGTTTAGCACTATCTATATACGGAGGCCGAAGATACCGAGAGGACAACCCTGAGATCATTAAATTTAATCCTTCCAAAGAGAAGAGACCTCCAATGCCATTAAAATCTCAGAAGATCATGACCTCTAGAGGTAGCATAGAAGAAGACATAACATGGGTAATCAAATAAACGAAAACGCTGGTCCTGGGCTAACAACATGGACACCAGTTGGTGACGGTAGTGTGCAAAGCATGTACACCACTGGTTACATGTCCAAGATCTTTGCAAAGTTCTTTGCTACTGAGGCGCAGAGAAAGCTTGCCATAGGAGGCGACCCTCGTAACATTGAGGGTGATCTTATTGTAAACCCAAAGGGTCTTGATAATATCCTTAGCCCTCTTTGGTCCTACACCCGTGGTCTTCCATTCTTACCTGAGTCTGAACTTAACAGGAAGCGTAGATATGACGAATACGAGAAGATGGATGATTATCCTGAGATTACCGCTGCTCTTGATATCTATGCTGATGATTCTACTCAGAAAGATCTAAGGAACAAGAGATGGAAAGTAGTATCTGATAGCATCGATGCCATCGAAGAGGTTGAGAGACTGTTCGATAGAATCAAGCTAGAGCGTGTATACTACGATATTGTAAGGGGCACTTGCAAGTATGGTGACACTTTCATTGAAACTGTAGCTAATGCTAACGATATGACTGCTGGCATCATGAAAGTTAAGGTGCTGAACCCTTACTACATCATGAGAATAGAAGATAAGTTCGGATATCTCAAGACATTTATTCAAGAAATACCTCATGGCTCACAGGACACAGGAAGTTATGCCCAGAGTAACTCCTCTTACATCGAGCTAGACAAGAATCAGATCGTCCATTTCCGTCTGAACACCTCTGATCCCAAATATTACCCTTACGGTAAGTCTATTCTTGCTGGTGCAATCCGTGTTTATCGCTCTCTCAAGCTCATGGAAGACGCAATGCTTGTCTATCGTCTCTCTAGAGCGCCTGAAAGACGCATTTTCTATGTCGATGTAGGCAACCTACCTGCCTCAAAGGCTGAGGGTTTCCTTGAAACCATGAAAACACGCTTCAAGAAGGAGAAGTTCCACAACAATAATAAGGTTGATGGTCGCTTCAACCCTCTTGCAGTCGATGAAGACTTCTTCGTACCCGTCAGAGGCAACCAAGGAACTAAGATTGACACCTTACCAGGGGCACAAAACCTTGGTGAAGTCGATGATGTCAAGTATTTCCGTGATAAATTGCTTGCAACACTTAAGGTTCCCAAGGATTACATCGTTGAGTACGACAAATCACCTGAAAGAAAGGCAAATCTTAGCCAACTTGATGTAAAGTTTGCTCGCGTTATCCAAAGAGTACAGGATTCCGTGTGTGTTGGCCTTGCTGACATCGCAAAAAGGCACCTAACTATGCTTGACTACCCTGCAAGTGTCGTTAGACGCCTAAAAATCACCCTTCCTGAGCCTTCTGATGTCTTTATCAAGCGTAAACTAGAGATTGATGAGGCAAAAGCCCGTGTTGTACAGGCTGTAGTCGGTACAGGACTCTTCCCAACCAGCCGTATCTACAAAGAATACTATGATATGACTGATACTGAGATTGAAATGGTCAAGAAAGACCTTGAAGACGAGCAACAGAAGCAAAATCAGCAAGAACTTGAGCAACAAGCGGGTCAAGCCCAAACTCAAGCGGCTGCTGACATGGCAGTTGCCGATAATCAAGCTCAAAATGACTTAGCAATGCAACAAGCACAGCAACAAGCGCAACCAGCGCCCCAAAAAGAAGAAATTGACAGCCTGACTCTTCTAAAACGGCAATATTTGATGACTGAGGGCATTGACTCTGCAAAATACCGTGCAATCGACCGAGTTCTGAAAAATAAAAATAAAATCGACGGCTGAAAGGCATTAAAAAGCTATATATTTAGTAATCTGCATCTGCACCAATAAAATGGAAAAAATATTCAACAAGCGAGATAGAAAAATCTCCAATCTTACTCTCATGGCCGATAGTCTCGGCTACGCTCTACGAGAGAATGTTTCTTTATTCTCCGTAGACGATAACAACGCCACTGCTACATTTATTACAGAGGCTGGGAACATCATCGAAGGTAATTATTACTTTGGTGAGGAAATGGTCCTTGACAATATTCAAGTTGAGTCAGGGGACATGTTCAAAGAAGAAGAGAAATTTGATTCTTTCACCAGGGATCAAATTTCTTCATTAGTGGAGAACATTTATAACGACGAGCTTGTTGGTGCTGGTGATATCTTCGATACGCTTATCGAGTCTTGGAACTCTAGAGTAAAGTTCAACAAGACTGTCGAGCGTCTTGAGGAGAAATCACAATCTTTCAACAACACCTTTAACATCGTTGAGACAAAGGAGTTTGAGAGATTCGTTGAGGTTTCCGAGAACATCTCCAAGTTCCTACAGGAGAACGCAGAAAAGATTACAGCTATCCCTGAGATTGTTAACGCAATCCGCCTCTCCAATGTTCTATCCGAGGCTTTCGACATTCCCAGACTTACTCTAGAGCAGCTAGGTGAGCAAGGTGACTTCAGTGTCAAGCTTGGCGAGAACCGTGACATTTACGAGATGGTATGCAAGCAGGAGCTTGTCAAAAAGGAGATCCTTGAGTCCAAGAAGTCCTTCGATACCGTGTGGGTAACTGAGCCCTCCATCTCAAACCTTTCTGTCAAGATGTACGAGAGCGACGATGAGATTGAGAAGGCTCTTGTTGAGGCTTTCTCTAATGTGCCTTACCTTGCACTCATCTCAAAGAAGCAGCTATCAAACACAATCGCAAAGAACCTTAGCACACTTCATGAGCAGGTTGGCTACACAAAGTCTGACCTAAAGGAGTATGTTGCCAAGCTCTTTGAGATGAAGAAGCCTCTCAAAGAGCTTGTTTCTAACCTACTTCAAGAGAAGTACGGTGTCAATGTAAACAACCTCAAAGAGACTCCTACCTTCAAGACCCTTCTTAACACTCAGGTTCTTATCTTCGAGTCACTTGCAAAAGTAGCTCCAAGAAGCAGTGTTATCAAGGAGGCTTTCTCTGCCATGGCTGAGATGCTCAAGGGTAAGAACGGTGTTCAAGCCATCGATGTCAACCAGGGCATGAAGTACCTTTTCGAGAACTCAGGCTTTGCCGAAGTTTACGAGGTGCAACCAATTGTTTCTAACTTCTCTCTCAACGAGTCCGTCACCGAAGACGAAGAAGATCTTGAGATGATTCTTTCTGAGCTAGTCTCTGAAGAGGACGAGGAGAAGAAGAAAAAGAAGAAAGCTAAGTCTTCCAAGAAGAAAGATGACGAAGACGAAGAAGAGGATGATGAGGACGAGAAGAAGGAGATGTCTTCTGATGACGCAGCCGAGGCTGTTAGTGAAGAAGAGAACACGATGACAACTCAAGAACTCATGAAGGCTCTTTCTGATATTGAAGACCTAGTTTCAGGACCACAAGATTTGGAGGATGAGTGATGCGAGAAGGATTTAGACCATATACAAAACTAATTACACTAAACAGTACAACCAGAACAAGCGTTGCATTTAGAGATACAGGAAACAACTCTATCAACTGTAATTACATTAAAGTCGAGCCTGTGAGTGGTACTCCCGATGATGGGCTTTTCTATGTAACTCCTACAGGCCCTTCAACTGAACTAGGTGCCTCTAACACGCTTGCAGCAACTGCATTGCCTGTAGACGCGACTGCTTCTGGTAACTGTGGTGGTGTAGCCTCTTGCTTGAATGGAACAGTCGTGCTATCTTTGATTAGCCCAGATTTCTCCAATTCATGTTTCATATCTCAAACAACAACTGACCCTGTAGTATATGGAATTACTTATGGAGTTGTTCAGGAATCTAATAACTTAAAAGACTCTAGAGAATATAGGGGCAAATAGTGTTTAAGTCCTTTTCAACTCTAAAGACTGTTCTTGATGACGCTGATGTTTCAGCCAGGGCAAGAAGAGTATTTAGAGATGCTCAGATCGTTTTCTCTGACTCTACAGGCCCTGTGATAGCAGTTTTTGGTATTGGTGATTTAAAGGGTCGTAAAGGAAACGATTACAAGGCTGCTTTTTTCAGAATTAGTTCTACTAGGATAGCTCTTAGAATATTTAATTCTAGTGGCACGGGCATTGAAACCCATGTTGGAAACTCGACGGGCTCTGGTGATGAAGTAGAACAAATGGTAGCTGCCGCCGCAAATAGCCCTTATGTTAAGATTAGGTTTGTAAAGAATAGCTCTGAAAGCTTTTCGCCTTCAATTAACTACGCTGATGCAACATCATTCAGAGGTGGCGCAGGTTGATATATAATATATCATGGCAGACCAAATACCTTTAAGAATAGTTACTGTCTCAGGTCAACCCTTTATTGGAGAGTTTCAATCAGGTGACACCGTTGGAGTCGTTCATGGTGGAACTGGTGCATCAAGTATAGCTGGTCTAAAAACCGCCTTAGACTATAACCTAACTGGTTTAGACGATGTTGCTGTAGGGTTCCCTGATGCGTTATCAGCTAACCAAATTATTGTTTGGAACGGGACTGCTTGGGTAAACGAATACAACGACAAGACTGAGATGCGTGTTCGGAACGGCAACGAAGTTGCCATGAGCAAGGGTGATGTAATTGCCATTAAAGATTCTCAGAACGCTAATCTTGTAAATGTTATCCTAGCAGATGCATCTCAAACATCTGCTATGCCTGCTCTTGGTGTTCTTGAGCAAGACCTTGCTGTAGGTGAAGAGGGTATTGCAATTACTTTTGGCAAGGCTCAGGGTCTTAATACATCGGGTCTTACAGAAGGTGCAACTGCTTATGTGAGTCCTACAACTCCAGGGGGTATCACTACTACTAAACCCACCTCTGGAGATCACTTTATTCAAAACATAGGTATCGTTATGAGAGCAAATGCTTTTAACGGTGCTATTAAGGTTACTGGTATTGGTCGTGCTAACGATATACCTAACGCGGAGATTACGACACTATCAGGTGATGCTGATTATGTTTACATTGATGATGGTGGTGTTTGGAAAAAGATTACTCCCGCAAACCTAGGTGTAGGTAGTGGAGGTGGAGGATCCGCATCCTTATCAGGTCTAACTGACACTAATATTTCATCTCCTTCACATAATGAATCTCTTGTTTGGACATCCTCCACAGGAGAGTGGATCAATGCTAGTGTCGCAGGTGGTGGAGGAGTAACGGATCACGGGCTACTTACAGGTCTAAGCGATAACGATCACCCACAGTATGTTCTAACTACTATCAATAATGATCTGTCAACTCTTGTAACAAACATAGAAACCTCTACAGTTGATATATCAGGTTACATAGCTGCCAATGAAACCACATGGTCAACTGACAACGATACAACAGATCACACTGCTCTGAGTAATATAGGCACAAACACTCACGCCCAGATTGATAGTCACATAGCCTCAGGTTCTGTACACTTTACAGAAGCGAGCATTGATCATGGATCTATTGCTGGTCTAGGTGACAATGACCATCCTCAGTATGTTCTTTCTGCTACTAATAATGCTCTATCAAGCCTTGTAACGAGTGTAGAAACATCTACAGTAAGCCTTTCTAGCTATATTGCGGCTAATGAGACTACATGGTCAACTGACAATGACACGACTGATCACACTGCCTTAAGTAATATCGGTACTAACACCCATGCTCAAATCGATAGCCATATTGCTTCAGGATCCGTACACTTCACAGAAGCGAGTATTGACCATGGATCTATTGCTGGACTAGCAGACAATGATCACCCTCAGTATGTTCTTTCGGCAACTAACAACGATCTGTCTACGCTTGTCACTAGCGTTGAAACATCTACTGTAAGCCTTTCAAGCTATATCGCTGCTAACGAAACAACTTGGTCCACGGATAATGACACAACAGATCATACTGCCTTAAGTAATATAGGAACTAATACCCACGCTCAGATTGATAGCCATATTGCGTCTGGGTCTGTACACTTTACAGAAGCAAGCATTGACCACGGATCTATCGCTGGTCTTGGTGATAACGATCACCCTCAATATGTTCTCTCTGCTACCAATAATGCTCTATCAAGCCTTGTAACGAGTGTAGAAACATCAACAGTTAATCTATCTGGGTATATTGCAGCTAACGAGACAACTTGGGCTACTGATACTGACACCACTGATCACACTGCTCTAAGTAATATCGGTACTAATACACACGCTCAGATTGATACTCATATTAGTAACCACACCACCTCAGCAAATACTTGGAATGGTACTTACCAGACGGTATTTGATAACTCGGGTAGTTGGGGTGGTGGAGGAGGAGTCACCGATCACGGCGCTTTAACGGGTCTAGCCGACAACGATCACCCGCAGTATGTGCTATCTTCTACTAACGCTGCGCTAAGTTCTCTTGTAACAGATACCACAGACGCAAGCACATTGTTCAGCGGAAACATTACTGTAACAGGAACTACTGCAACTCATATAGGAACTCTAGGAACTACTGACGCTGCTACATTCGGATTACAATCAAGCGGTAACACTTCCATAATTGCACCATCTCTAATATTGAGTGCGACTACAGCCTATCAATTCCGTAAGAATGGTAGCACTACATTCACTGATACAGACTTCCCTCAGTCTTGTAGGGATTGGGACTCTACCTACAACACTGTTCTTAACAGTTCAGGTTCTTGGGGTGGTGGAGGCGGTGGAGGCGTAGCCGCTGGTATTACTGTTGTTAACACGGGAACAGATAATATTAACTCTACTGGTGGTGCCCTTGTTCCATTAGATGTAACCGCTGGATATCCTGCATATGGAAGTTATGCTACAGACTTTAGTTACACTCCTGGTAATGCCTATGTAACTATCAACACAGCAGGAACTTACGAGGTAACATTTAATGTTGGTTACATTTCAACAACCACTCGATGGAACGGTGTATTAAAAATATACAAAGGTACTGGTGGAGCATCCCCAAGTGCGTGGATTGGTTATGGAGCAGGCAAGATGGGTTATGTAAGAAACTCAAGTGGTCATAACGAGTCCTCTCTAATTGTAACCTGTCTTGTAACCTGTTCCGCTAATGATACTGTAGGTGGTCATGTAATTAACGAAGCCACTAGCGGAACATGTACTCTGGTTGCTAACGAAACATTCATGACAATTAAGAGGATGTCTTGATGGGATATCTTGTAGACGCAAACGGTAAGTTTATTAACTCAGGTGGTAAGATTGTATTTAGACAACCTGTTACTGAATCTCCACCACCTCCTGCTTCACAAGGTACAATTCTACAAACAAACCTACAAGCACACTTCCACGCTGGGGATTCTGCTTCTTACGGAGGAACGGGTACAACTTGGTCTGATCTGACCACAAACAACAACGATCTTACTCTGACCAACGGGCCTACTCATGTAACCAGCCCTGTCAGTGCGTTTGATTTTGATGGTACGAATGACCTCGCTAACGGTGGAGATGTTCTCGACTGGGGTACAGGAGACATTACAATAGGTATTTGGATGAATGCTGACACGGTTACAGCAGGTTATCAATACATTCAATCCAAGTCAGCAAGAGGTAACAGTGCCAGCCGTTATGGGTGTGGTATTAACAATGCTGCTCCATTCTTCTTCGTCATGACCACGGATACTGGCGATGGTTCTATGATCTGGACAGGCTCAAGTAATGTTACTATCTCTACATGGCACTACCTAACCTTTACTACGAACAGAGCAAATAGTCAGGTCAACATGTATATTGATGGAAGTCCTATCACAGAATCAGGTAATGCTGCCGCTGCGGACTTAGATAGAACAGAGGGAGAGAATATTAACTCTACCTTCCCATTTTGGATTGGTGGCACACCTAACTCAGATGGTGTTAGTAACTTCTTACCATTCAACGGTAAGGTAGCAGAGCTTCACTGGTACAACGCTCGCTTATCTGACGCACAAGTGCTATCAAACTACAACGAAACTAAGATCTTCTACACTTAATCCAGTTTAGTGCCTTCTTTAAGAAGGTTGATAATCTTCTCAATGTATCCATCCTTTAATACACGGACGGTGTTGTAGAAGTTCTGCATCTCTCTCATCTTTAGCAGGGTGATGGAGGGATCTTTCTCAAGCATTTCGAGAGTTCCTTTGAGAGATCTAATAGTTGCCATCTCGGCTTCTGTTAGTCTTCCGCGAGCCTTTTTGAGTTCTTCTTCGCTTTTCATACCTTTATGACCTCATGTCCTTCAGAGACATAGGTTGAGAATCGTTTATTTGCGTGGGCACCAATATATTTTCCTGTATCCATGAAATCATAGACATATACCACTTCCTTAGTGTCATGGCGACGAAGAGAGCGTCCGAGTGCTTGTATGGTTGCAATAGGACTCTTAAGGCCGCGAGCATTGATGAAATGTGTGATTTCGCGTATGTTAACTCCTGTTTGCAAAATCTTCGTTCCAATAAGGATTGAGTTTTCTCCACACTCTGTAAACCGTCGAATGGTTTCATACCTACTGCCGAGATCATCTTCACCTCTAAGGAAATAACAAGATCCTCCAATTCCCTCTTGAAGGATGTGACCGTGTTCAAGGTCTCTGACGAGTACAAGTATTCTGGCTTGTTCATGGTTTGATCTGATATCATCCACGATATCTTTGATCATGTTATTTCTGATTTCGTTGTTGACAATAAGTTCTTCGTAAACTCCTCTGTACCCTAGCTCTGAGTCATCAACTTCAGACTCAGGAACTTTGAGCATTTGTATGATTGGTTTGGTCAGGACATTATCCTCGATAAGATCTTGAGTTGTCCTGCATGTGTATATAGGTCCGAACGCTGATATAAGCGTCCATCGAGGGATTGGGTCCTGCGGCACTGTGGCAGTGAAACCGTACCTGTAAGGAGCGTTAGGAAAGCTCTCAATAGCTGCTACGGTGAACTCTCCGTTAGCAAACTCATGAACCTCATCCACCATGAGCACCTCGGCATCTGTGACATAATTGTCGATAATTCTTTCAATGCTTTGGACGGTACACAGCATGATGTCACCATCCTCGTAGCCCTCACCAAAGCAGACACCTACATTGTTGAAACCACACTCGTTCACAAAGAAGTCGTAAGTTTGTTTTAAGAGGGACTTGGCATTGAATAGGATGACCATCTTCTTGCCCATGAGAGACTTGACGATGCCAGCCATAATTAAAGTTTTGCCTGCACCAGTAGGAGCCTTGATGATACAGCGATGATTATTCAGCGCGTGTTGGATCGATTCATGCTGATAATCAAAATAAGTAAAAGGATCGATAGATTTAAGAGGAAGAGACTCTGGGCGTTCATTCTTATATTCTAGCTCAGGAACACAATCAATCTTCTCTAGGTCGGCCAGGATAGAAGGTAACATGCCTGTACCGAACTGACCACCTCTGGTAAAGAAACGCTTCTTACCATCCCATTGACGCCTCTTGTAGGCTGGTGTAAACTCAGCCCCAGGTATCTTGAAGCTATATAAGTTACTGAGAGCCTTTAGGATCTTAGGATTATCAGTCTTGAGTTTGGATTTCTGTGTTCCAATCACAATTTTCATACTTTATTATAGACTATAATAAAGCGGAGTTTTTATATGCCAGCAGCAAAGAAGAAAACTGTAGACGAGATGGTGGATGACATCTTAGCTGATGTCCCCTACAATGCACAAAATACTGTAACTCTCCCCTCAGGTGGGGTTGCTACACTAAGACCCATTACCTTTGAAGAAGAGAAGCAGATTCTTTCCCTGTCAAAGAAAGGAGTAGATCCTTCCCAAGTGCTTCTTGAAAACTGTGTATCTGATATTGATAAATCAGATATCCTCCTAGTTGACAAGATATATCTTTTGTTCAAGCTTAGAGAATTATCTTTTGGTTCTGTTTACAAGTTTGTTGTTGGATGCCCTTCTTGCCACCAAGAAAACAGGATCTCTGTTGACCTAAACGACATGCCTGTAGTTTCTCTGGAAGACATGGGTAGGGAAGTGGAGATACAGCTTCCAATGTGTAAGAAGCCTGCTAAGGTAAAGCTCGCCTCAATGAGTGACGAGGTTTACATGTCAGACCCTGAGCTTCTGATGGATAATCTTTGGAGATTTATCATCAGCATCAATGATGTGGAAAATGACATGGTTATCCAGAAGGCTATCAAAAAACTTCCTGCGGGGGACATTAACACCATAATGTCAACTGTAATGTGCGAGGGGTACGGTCTAACCACTGAAATCCGTGTCCTCTGCTCTCACTGCGGCCACGACTCAGTGATGGAGTTGCCTCTAAATAAAAATTTTTTCTCAGCGAGCTAGAGGAAAACAATCTAGAAAATCTATTTAGAGAAGCCTATATACTTGTTAGAAGGTGTAAAGTCCCCTACAGCGATGTAAAAACTATGGATCGCCAAGAAAGGGGCTTCTTCTTGGGTTTCCTCAAAGAGGAACTCATGGCTGAGGAGGAATATATAAATGAAGCTAAACGGGGTAGAGGTCGTTGAGAGACAGAATCAACCAGGGGTTTTGAGCAGAAACGCCCTTAGATTAAATCTATACAATAATGGAACTTACTTTGATCCTTATGCAGTAAGCTCTGTAAGTCTATTTTTCAAGAAGGAGAATGTTTCCCCAAGCTCTGTTCTTGCTTCAGGGACTCAGCTTATCTCTGATTCAGCGGCATCTTCCGTTAAGTTCAGATGGAGATCAGATAACGCTAATGGGTATGTGGCTGAGTCTGAATTCTCTACAGACGCTTCCGATGCATCTGGAGTTTATCGAACTGATGTGGGTCGCTTTGTAGTTGTCCTAGACGGAACACAGACCGTATCAAGTCTGGATAGAAGCGGGACCACAATAAAAAATACCGCCAGCAGTGTCGGTGATTACATTGATGTATGGACCATAAAAACAGCCGCATCCGCTGACTGGAAAGTCTTTATCAATAACTTTACTCTGTTTCAAGACAACATTATAGCGATCACTGAGCCTCTTATGATGAAGTCTAGAACCAGCCTAATGCCAAACAAGGTTAGACTGGATGAGGTTGTAGAACTAAAGGTTCCTGTTGAAATTACTGTTACCAACAGAAACATAGACGAGAGTATCAAGAACGCTCTCAGCCAAGGAGTATTAACGGAACCTCAGTTTAGGATCCTCAAGCACAACGAAGATAGTAATCTTCCCGCTAGAGTAGAGGTCTCTGGATACTCAGCTACTTCTTCTCTGGTCGAGACTACCTCGGATAACACCATGATCTTCAAGCTAGACACTAGTGTCCTTACAGACGGTAGTATTACTGACCTTGGAGCAGGGACAGGCACCTACTCAGTTGAGGCCAAGTACACTCTCCTCAACGAAACTATCATCTCACCGATGATGTATTTCACAGTCCGCTGAGAACCATATTAGCCCAATCGTAGGGCTTGTAGCTCTTGGCGTAATCTGTGACTAGGAACTGCTCGTCACCAGCAGCAATCAGCATATCGTTCCAGTCCTTGAAGTTGGCACCTGGGAAGATGTGATTGAAGGTAGGCATACAGCAACGCTTACGGAGCCTCTCAAAGCGTTCTAGACCTTCACGACCAGCATCGTCGTTGTCGTAGGCTACTACAATTGGACCCCTGTACTCACGCAGATATCGTATTTGAATGAGCGAAGGGGAGCAGCCGTTGGTACATGTCGCATTAAGACCGCACTCCTTGAGTGCGATGGCATCAAAGGCACCCTCAGTGATGTATAGTGGCTCGGTGCTCTCGGTATCATAAGGGAGAAGGACATGGGAGGACTTAACACCCGCCTCACTGGGAGGGTTGAGATACTTAGGGGTCTGGGGTCCAAGCGCACGGGCTGTAAAGTAGAAAAGTCCGTGTTCGTCCTCGAAGGGGATAATGAGTCTACCTGCGTACCGTCCTGAGGAGGCATAGTAAAAGCGAGCAGGATTAAGATTACGATTGCGAACATAGTAATCCGCAGGGCTGTCCTCTTCGATTGGATTGAACTCTTCATATTCTAGATTCTGTATCTCAGGCGTAATGATTTGGGCGCTAGACTCTTCGGGAAGCTGACCGTTCTCGATGCAGTAGCTGTAGAAGATCTCCTTGCCACGATGGTAAGGGACACCACGAACAATGGACACAAGCTGGTAAAAGTTACCTGTCTCACCAGATTTGAAGCATTGCCATAGGCCAGTCTCAAGGTTGACGGACATGTGACGCTTGTAGTCAGAGGTATCAATGACTGAGTTACAAACCCACTCACGACCGCCGCTCTGAAGGCGTCCATCCTTGATGTTATTCTGTACCCACTCGCTAATCATTTCTTGCGTCTTGGTCTGGTCTTACACTCGTCTAGTCGGCCCTTCACGACCTCTGGGTCATTATAGAGTGGGCATATGGATTTGTAAGAACACCAGTTGCAGAAATCGTTCTTCTGGGGGTACAGGTCATCACTCTTGCATTTGCGGATGGTCCACACATCATCTACAACAGACTTAATGTGTTGCCTAATAGTCGCCTCGGTGTAGGTAGCCGCGACAAGATTGTTTGATAGAGGATAATAGTGGGCGAAGGTAATGTTTCGTATAGGGACACCCGTAAGCTTGTGTGCTGCGTAGACATAAGATTTCCCTTGGCTATCATTGAAGAGTTCGAATTTGGTCTTCTCTCGTCTGGAAGTCTTGTAATCCACGACAAGAATATCTCCTGTTGGTGCTTTGATAATCCTGTCAATATATCCTTCATGTTTGATTCCATCAGCAATCTCCTCTGCGAAGTGATGCTCCACGATGGACTCCTTTGGCAGTGACGCATTGAACCGCAGGAAGTTCTTGAAGCATTTCTCGATGTCCTTGTTGTACTTATCTGGGAACTTATACTTGTCCTTTATATCGTTAGCCTTAGCCCAAAGCTGGTCGATAGAGGTAGCCCCTGTGCTATGCTCAAATACCTCATGGATGAATGAGCCGAAGTGCAAGGCTCCAGTATTGCCAGGATCTGTGTCTTCGTACCTGTTCACATAGTTGTATTTATATTTGAGTCTGCACTGGCGAAAGGTTTCTCTCTTTGAGTTGCTAATTGTGTTACAAAACATCACAGTATCATAGGGTAATAAATCTCGATCTCGATAGCCTGGAAGAAGTCCTGAACCTGCTCCTCAGAGTATTTGCACTTCTTGGTCATATAGTGGTACAGACTCCTCTTTTTTAAAGGTTTCTTGTCAGAAACAGTCTTCAAGAGCTTATACTGAAACTTCTTGATGAAGGATGTAGAGAATCTATGTCTCCACTTACTTACAAACTTATCACTAAAGGTATAGTCTAGTAAGTCTATAAACTCTATAATTTCATAGTTATCTATACTCATCATCATTAATAAATATTACTATATAATACAGGCACATGGCTGAGATTTCGAAAAAAGATCCTAGATTTCTAGAGATTCAAGAAGAAAAACTTAAAAGGGCCCTGGAGATAGATGAAACGGGACTTGACCTGATCTCTGCTAGGGTCCCTTCGGTCAATAGTATCAGCCCTGGTAATGTAGTAAGTTTCTCCTACAATAAATCAAGTTACATGGCCCTTGCAGTGTCTAATGGTAGATCAGGCCCTAGTAGTGCAGTATTCAGGAGTCGAGGTACAAAGAATAAGCTGTTCTCTTGTTTCTTGGTGGATCACCTGTCTAGTGAATCCTTAAAGATTATTATCGAGTCCCTAAATAGATATGGGAGCTTCACAAAGATAGCTTCCTACAGGTACATAACTAACCTATTCGGACTTTTTGTAGGCAGGGAGAATTACAGAACATTTATATCAACAGGAAGGATGTCGAATCTAACCAGGATATTAACTAAAGGAAGGTAACCATGGCAGACCCTAATGACCCCACTGGACCTCTTGGAAGAGGTTTTGAAGAGTTCAAGCGTCAAAGTCTGGCTCTAGCTTCTGCTTTCAATGGGCTTACAGGCGTATTCGAGCTAGGCATTAGAAGTTTAGGCGTAGCTGGTGCGGAAATTTCTAAGGCTTTAGTTGAGGTTACTAAGGTTGACCAAAGACTAGCTGTAATCAACTCTGATCTAAATTCCGTTCTTGGAGGAAACACAGACGCTCTCGAAGGAACCACCGCAGGGTTAGAGAACGCAACAAGGGCACTTACAGAGTTAAGGATTGCGGGCTTTCAAGGAACAAACAAAAATCTAGTAGATCTCGCTACTAGACTCAAGCTATCGGGCCAGAACACTGCTGCCTTGTTTTCTCTGTCTCAATCCTTACTTGGGATGGGCAACCTGACTGAAAAACAAATTGATAGCTTTGCCAAGAATGTCATCGACCTATCCAAGAGCTTTGGTGTAACGGGTGACTCAATCATCGGAGCGGTAAACGAGCTATCCAACAATCTCAGTGTTCTAAACATTGGTGGCGGTGCAGAAGCAGCAGCTAACTTTACTGCAAGGTTGGCAGCCGTATTAGGTCCTGAAAACGCTAAACTAGCAGGGCAGTTTGCGAAGACCTTGACAGATGTAAATACTGATCAAAACCAATTAGCGATCCTAGGTCTAGAGGGTTTAGCCAATAAACTGTTCCAAGGTATCGAGCCCTCTGCTGAAGAATTAAGAAGTAGCCTTGATAGAGCAAGAGAAGTTTCAAGAAGCATCGTAGGAGAGCAAGGGCAAACCACGCTTAGAAGTCTTCAGGCGGTCCAAGGTATTCTTGGTGACTTAGGCCCTGCATCCATCCTGATAGCTGACAAACTTGATGATGCAAGCTTCGCAGCAAAGAGCTTTGGAGACAAGATCTCGGAGTTGTTCGGAGTAGTAAAGCAAAATCTTCTTGCACCTTTTAATCGAGCCATTGCTGAGTTACAACCATCCTTTGAGTATTTGATTAAAGGTCTAGCAGCCGCAGCGACATCATTCCTAAATTTGCTTGCAGCGTTTAATCCTTTGATTGCAGCCGTTGCGCGTGTTGTAGGATTCATTGGTAGAGTTGTTGGAGGAATCCTTAATGTATTTGGGGCCCTGGTGGCTACTGTTTCCAATATTTTTGGATTTGACGCAGGTTTAGGAGGCTACGGTAAAGTTCTTGATACTTTACTCGGTCTCAAGAATTCAAGCGAAGACAGCGCCAACTCATTAAAAGAGATTGGATTAGCCTCGAAGGAACAGAGAAGAAGAGAGCTTCTAAAGACTCCATCAGAAGAAGGTGGTCTCTCGTTTATAGAGAAGAGAAGACTGCAAGACTTAGACGCTCTGGTCAGAAGCGCAGAGGTTCCATTCTTAGCAGAGCTTCTCACAGTTAATAAGCAGCAGTTGATTGGTCAACGAGAGTTGATTGACGAGACGAAAAGAAAAGAAACGAAAGCAGTAGCTAGTAGGAGGAGATGATGAAGGAAATAGTTGACAGGCAGTTAGAGAATAGATCTAAGTTTGTTTTCAGCTTTAACAAGCGAGACGGTAAGGCCCCCATTATCAGAACTTTACACTTTGCTGAGAACATTGATATAAAGGAGAGTGTGCAAACTAATTACTCTGAGTATACTCCTTTGGGAAGCAACGGCTCTGTCTTTACATTCTTAGGAGCTAGGTCTAGATCATTCGATGTAAACTTCAATATTACTCTTCCTAACATCATGATGTATACTTTGGTAAAGCCTCCTACGGAAACCAAAAAGTCTAGAGTGTCTAAGGCGGATTACTTTGAAAGAGACAATGTGGATAAGACCTCTAACTCCATCAAAAGCGTAGAGAGTATTCAGTCTAACATAGAGAAGTTTGCGAACGATTTTATCAACAATGTTCTTCTAAACGGTAACGATGTTCAAACCTATGAAGAACTGCCTGCACCTTTAGCAAACGAAGTTAGCAGAGGCATAACAACGGGAGCGGGAGCAGACACCAGACTAACTGCTATACTAAAGTGCATGTACTGGGTGAACTTGATTAGAAGTAGTGTGATGACAAGTTCTAAAAAGCCATCACTAGGTCCACCTATTGTTAGCATGGTTCATGGTATTCTTTACCAAAATGTTCCATGCATTGTAACAGACTACTCAATATCTCACGACCCCGCTGGAGGTTACGACGAAGTAACCATGCTTCCTAGAATACTGAAATTTAGTATGAACCTAAGGGAGGTTAGACTTAGAGGGTTGGACTTCAACCCAACGACTCCTGAATCTTCTAAGATGATGCCAGGATGGGACTCATTCATTGAAGAGGGCTTTGCCACATTCGACCCCATGAATGCAGTACAAAACACCACGGATCAAGGTACTATATAATGGCTCAAACAAGATACAATGAGGGTGTGATTACCGTGTCTCACAAAGGTAAAGATATTACTACCTCTGTGGGATCTCAAATGGACGATTTCATTTCGACCATGGATACTCGCTATACTTATCAGATCGGTAAGATACCTGCTGAACACGATGTAAGGCCAGACTTAACATCATTTGTCTTCTATGATACTGTATCAAGGTGGTGGTTGATGCTACAGTTCAACAACATAAATGACCCTTTCGAAGGATACACCGCAGGTAAGTTTATAAAGATACCTAACTTATAATGCAAGGTCTAGGAAGAAGAGATAGATTACCTATAGGGCCTCGATTTGATGAAGTCGAGAGCCCTCAAATCATTATATCTGGTAGAGACCCCGAAGGAGATCGCCTTCCAAATGAGGAAGATATTATTCTTTCCACTCAAGATGGAACTTTAATATCTTACACCGAGGGTTGGGATGGAAAACAAACAGAGGTAACTATAGAGCTTCTTGATCCTGATGGGATTTTCATATCTAAAATATTTTCATTTTACATTGATAACCTGAGAGCTTACTTTCAGAACTTTTCTTCAGTGGAGAGGAGCACGGCTAGAGATAAGCAGATAGTCCACCTTTTTAGAAAAGAGTATGCAATCAATCAACGAACCTTAAGTGAAAAACGATCAATTGGTACTTTAAGAAGTGCTGATGTTCCTTTTACCATATTGGAAGATGAGGATTTTGCCGCTTCAGCGTTTAATGCGGCCCTGTCTAAATTAGAAAAAAATTATATAAATCAGGGTGACACGATGACTGTTTTTCCAACCGACCCTACCGTTACTAAACTTCAAGAAGCCTTGGATACAGTCGGACTTAACCCAGAAATGTTTATCAATGTTGGCTATGGTCATGAGAGTGGTAAGAACTACTCTGGATTCAAAAAGCTAACAATGAAAAATATTGTTCTGAACCAAGATAGTAACAGAGAGCATACCTTAGCTATCAAGTTTGTTCCTAACTTGCACGCGGAATCTGCTTCAGATAATGACGAGCCTATAGTTAGAACCGATAGTGAAAAGGGAACAGATCATGTATTCCCAACTTCTACAGATAAGAATGAAGCTCCAATTCTTCTAAAAGCTAGGTACACTAACGATGGTAGTGTTATAGGTTTCACTAGAGATCTATCATCTACTTTAACATCTAAAAGACCTAAAGAGGTTTTTGTAAATAATACAGCCAATATAGTTTTCTTGATAGAAGATCTTTTGGAGAGGTATTTGATTGATAATCAGGGCAATAGAAGTGTAGTCATGTTAAGCCCAGCTATGGAGTTGGCAATAAAAAAGCAAACTGAGTTAGCAAGTTTAGACCCTACTGCATCGGTTGCCCTCCACAATCTAAGTGTGAAATTAGCTAAGTGTGGAATTAGAGTAAAGGTTTCTCAAGAAGAGGTTCGGGCTAGAGGTTATGTTAATAATCCAGAGCTTCTAAGAAGAAGAGGATCAAGAAGAGAAGATCTAATAAATGTTAATCTAGAAGGCTTAGAAGATAATACTATTGATATAATAAAAACAGTTGATTACAGCTACTCACTATTCTTAGAAGTTAATGAGAATGAAAGTAGAAAAGATAGGGTCGAGGATGTTATAAGACTTTTATACAAAGAGTTTCAAGTATATCCTAACGACATATCTTCTCGGGATGTAAAAAACTCTGGTCAAGTCAGAGCTATTTTTGATCAGCTTTATACAAAAAAGAGAGAACTAGAAGCAACTTCAAGCGAGCAAATATTGGAGGCGCTTGCACCCGCAGACCCTAACAGTGAATTAGGTAAAGTAGAGGCAGCAGCAACAGTATACATAAAAAAAGGTCTTAACAATAGCTATAGAGAGCTAAATAAGCCTTTTGAAAAGTTAGGTAATGTTCTTGTAATCGGTGATGACTACATCATAAAAGGATTGATGTTCCCCAAGGACATAGCATTTACTAGAGGTGAGTACGAACAGTATTCTAATTACATAAAATCGAACCTAGGATTTCTTAGCAACGAGACTATCTTTACTAATCTAAACTGTAATGCGGTTAGATTTATAGAGGGGTCCAGAGGACAAGGGCTGTCAAAGTATTTAGAAAGATGGACCGCTTCTCAATCAAGTGTAGCACATCAAGAAATACTTATACCTGATGAATACGCATTAAGATTCTTGCCTAATCAATTAGAAACTATACTTAGAACTACCCTCTTGTTCATAGCAGGCTCTGAAAATTCAAATGTCATAGAGGTAACTTCTGAGGAGAATAACTTTGCTTTTGCGGAGTACCAAAGCTTCTTTAGTATAGGTAATAAGAAAGGTATTAAGAGTGCTAGAGAGTTTTTCTCTTACGACTACAACAAAGCAAATTATTTATATAACCTTTCCGACGCCCAGATTGAACAAATAGTAGGAAATGTCATGAGAGGTATTTACGGGGATACCTCTCTCATGAGGGTTCTAGAAGAGATAAACCAACGGCCTGTAGATGAAACACAAGCAGCACAAGACTTGAAAGACATGTATAGGACTATAATAAATGAGATTAAAGATTCTGCTCAAGTAAAAAATAAAAATATAGATCCTAAAGCCTTAACGAACTACTTACTCTACACTCAAAGTCTCGCTCAGAACGCAAGAAAGCTTGTCATAAAAACAAGCCCTTCGTTCTTCATAGATGAGACCACAATAAAAGATCCAGTCATATTCTTTCATAAGAACCCTTTCATCACTAGCTCTCAAAGCCGCATCTCTGCCTTGAGTATTCTAAATGGCCTATACCAGATAATCGGATACAAGCATGTTATAAATGGATCTGAGTGTTACACTGAAGTAGTTTTACTAAGAAATCAACTAGCGGAGACCTTTGCAATATCCTCCAACATAACTGACATAGAAGGGTGACATGAAATTACTAACAGCAATAGTTACAAGTGTGTTCGATCCTCTCGATCCTACAATGATTCACTGTTCAATCATTGGAAGTGACGAGGACGGGTCTTTCTCTGAACCTGTGCTGTATACTTCTCCCTGCAATCGAAGTCAGTATCTTGAAGCAGGGGGAGCAGGGCTTACGGCCTATCCTAGTAGAGGGGATCTTGTTCTAATCGCTAAGGCCGACAACGACTCGTCTTACTTCTATATGTCAACGGTAACTGGCGCTACCCCAGAGGACCTAGAGAAGGGTATCAGAAATTATCCCTCAGACAAAAACATAGCAACCCTAGACACTAACAAAAAGTCCCTGTCGCTCCGAGATAATGTTGGAGGTGTTGTTGAGTTCGTAGACAAGTCCAATAATACTTCTAGAAGATCCTATGTCAAAATCTCTGATGGCCCTGATAACATAACTCTTAACAGGCAGTACCAGAACGAGTCGATTCACCTTAGAACAAGGGGTGGAGATACTCAGATCAGAATGAACGGGCCTAGGAAGTTCTCTGGAGTAGATCATGGCCCAGGTTCGCTATTAGTTCAAGGTGAGCGTAATACTGTTCTGAAAAGTAAGAAAGGCAATGTAAGGGTGGAGGCTGCGGCTGAAGCTAGATCAATCATGATCAAGAACAACGCTCAGTTTATTGGTATGAATGTCTCCAATGCCACTGACCCTTTCTCTGGGCAGATTACTATGGAGTCGCTGTACAATCAGATTTGTCTTAGAACATATGGGTATGGCCCATTTGCAAGTCCCTTTAACGGCATCTTCTTGCAGTCAGGTATAACACCCGTTGTTGCTGTAACAGACCCTTCCGTATCTCCTACAGGTGGAGCAGTTCAAGCCCATGGAGGACACATTGCACAAATGATCGCAGGTGGCCCTCTGTACGCTGGAGTAAGGTGTACGGGAGAACTAGCACCAGAAAGCCCAGGGGTAGCAGCGGTAGACATACAAGCACCTATAATTAACCTTACCGCAGCAACAGCTATAAATATTAATGCGCCTCTAGTTAACTTCCAAAATGGCGTAACTGGTCTTCCTATTGTACCAAGACCCACAAACCTAGACGCACAACCACCAGTACCAGGAGCAGGCTAAGATGGCATCAAACCCTAATATATTCGGAGAAAGCTTCCCCGTAGGCTCAAACTCTATCCCAACCTTCGGAGTACCAGCATGTATGCTAGAGCTAGGTCTTGAAGCCTTAAGCCTCCTACCAGGGGATGCCCTAGCGACCATAGCTTTGAGTATGAACGAAGGCGTCTTAGCTGCTAGATCAGTTATTGCCGATATCAAAGCTGAGATCCTTGAGTTCCTCGGTCTTGCTCAAGATGAGATAGACGGTCTATCCTTCTTCAAGATTGACGCTGGCTGGGCAGCGTTGGGTAACGCGATAGGAGCGGTTGCAGGAGCTTTGTCATTCCTAGACGAAATCGCTAGTACCGCACAAGCTATAGGTCAAGACATTGAAGCAATCAAGGATTGCCTTAGTGACTACGAAACTCATCTCCAAAGACAAAGAGGCAGCGATGCTGCTTTAGCTCCTACCGAAGCACAGTTGGCAATCTACCAAAGCCAAATCGATTCAGCCGAACAATTCATCGATGATGCCGTGGTTGTTTTAGGACAAATATCAGAGATCCTAGCTGGTAGAGCAGCGGGAACTTTGGTCGATCCCACAACCCTAACAGATACCATAGAAGAAGAGGACGAAATCTTCAGATTAACCTTCGGCCCTCCAAAGTCCACCAAAGGAACTTTCCTTCTGTCCGTTGATGGTCTTTACTACGACTCACAAAACAGAACTTACGCAGCGTCTGGAAACATTCCAACTCTAGAGGACCTCCCTTTCATTGCAGATTCCTCAAAGTGGAAGATGGACCATTCTCCTAACCTAGGAGGTAAAGGAACCCAGATAACTCTGAATGATCTTGACAGGTATGTTGACACAATACTTGATGTGGAGAAGATAGATGAAGCAGACTATCTTCAAAACTATTACACCAAGGATCACTTACTAGAAGTTCTTGAGGGTCAGAAGAACCTCGTTGTAAGTGAGTTAGACGCTCAAAGGAAGGATATACTGAATACTTACGCGACTAGCTCCGCTGTGTATATTAACATGCAACAGCAAATCTTCTCAGAGATCGAGCTATTCGATACCAAGATTCGCAGAAGAAAGAAGCAGATTGAGCTTGCCGTCAAGGCACCTGATCTTTTCGGTGTAGAGGTGTCGTTCAAGCCTGGAGAGATCCCAATCAACGACTTCAGCTACCTTAGCGACATACACCTCAACATTGCCCTTGAGAAGCAGCGTAAGCTCGTTCTAGACCAGGGAGACATTAGCGGTGTAGTTCTACCCTTCAAGCCTGTATTTGCGGGAGGCGGCTCTATGGGCAACAATGTGGCTATCGCACCACTAGAGGTAAACAAGAATATTATCGGCGCTCTAGCAAGTGTTGGTGAATACTCTGATTCTACTCCCACTATTGCTCCTGTTCTAACTGTGAACGATCCTATCGTGACAGAGGATTTGGTTGCGGTATATAACTTCTTAGAAACAGATGTCGAGGACACAGGGTCTACAACTTATAATGTAGCTAACTGCACTGGAGATTCTCGTCAAGACATGCAGCTAGTGGCTAAGACTAAATCGGCTGCATTCCCTAAGGGTCTTGCTATCCCTAGATTTAGCGGTATTGTAAAGTTTGCTGGGGATGATAACTCATTCTTGAGAAGGGAGGAGCATGGAACTTATGGAAGGCTGCCTGCCACAAACGAGATGCAAAACCTTCTGTACAACCCTAGTGGGTGTGCCTTTGATTTCTGGCTGCACATGCCTAACTTTACTTCAGGTAACAACGACTTTGAGGTAAAGGTATTTGACCAAGGTTTAGATGCATCCTCTGAGATAAGCTCCCTAAACCTATCTCAGCCCAACGCTTCTTGGACAGACTTCAATTTCTACAAGGCGATCATCTCCAATGAAAATACAGGTGGTCCAACGGTAGGTAACTCAAGTAGCGTAGTAAACGATTTTACTACAGATCATGTGAGAAGCTTGTTCATAGGGTTTACTAGAGACCCTGCGTTTACAGTGAGTGCTATTGATGAGAACTCTGATGGTAAATTCACGGGGGCGGATTCTTACCCAGGACTGGCTGGGACACTAAACCCAGTTCAAAGCTATTCTAGTCTGGACGCCTCTGACACGGTAAACGCCACCTCAGCCACTTATTTCATAGTTGCTCCTATGCAATCATTTAGTAAGGATGGGTGTTCTTTCATTAGAAGAGATAATTGCGCTCCAGACGAGTCTATGTTTAGAGGTTTAGCAATTCCCATCGATAGATCTGTAGAAGGAGATAGCATAGCTGATTGCTCGTCTACTTTTGTTCATATGAACATAAGTTTTGATTTTAGCAAGGACCTCTTGACAGTTTTCTTAAACGGAAAAAGCCTTTACACAATAAGCATTTCTTCTGAGTTTGGTATTGATAAGTACAAGACTTTGGGTATACCTACCTTCAAGAAGTTGGGTAGTAATCCTAGTTTTGATTACCCAGGGGTCATACCTCAATCAGAAAGTGAGGATTTCCTACAAGGTCCTAAGAATGATCCTTTCTTTACTCCCTGGATGGTTGGAGGTGGCTGGACCGATGGTATTAACCTAACTGTCGAGGCAAACAAGGGCGCTAATAGTAAAACAGGCGACCTTAATAAGTATGGAACAGATGCCTCAGAGGTAGCTGGAACAGGCTTTATATCAGACCTTTCCAGTGTTCAAGGTGGGTTTACAGGCCCCTCAAACGGACTTCAAAGTGGCTTGGGGGGTCACCTTGGAAGTTTGAAAATTTACTCTAAACCCCTATCTATTAGTGAGGCTTTGAAGAACTACAACGCTCACAAAACCTTTTTCTCCAACATTGAGGTCTAAATGGCAAGCATAGTATATGGACTAACACCAACTAAGCAGACTGTAAAAAGTATAACACAGCCTGTGGATGATTCCATATATGGGCTAAGATTTCCTCTTGGAAAGGGGGATATCCTTTTTCAAAAGTCTTCAAGAAGGGAATTACTAAAGGGTCAAGTAACTCAGCTTTTATTCACTAGCCCAGGCGAGAGGGTGTTCTTACCTAATTTTGGTGTTGATCTAAGATCCTATGTATTTGAGCAGCTAGATGATTCATTAATAGCTAATTTACAGGCCCAGATTAGCAATCAGATAAGGCTGTATATCCCCAACGCTGAGTTAGTTTCTATTAATGTTAGGACTGATGATGGGCATTACTCAGGTATCCCAACTCTGGTGGTCTACCTGAGTGTAAAAGAAAAAGAAACCAATGAGATCATACCTCTGGAGTTTGCGACATGACCGACAATATACCATACACAACGGCTGCATCGGACTTCATGAAGTCTATTGTATTCAAAGAGGATGAGAAAACCTCTTTGATTGATTTCACAGCTACAGACTTCATAACTCTTAGAAATAGACTAATTGAGTACATCAAGGCTGTTTACCCTCTAGATTATGATTTATTTGCTGAGTCTGATTTAGGCATGATGTTTGTCGAGCTTATTGCTTACATGGGCTCCGTCATGTCAATGAAGACAGACATGATAGCACATGAGATGTTCCTGAAGACTGTAAAGTCTCCTGCAAACCTAAGAAAGATATTTGAAATAATCGGAGTTAGATTAAGAGGCCCAGGAGCAGCATCGGCTAAAACAAGGCTAACTGCCGATGCAACAATTGGTGACTCCGAGTTTACTGTCCCTGCTGCATCTAGGGTATTTCAAGCTAACTCTACTCTAGATGGTCAGCCCGTGAATTACACTTTGTACTCCACCACAAACGGGTTTATTGATAATCCAACTAATACTGCGGACCTGACCTTTTACAAGACTGATTCAGAGGGAGATCTAGGCAATGAGTGGAACAACGCTGTTCTTGTAGAGGGTTCTCTAGCTGTAGATACGGGAATCTTCTCCGATGTGGATGTTCTTAAGGAAATAACCCTAGCTAATAGCCCCGTTGTTGACGGAAGTATTCAAGTCTTCCTTTCAAACGCGGGCGATGCAAGCGGGGTTTACAAAGAAGTAAACTCATTACTATCAACATCTTCTTCAGACTTGAAGGTGTTCCAAACTGTCTACACTGATGATTTCCAAGCCACTTTACAGTTTGGGGATGGCGTCACGGGCGTCCTTCCTCCTAATAATTCAAGCTACATCATAACCTACAGAGTGGGTGGGGGTCAAAGAGGTAACGGGCCTACCAACGCTGTTAACGGTAATTTTACCACTCAGGAAGGGTCTGGAGTTTCTCTGACTAACACCAATCCTTTTACAGGAGGAACAGAGGCCGAGACAATAGATCATGCAAAGAAATATGCAAAGCTAGTTTACAGACAACAAGACAGATTAGTGTCCTTGGATGATTATGTGACCTTCGCTAACATCTACAGAGATACGCAAGGGCAAAGGGTAAAGGCAACTGCAACGACAAGAAAAGCCTTTAGCTCTGCTAATGTAATTGATGTGTATCTTCTACAAAGAGCTTCACCTACTCAACTACAAAAAGCCTCTCTTTCCTTTAAGCAAGCCATGCTCGAAGCCATGGAGAACAAAAAGATGATGACAGATGAGATTGTTCTAGTAGACGGTCTTATTAGGACAGTTGATCTTGATGTTAGAATAACCATGGATGAAAGATTTGAGCCTAATGAGACTGATATAAAATCAAGAGTAGCCAGAGCTATTAACGGATACTTTAATGTAGATAAAAGAGACTTTGGGGAAGACTTCTTACCTTCAGATGTTTCAAGAGAAATATTCACCTCGGTTGATGAGGTCCGTATTGCTGAGATAACTAATTTCAATGAAAAAGTTTCCCTGGATATCAATGAAATTATTCAGCTAAACAACTTTACAATAACTGTCAACTATGTCTAGAAAGTTTAGTAGAAGGAACTACTCAGAGGCACTGGATAAACTAGTGCCTCAGATTTATAATGAAGAGGATCTTAAGCTCGCTGAAGAGAAGCAGGACCTTCCTTCTAAGATACTTGATGCTGATGCGGATCTAGTCCTAAAGTTTCTTGACATAAACGGTCTTATCTATGATTACTCTGATAATGACGGTAGAACTTACCCAACCCTTAACTTAGAGTTTTCTTCTTGGAATACCTCTTCCTATTCAGATAGAACTGCGTCCTCTACTAACGCCTACTCTGGATACTCAGAGGGGTTAGTAAAGTATTTCATTCCTCAAAATAAGTTAACTGAGATTACTCCTAGCGAGTTCGACCTAGAGATCTTAAGTCCTTTAGGGTATGATATAAACGACTACGAGACCTCCGCAGCCTTTAGAACCTTTGTAAGTGGAACCTTGCTGCCCCAGCTACAACTAGGAAGTGGACCCGCATCCAGCCCTTCCCCTGCTGTGCTTCCTACGGAATTTGGATCTACACATGACAAGGCCGCTAATTACCTTATCGATTCATTAGGCTTGTTCGCCTTAATGAATTATGATCAGTATTATACTGACAAAGTAAGAGAACTAATCTCCGATAAGTTCACAGATAAATTCTATAACTTCAAGAAAACAGTTACCTTAGGTGACGCTCTAGAAGTCTTGAAGAGGTTATCTTTTGTTTATACTGATTTACAGCCAAGGGCATGGAACGATGAATTTAGAGTCTCAGCGACAACCCATTTAAGCGGAACACAGTCATTAGACAAGTACCTAACTTGGAACAATATACTGTATGATCTACCTTTAACGGAAGAGGATGAAACTTTTACAAAGGACTTTTACATAAAGTTCTTTGAAGACAAAAACTTCACAATTCCTTATGTAACCGAAGGTCCTTTGAAGAAGTTCTTAACTGCTATGGGCTTCTTGATAGGAGATATTGATAATGAAGTATTATCACTCGAATCTTTAAACTCAATTGAAGAGTGTCCTGCTAAGTATCTTCCATACCTAGCTGATCAAATTGGATGGGAATTTTATACGAGTAATAGCGAGTCTTGGAGAAGACAGCTTCGAGACGCTCGAAAGCTGCTTCAAAAGAAAGGAACTAAGCAAGGGCTCATTGATCTACTGAAGTCCATTTTACCAGCCACTGAGATTGATTTTGATAATGGGTTCTCTGAATACTACGAGTCTTACATTCCTTATCTGATTTACTACCTACTTAAAACTGAAGCAGATCAGTTAGAGTCTTTTAGCGTTTGGAATCAGACAAAGGCTAATGAGTTCGCAGGAGGAGAGTTTGATCCTAGCGACTTGGATAAAAACATTAGATTTGTAGTTGACCATATTCTTCTAGAGGCAGTATACGAGTTCTCGGATTTATTTAACATTCAAGGATACGCTTTCGCTCCTGACAACCCTAAGTTTACTTTCAACTATAGAGATAGGGATTTCAACATACCTCCATTTGAGGACGAGCGATTCTACAAGGATTGTGACCTAACATATGATCTGGTAAAGTTCTTCAAGGAGAAGATGGTATGTTTAGGTGTTGAAGATTCTATATGTGATTCCTTCGAGAGTTACATTCTCTCAAATACTATCGATGGGGATCAAGATCCTAAACTCTACAACAATGGGTTCTTGTTCTTGACAGAAAGCTTACAGCAGGCTCCTAATTACGATAGAGTAATAACTGATCTAGAGAGCAAGCTGTACGATTATCTCCCACTATGGAACGGTAAATCCTCTCAATTCACTTTGCAGGTATCATCAGGAACTTTTGACGATAAGTTCTTTGTACAGACTGCTTATACGACTGAAGACTTCTTTGAGTCACTAAAAGCTATTTCTGATTTCGTCCCAGCTAAGGCAATAGAGAGAGTCGATGTAAACCTTAGAAGGACTGATGCTTTAGATTCGTTTACAAACACTTATCCAAGGGCTTCCTATAGAATGTTGGACACCCCAAGTCCAAGTGGTGCCATGGCTTCCTTTGAGATATCAACTCTCAACATGAGGTCCAATGTTCTAGGGTTAGTGGGAAGTAGTGTCGATCCAAATTATGTAAAAGATCCACGGAGTACGAACGACTACTCGGCTCTACCCGTGTTCAAGAGAGACAGATTAAGTTTTTCTCGAACATCTACTAATGACGCTTACATCGATGTAAGCTCCGTTTACACTGTTAGTGGTCCTTACGAAGAAGTTGCTCCTAGAACTGCGGTTAGAAGGCGAGACCTACAGAAGAACCTTTCAAAAGGGCAAATCTTTAGAAGAGATGGGTTTAATCCTCCTTCGTTCTTGAATACAACTACTAAAGGCACGGGGACCAGTTTAACAGCCCTAGGTGATCTGAGTTCTTTCGTGGAGTATATTCCTCTAGGACTAATCCCAAGCTCATACACCTTCACCCCTGTCCCTGACCACAAGAATGTCCCAGAGGTGTACGACGAGTGCCAAACAACCGCTTCGAATGATGTTTTCAATGGTGTTAGAAGTAAGTACACATTCAAGACTAGAGGGGCTGTTGATACCTATAACTTACCTTTGGATCACGGGTATGCTAATAATCTTGTATTCAAGTACAGGGATAACCTAGACGAGATTTATAAGCTTATCGTAGATCTCAAGGATGAGGATCTTGAGCTACAGGCGAAGTTAACTGTTGATAATAATCTTAATGTTATTAAGAATATAAACTGGAAGGACGAGTACGAGTCTATAAAGAATAGTCTCTGGAATGATTTGGATTACTCTATAGAAAACGACTTCAACAAGATGAGGATGGATTTCTACAAGAGGCTTCCAAATGAAATGAACAAGACCTTCCACTACCTTTACTTAAACGACTATGTAAAGCAAGGTAGAGGTAGCCTGTCTAATGCTACTTTGGATGATGTTATATACGGGGGAGCGTCTCTTATATCCCATATCTACGGTCCAACATTCTTCAATGCTTTACATAAGCTCGATGGATCCGCAGTAGGAAATGTCTTAGCCTCGATTGATGCTGATAGAGATACTGTATTTGATAGAAAGACAGAGATAATTAACAACAAGATAAAGTCTCTTAACGAAGACTTCGAGTTCCAAATAAGGTACTGTGACAATAATTTATCGGATACGGATTTCCAAGTAGGAACTGCCCCAGAGTCGTTTAGCCAAAACTACATTAGTGGTGTAGAGATTCATACATGGAAAAACTCTGCTGCTAACAAAATGTTTGTGTACGACCTGTCTTCTGATGAAGGCTTCTTGTCTGAAAACTCAACGCTACTTGATGGAAACCTTTTAGGTATGAAGTCCAAGGAGTTCTTACCAAGACTAAAGTATACCTTCAAGTACAAAGAAGCAGGAGATACCGACAATTTCTTACGCCCTGAACATAACTTTTCTGTAGAGTTGAGTTCTCTTTTCCTAAGAGAGGACAGCTTCCAGACTGACCAAAGAACGGCTTCTGTCTGGATTCATACAGAGAAGGAAACCGACTTCTACGGTAAGAGTATTTTCTGGAATTATATGCCTGACGGCACCTGGAAGATTATAGATTCAAGTTCTGTAGAGGGAAGTGAAGGTATTGCGTATGTGAGAAACAATTTAGTTCACAACTTTGCTCACTCTAAGAAAACTATAGAGAATAAGGTTGAGATTAATTCATGCTACATTGATAATGTCAATAGAGAGGTTCTTTACTCACTTGTAAATGAGGACTTTTATGTAGATAAAGTTCACTTCAATACCTTGAATAGGCACATTGCAGTTCCTCTATCTTACTACCAGTATAAGCAACAAGTTCACCGTTCTGATCAGAACTACATGATCGAAGTATTCCCTTCACTTACGCAAGATGATTCACAGTTCTGGGCCACCAAAGGAATCAAGTGTGTTGATGAAACCATGAGGTTAAGAGCCTCTGTTCAAAAGAGCTTTGAGATACCCGACTACTCACTGTCACTAACGGATACTCAAAAGAAAGTCGAGTTCTTCTATCCTGATGGAGGCGCAGTCCCCTTAGGAACCACTGTTTATATCACTAGGGATGGTGAGGTTTATGATGGGCCTAAGGAGCTAACCATATCAGTATCCAAGGGAGGCAAGAGAATACTATACTCAAAAGCTTTCATTGGCACTACGGATTATGTCCCAAATACGGATGGTGAGATTGAATATCGTGAGGTTCCTTATGAGGGTTATGCACAAATAAACGGTTACAACCCTTGGGATGTTATAGTTATCCAAGGCAAGATAACTAGTGTAGAACTTTTAAACATCGTACAGAATAATGTTATAAAAGACTCAACTTTATCCTCCTTTGGATTTACGGGAGATATGATTGAAGCAGTTCAGGTTAGGAAAGATCCAAGAATTTCTGGAGGAATTTCAGAGTCTAGATATACAGATTTGGGATTCACGCCCCTGACCACTTCTACTGTTTTTACGGTTACTAATGTTAAAACCGAGACTCCTTTTGGAGATAACTACGCCATCCTCTCTGCTAACGGTATGGACTTTTGGCAGACAACAGAGTTAATGGCATCTTATATCAAGAACGATATCGGAGGTTCTTATCTATTCAACACGGGACAAATATCTCTGAACCCAGAACTGTCTTCTAATTATTTATCTAACGAAGAAGTCGTACAAAGTACATCATTTGGAGAAACCTCAGGATATGTAGATACTGATTCAAGAACGGCCACCACCGATCATCACAATTTCTTTATAGAGGCTTCAAAGAAGGATAGGTTCGACAATCAATACGATTTCCCTAGAGATTTGGTTTTCTATGAGCCCATCTCTGACGGAACTAAAAATAACTTTGTTATATTAACAGCAGTATTCGCAGTAACTGACAATTCTCCTTCTAGAATCGGCCTCGACATGGGTATTGGAGGATTTTCACCTCACCATCAAAACAATAGAACTGTGAGTGTTGTTTATAATGTATCAGGAACTTCATCTGGCTTCACTGAGAAATTTAGCTGTGAACCTTCTAGGTCGTTAGATATTAACAGTAGAGCAATAAGACCTAGTGCGGGCACTCTAAACGACTTCATAGGCGTGTCCGAGTTTCCTTTTGTAGATGATATTCGTGAATTAAGATACCCAGTGGCACCTTTTGGAACTTTAAGGGCTGGTATGGCTGGGGGTTATGATGTTGACAACAAGTGGAAGTTAATGTTCATAGCTATTGATTGTAAGAAGATGGAGGAGTTTTCACAAAACTATCCAAACATTGATAGTTATTTCCCTAATAGGGCTGCTGAAACTCTCAACACCCCTGCTAAATTAGCATTTTCTATGATGATGGATCAAGATCAATCAGTTTCTTCTGGATCTGTAGAAATAGCTCACTTGGGCATTCATTCAGACATGTTAGATCCTGATTATCAATTCCCTTTATCATACTTTACAAATACTACTGTCTTAAATTCACAGACTAATTCCTACCCCTCAATCCGTGGAACTGAGCTTGGAAACTATATTACCAAAACAGTGGATCAGGAATTCGTTAGGAAGCCTAGAAATCTCCTATCTATCTTTAGATTCTATAATGATATTGCTGACGACCTTCAGTCTAGGGACAACACAAAAACTGAAAAGATGTATGGACCTAATGGCGGCGGTAGATCCAACTATAGAATTCATCCAGCCGAGTTTGCGGACTCGTCAACCTTCCTCTCTAATGGAAGGATAGATAACTTGAACATTACGAACTGATGAAAGGGCATGTAGAGATATTCACTGAGGTAAATGGAGAGAAAGTAGTTCTCCACGAAGACTCCAATTTGATTGTGGATGGAGCAGGGGAGGCTATTGTGGATATGCTCACCTATACCCCAGGCATCGCGCTGTCTAGTAATGAGGAGTCTACTTCAAATAATGTCGTAGCCGAGAGGGCTCTGGATACTTCTAATTTCATTATCCAAGGCATGACCTTCGGCAAGGGTTTAACTGGATATAAAACTAACTTACACACATATAAGAGGCATAATCTTATAGCAAGTGCGAATGACCTCGTAGGAATCACCCCAGGGTATAGAAGCGGTGTCACCATAGAACAACTTCCAGGGGATCATATATATGATTTCTCTAGTAATGTATTCTTTGCAAGCTCGACTGACGGTGCTAATGGAGGATATTTTGCATTCGGTTCAAATGTATTCGATCAAGGTTACATCGACTTACTTTCGGGCCTACCTAAAGTTTTTTCCATAGATGTAAAGCTTGATCTTAATAACTCTCCTAATCCTAGAGGGTCAACCGATGATGGCCCTCAGTTTGTCCCAGTATCCTTTGATATAAGTAGCGGAGGAGAAAGAAGTTTTTGCACTGCTTTGTTTGCTACTGAATACAGAGCCGTAACTATAGGAGGCGTTGAATATAAAGCAGGAGACTTAATTTCTTTTTATAATGAAGGTATACGGGGTGGTGCTAGAGCTTATCCTAATGCTTTATTTAAAGACTTGGGGGCTGGTTGGAAAAGAATCATGTTTGTCATACCAGAGGCGACTACTTATGATTCTACAAAAGATTTTCAAATTAAAGTATTTCCTGTAGGTAGTGTTGAGTTAGAAAGCACTGATTTAGGAGGAGGATTTAAAAGCATAGTAGGGGGCATGTTGTTTGCTAGACCTTCCTTGAATGTAGGATCTCTTCCAATAAATTATTTCCTTCCCAAAGAGTCTGTAACTACATCATCTACTGATTTCTCAGCGTTTCAATTTACTCCATCCTCAATAGTTCTAAAAGAAGATGGGTATTACCTTCCTAATAATACGGGCACAGTAACTAACGCATCTCTTGGATATAATGTCAGCGCGTCTTTACCAGCCATGCCTCATCCAAATGATACTTCTTTAGAGCCTAATACCTCTACAGCATATCAAGACTCCGTGGATGTTAGTGGGCTCTACAATGGGCATAACTTAAACACGCTTCAGTTAGTTGGAAAAACAGTTAAAAAGATAACTGATTTCGTTCCTTCTTCTTGGAGTATCGGGGGCTTACAGAGCAACATAGATGACATTGAAATACAGAAGGACTTTAGATGGTTTGGTTGCTTTGCGGATGAAGCGAATGACCCTGCTTATCTAGTAAGCTCGATAGATCAGCAAGCGTATGAAAACCCTCTTAGAAATAGAACCTCTTCTGGAGATAGATTTAACAGTGTCTCTAGCATGGATTATAATGGTTTTCTTAGAGCTTATTACTATAACACTGGAGAGGGCACCGACAACAACTCCAAGTTACTGGTATCATCACTTTCTGATTTCTCATCCACGGGTAGAGTTACTTACAGCGTCAAAATAAATAGAACTGATGTGGAGATGGCAAACTACTTCGGTGGCATCTTTGATTTAGGATTGTACACAATGGACCCTAACGCTACGAGGGTCAAGAATGGAATAGACTTATCCAGATCTATAGATAAGGATCCTTGGACTGGAGACGATATGGAGTTTAGGTTATTCGCTCAAAAATCCATGAACTATGATATTACTCACGGTAACGGATTTAATTCAAAAGATTCTATAACAATAAACTGGACGATTGATTTCATATGAAAGGCTTAGTTACAATAACAAAAGTTTACAGAGACGGCACAAAAGAACCAGTTTGTGTTAAGGATCCTAACATTCTAACTCAAGGGTTTGCTCTTGACATGGCAAACCTTATGACAGCAGGCGCGAACACTACTACTCAGAACTACAAGTTTGGATACTTTCAACTAGGAACAAGCTCTTACTACTCCGCTCCCGTGGAGCCTGCTCAACACTGGACGGATGCGTTACCCTACACTACTGTAAGGAATTTCTCAAGGTTGAACAGCCCTTTAGCGACCACCGCAGACTACGGTAGCGAAACCGCTCTAGAGCTAGTAACGAGAGATTGTATAGTTTACAAAGAAGACTTTGTTCCCCTAAAAGATATTGAGTACACTAAAGAGTCTGAGGTTTTGGGGGTTCTAAACGAAGATAACTGCTTCCCTCTTCAACTTCCAGGCGATGATGAGAATGGTGTTATTATAAAGATAACACTAGACTATGGAGCCTTGAACGGAAAGTCTCTGCAAGAGTTTGGTTTGTTTACAAGAAACCCTGAAGCTAATAGATCGGAAGACAATCCTATCCTAACTTGCTACAAGTCTATTCAAACACCTATTGAAAAGACTGATGAGTTCATGTTGGAGATTGATTGGGCAATTCAGTTTGTAGGAACAAGGAAGTTAACAGAGGATGCTGCTAGGCTAATATCCATGCACCCAGCGGGCATTAAGAGAAAGGTAACGAATAGAGTAGCAGTTCAAAATGTAGGGTATGTTCAGGAGGGAGATAAGTTTGATGTAACAATAGAAACTCCCATACCTACCTCCGAGGATGCTTATCTGTATTACAATGTTCTAAGTGATGGCGTTTATGATTATGATCATTACGCAGTTTCAGGAACTCATTGGGCTATAGTTGATTCAGACGGTAATCATACTTCCGCTTTTAATTCTCCTTTGTTCTGGCCTAAAGGGACTACGAATACCACCTTTACTGTAAGTGCTCTGGATACGGGAAGGTTCTACGGGCAGAAGTCTTTGGCATTTGAGCTATCTTCATACACAGGAAAGGACAAGTACATCGATTTTCAGGAATCTTTAGATGGTAATGTGGTTGTTTATCACATAAGGTCCTCCCATACTCCTAACTCTTTGGAATTCTTAACAGTTCTTCCTTCTACTCAAACGCACCCAATTCCAGTCAGCGGAACCATATCAACAAATGGCCTCCATGCTCCCGTAGAATGTTCTGCATACTTAGATGTCTCTACAAACGCCTCTTTGTATAGATTAGGCCGAAGAGTAGCGGGGGTTACTAGTTATTTTGATGGAGTGTTTGATTCTTCACGGACATATCATGCATTTCCTATGGAGGCATCCACTGAGGTATTCGCTTTATCATCTTCAACTGCTGCTGAGTTTAATGTGTCCCTCCTAAACACCCCCTCAGGAGAGCCTGTTTACAATCTAAACACTTACTCTCTTGATCCCAGAGGTTATTTCCAAAGGCCAACAACCACAAGCGGGATAGGCGTTCCCCCTAACATCAATTACCTAGACATAAGTGCCAACAGAGATGATATCAATGTTAAAAGTGGGTTAGGAACTTGGACTCAAGAGAACGGCATGTTTACTACTGCTAACCTAGAGGGTTGGCCTGGGGCTAACTTACACTCTGGGTTTGATGTGTACAATACTCAACCTCCTGATGGGGTCTTGATGCGTCAATTTCAACTTAGTTCGCAGCCCGATGGTATACTTCCTGCAAATTTCTTCTATAGCCCTCAGGAACTATATGTTTGGCCTAGAAATGAAAACAAGTTGTTCGAGCCCTCATGTGGAAAAAGACGCCCAGGGCAGTATGATTATCTGATGGACGGAACGGGAGAGAGACCTGGGGGAGATTACTACGATCAAGTAGCTCCTTATGATTCAAGTCTCTCCACTGTCGTATTCTCCACATATATTAAGAAAGTAGATGATATTACAAAGGATCCCGTAAGGACTACTGATGCATCTGTTATTAGTAATGAGTTCTTTCAGATGGATGTTGTTGTTAGGGGGTATGTTGGAGTTGGATTCTATGCATCCCAGAAATCTAAAAATGCCCAGTTCCAGTGGAACTCTCAGGGCGGCATAGACCCTATTCGCGTCAAGGCTGCTCACGAAGGGGCTTTTAGACTCTCAAACCCAAGCTCCCTTGAAATTCTTTTCACCTCTGCCACAGGAGCGAATACTTTCTTGGCTGACAGCGATATTGGACTACAACTCTCTTCCTCACAATATGGAGTTCTAGGAACCATTGAAGGAGAGAGGCAGGACTTTTTCCTTCCAAACAAGTCTGGGGTCCCAGTATTCACTGGCTCTATTAATGTAACAAGTTCATTACCTTATTCTTTCCCATTTGCTGATCTAACAGGTGCAGGGCACACAGTCAGTGCGGTAAACGGAAGCCTTCATTTAAGTAGTGTAGATCCTCCTCAAGTTAATCAAGGTCCTTTTGGATTTACTTCAAAAGGCATAGGAGAGAGGTACGACTGTGGAGTGTTCTCTGGGACCAATAACGGAGACACTAACGCATCTAAGGATATGGCTGCCTACGGGTATACTGATCCCTTATGCAAGGATGGTTGGTATAGAGTTTGGGTGGCTGCTGATGTTCCTGAGGACTTTTACGAAACATCAATATTTGCAGAAGCAAGCCCAGAGGTATCGGGCGCTTTCCACGAAAGAAACATATTCCCCTCAAGTGCGGGTCTGAGAGATGCTACGGGTTGGCTTGTAGGCGTTGATCCCCCTAATTACAGAGAGGGAGATACAGGAAACAAAGGAAACTTCTATCAGGTCCCCACGGTGGCCTCTGGGTGTCTAATCGCTTGGAACCAGTTTGAAAGATATCCTAAAACAGGAGCTTTCCATAAAGGACATTCTAGTGGGTACATGCCTAGACCCTATCAATCTAGACCTTTCTCATTCTTTACTCCTAGATTTAACGCATTCACTGATGATACGGGAACTTCTTCGGTTACCCTGACAATAACCTGATGCAAATAATGGATTATTCTATCACATATAATAAATATATGAGAGGCTGTTATGAGTTCAGTAAAGTTTAACCCTAAAGGACACCTTGAGATTTGGAAGGTCTACGAGGATGGATCTAAGGACCTACACTGGTCTGAGCAAAATGTAATCACCTCTGGTATGGGTGTTGGGCTTGCAAGTCTTTTTGCTGCCTCGGGGTCCTCTAACATAAAAGATTATCAAATAGGTTACTTTCAGGTTGGGGTCAGTGGAGATATCAATAACTATGGAAGTTCTTCCTATGAGTTATCCTCTCCCTTGGAGTCTGCTACCAACTACGGTGTTCTTTTATCTCCCGATGGTGAACGAGATAGTTCCTCAATAGCTTTTACAGATGTTGTGGATCTGAATCCTCTAAAGAACGGGGTAGTCGTGGCTGGCACGGAGCCCTTCGTTAGAATTAGATACAGCAACATACATAGAATATCCAAGAACTCGGTCAGATTTACTTTAGTCATGGCACCTAGATCAGGTGTTGCTGTGACTCAACCCCTAAATGAAGTAGGTCTTTTCATGAGAAATCCTCTGGGTAACTCTGAGGACAACCCTATCCTAGTGGCCTACAGACCTTTCACAGCAATCAAAAAGACATCAGCCTTCACTCTAGTCTTCCTCTGGACAATCCAATTCTGATATGGCATTTATACCCGCAGACCTTTACACAGCAAGCGCAGGAGTTGAGCTTTACAACTACTGGAACCCTTTTGTAACCAAGCACGATGCAAGCTCTTTCTACAATTGGGAGGAGGATAACCTTCCACTTTATGATGTTGAGGAGAGAACTGATTTCCTTTGGGAGCGATTAGGTTTCCCAGCTTCCTCCATCCCAGGAATGGCTTTATGTGTATCTTCATCCTCACCAACTGGTAACAATAATGTCTTTACTTCATTATCAGCGGCAGTGGATGCGCTCCCTGAAGTAATTAGAATGCCTACTCTCATTGAGGTAGCCGTTAGCGGTGATTTAGGGACCCTTGAGTTAAAGAACATTAAGTGCGTAGGGGATGGTAAGCTTGAGATTATTAACAGGGTTTTCTCACCTATAACTAGAGGCCAAGCCACCGTCACTGCTATTGGATCCACTGCAACGAGAAAAGCAATTACATCTGTAATTGCGGGCGATATGTTCGATACTATTGCTGCTACCTCCGCATTGTCAGTTTCTCAAAACACTTCGGATCTTTTCGGAAATGGGTCGATTGCCTACAACGGTGCGTCCTTTGTAATTCAATCTAACGAGTCTGGGGGTGGTGATTTCAGACCAGATCAGCTTTCCGTAAACTTCCATGCGGGTGGCACTCAAACTTTCCTAGATAACTCAACTAGCACAGTTTTAGTAGGAGACATCGCCTCTGACCCAGCTAACAGTGATATTAATGACAGTGCGTCATCACTAGACTATTCTAAAACAGGAGGAGGAGCTACCCTTCAAAGAACCGAAGTTGGAACTTTTGTTGTAGGTGCTAACGCTGTTGGAATGTTTACCAATAACACTCTTAGAAGTGTTAAGGTTTACAACTGCGATGGTCCAATTTACATTAGAGGCTTCGCTGTTCAGGGCGCAACAGGTCTTGGTCCTACTCCAACTTATTACGAAGACTACGGAATGTCCATCAAGAACTGTAACGACATAGTTATTGAGAACTGTGGCGTTACAAGATCTAAAGTAGGCGGTCTATATGTCTCCAACTCTGATGTTACTCTAAACCGTAGATTCTTCTCTGGAAGAAACTACGATACTAACAGAGCAAGCACAACTAATTACGGTGTTAATGCCGTAAACTCCACGATAACTTTATCATCTGACTCATACTCAAACGGGTTAGATGCGGTTTATGTCGCTTACCAGCATGACTACGGAGTTTACTTACAGAACTCTAGACTAGTTGGAGGTGGAAACACAGTTTCTACAGCCAGGGCATCCTTAAAAGCTTGCTATAACGCGGAGGCTGGCATTAAACTAGTTAACTCCGTTATGGACCTTGATTGTGATGTCGATGTTTACTCAAATAAGATTGGTCTGGAAGGAGTCGATTCAGAAATCACTCTAGATGGGTTTGTTTGTCAGTACAATGATTACAAAGGTGTTGTTGCTGACAACTGTAAGATAGCCTACGGTAAGGAAGCTGTCAATACAGCTACCGCCCTAACCTCTACTTTCGGTGCAGACGGTATAGCTTACAACTACAGAACAGCATATCATGGAAACGGAGTTCACTTAGAGCTTAACAATTCCAGATACATCCCTTACCTTACAGAAACTCTTGACACTAGCTGCCCCTTTACTTTGTTTGCACATAACATTGGAATAGATGCACTTTCAGTAAAACCAGCTATTAACCTTAACAACTCAAAGGCAAGTCTAGTCCACTCTAGAATATCTTCTGTTGCGGAAGGCGGAACTCACAAGCCTGAGTTTGCCTTGAGCCCTACTGTTCCTGCATACGGTGCTGCCATCTCTGGAAGAAATAATTCTGAGGTAGAGTTGCTTGGAAGTTATAGGTTAGCCACGGTTATAACTGGTCCAAGTGCTATTACTAGAAGGGACGCAGGTATCTTTGTGGATAAAAACTCTAGCTGTAGAGTTTCTGGTCCATTCTTCATAGGACAGTATGGAGTAGGTATGTACGCTGCTGGAGGATCCGAGATAACCTTCTGTCCTCACACTGAAGACTCACAGTATGGATTTGCATCAACCTCTTTTGATCTAACTGGTCAAGTAGGAAACCATACTTCTGTGGAAGTTCATGCTTACGGCCCTTGTATGGTTGTAGATGAGGACTCCACCATAAACATGAGAGATCTTGGTGATGCTTTCTCCATGTACCCACTAGCTAATCAAAGTGACGATTATCCAGCAGGGTATCATGGTGATGTTTCCGCTTATACTCATGCGGGCGGTATGTTCTTCATGCCAAACCCAAATACTGCAACTGTTACTGGTGAAGTTCTTCATACCAACAACAGTGCTAAGATTACTTACACCAGCGAGCCCACCGCTAACTTCGCATTCCAATCAAACCAAACCTTAGGTAATGGAAAGTATAACCGTTACTTAGCCACTGTTGCTAACTTAGGTGCTGATCAGGAGCAGGTATCTAAAGGTGGTGTTTGTGTTCAGGCACTAGGTAACAGTGTTGTTAATGTAAACAATGTTAGTTTCAATGCTGTCTCTGCTATTGGTGATGGTGCCTACTACGATGCCCTTAACAGCCCAAATCTTTGTAACAACCTAAGAATCTGGTCATTTGGAGGAGGTGCTACTCTTAATTGCAACCATGTCGCTGTAAGTGGAACTTACCCATCTCAGGCAGGGTATCACGGTCCAAAAGCTATTTACTACAATGAAGATGACCCCGTAGGATATGTTCCTTCTGCATTGCACACCTCTGCTTTCGGACACTATCCTTACGGATATAAGTACAGCTTAAGTACCCTTAGTGGAGTAGACTTTAGAACAAATAGCTCGCCTAGTGCAGGAGCAGATCCTATCACAGGAAAGCTTCGCAATGAAAACTTCAACCATCTAGAAGCGTCTACCGTCGGTGGTACGAGCCCTTTCTTCAGCGGCCTTTCCGTTCTAGACCAATACGGGGCTGGCATGAATGTATACACGACATTCACAGGTCTAACAGGTATCGGAGTTTCGGCAGGAGGAACAGGACAATACCTACCTGAAGCTGTAAGGTACTATCAAGCAAGGTCAGGTCAAACAGGATTCCCTGATGGCCTTCCCTACTCAACTTCTATCTCTGCAATACAATCAGGTCCTTACTTCTTTGGAAGGACTTCCCATGAAAATACAGGACCCTTTAGATTATACTTAGAGCCTGATCCCTTTGCACATAAATTACGGTATACAAACTGCTCTAGCCTCAACGATAACAGATTGTATCAAGTGTATTCTCAAGGCTATCATGCATCGGGGTCAATGTCGGCTACTGATTTTGATTTATCAACCTGGGGTGGTAGAACAGGGTTTTTATCTAGATTCGGAGGGGCTTACAGGTCACTTCCTACTGGCGGAGCTTTGTATGTAGGCGTAGAAGATATGGTAAGGACTGAGAACTATAATATTAGGTTAGACGAATCTTCTGCACATGCATTCGCAAACTCAAAACATTGCTCTAATGAATTTGCAGGAAGACCGAAGATGGTTGATATCTATAGAGGAACACTTGGACAGGGAGGCGCTTTGAATGAAAATGCTAATACCGATTCGGGAGCAGGGTTCAAATCACCTCACACATTCGATCTTAGGAGAAACTACTGATGCCTAATCACTACGCAGAAAACCAAATCGACCAGAACAAAAAGCAATGGATCGAGAGTGCTTACAAGTTTACACAGCCTGTAAGATACTTTAAGAACAACGACCCTTACCATTGGGAGATTGATAACATCCCAATCAAGCAGCTAGAGGAGAATGTCCTTTGGCTCAAGGATCAAGTGGAGGCAGGTTCTCAAGTATCTGGTATAACTCGTAGTGATCTCGCTGAACTAAAGCCTGTTGCCACTGGATCCTCTAGAACTGTAAGAGTTCAAAAAGGTCGATTTACTGCTAGGATTAACGATGCATATGGGAAGGGCATCCAAACCCTTATAAAAACTGCTAATGCAACTGTAGATCCAAACGCCCCTTCTGACAGGAAGTTTAAGTTCAATCTTCCAACGAACATTCTAAAGCAAATCGCGGGTGATGTTGTAGGAGAAGCACTTTACTTCAACGGTCTTTACGAGCATTTACAACATCATCAAGTAAACCCAAGCCAAGGAAACCTTTCTTGGACTGCTGCTGCTTTGACCACCATAGCAAGCACACCAAAGAACAAGCTCGCAGTTTGGAGACAAGGCCAAACTATGTCGAACCAAGTTGAAGGTTTGGCCGAGCAAGCAGTAGCTTTCACAAGAAGATGGGGTGGTGCAATCAGAACTTCAATCGTCAATGTAAAGGATGATATTGAGATTCAAGTTCCTGCATTCTCAGATACTGATTACTCTAACAACACGGGTTATAGCCCTGCGATGAGAGCGGATCTTCTTTTCGTCTACGCCCATCCAATCGATGCTGATTCTACTACGATTGCCCTTCCTGATGGAGAAGGCCCTACAACTATCACTGAGCCCAGACTCGGACTTCTAAAAGGTGCAGGCGTTGTATCTCTAAAAGGTTTTGGCGAGTACACTGGTTACGATAGCACTGATGCCAATGACGCTGGGTTCTTTGACAGCACTCTTTTCACAGCCAACCAAGAAAATAGTAACGCATTCTTTAGGGAGACAGACGCTGTTTCAGAGGAGGGACACTTCCAAACAGTATCACCTCTTGCTGATCTAACTGTAGAGCAAGGAGCTTTCGCTGATGTTTCCGTTAGCTTCCCATCACCTGATGATGTGATGAACCTTACTCCTCTTTTCCAAGAGGGTCTTGAGAATAGCTTCGCTCTTGTTGGACAATCAATTCTTCCTATTGCTTATGTCATAGTTAGAAAAGGCAAGACTGTTATTGAAGATTCTGATATCATTGATATCCGTCCTTTCTTCAGAACAGCCGAGCTTTCTTACAATGAGCGTGCTGGTGTTGCTGCTGCCAACCCACCTCTTTCTTTTGCCAACCCTGCTGTTGGTAAGACTGAGCTTAACTCCACAATGGTAAAGGCTGTAACTCAGCTAAAGACTTATGTTGATAGCGCAGTCGGTGGTATTGATACTGGCACTGGTGGTAGCACTGGTGGTGGAGGTTCAAGATTCATCACTAAAGGTGCTATCTTAGGAGGCACTAAATTTGGTGTTGAAGGTGCCTTACTAAGTTTAGCAGGGGCTAATGACGACTCTACCATTGGTAATGAACAGGAGGCAATATCCTATCTTCAAAATAAGCATGGACTTATAGGTCTTCCCGAACTTCCTCGATTGCCTGGTTGGGACTTAGGAGGATGGACAGCTAATTTAAATGATACCACCGACTTAGGATCTTTAAGAAATGATAGAATCAACTGCGCTATTAAGCTGAACAATGGTTCATTCCAAGACTTCACTGGTAGTGAAATAACCCAAAGTGTTGCTGAATCCCTTTATGATAGAATAGATAACAACAATTTCAGACCGATATCAGATGGAGTTGACGAATTTTTAGGGGGAACTGAAATAATTTATTATCTTAGAAAAAGGTTAAAGGTTACACTACCTTTAAATGTCATTGATTATGATGTCAATGCTGTTTTAAGAAATTGTGTCCCCTCTAGCGGTTCTGGTGGAACTCGCAATAGGTACTCTGGGATTGCTATTGAAAAGCATGGAATAGTTGGTAATGAGGCTGAGTTTACTATTTATGTTGCTTTTACTCCTAACGCTGCTACTGAGTTTTTCAGTACATTTCCAGGTACAGTAGGTGTTCATAGAGATCAAGTTTTAAATGATAGCTCTTTTGGCCAAAGAGCTTTCTGGGCTCCTATGAACAGCAAGTCTACGGTTGCCCAAAGAGGCAGAGATGTTTTCTCCGCATTCTCAGTTTTTACTGAGTATTACACGCAAGAGTTTAGAAATGTTAGTACGGGATCAAATTTCAAGGCTAACAATTCTAGCGATGCCGTTAATCTCAACTTCTACCAACCATCTTGGTCTGCATTAGTTCCCCTTTTAGTTACATACCCAACTGTAGAGTTTACTGTCACGGGTCACACTCAAGTTATGGGTCAGAACTATATATTCGACACTCAAACCACAGGTGGACAACCAATCATAACATGATATGGTATCGGTATTTCAAGACTGCTTTAGAAGAATATTCTCTTACCAGGGGACAGGACCAGACGCGCCTGATCCTGGGGCAGGAACTGACCCTGATGACTGCATAGATAATGATCCTACATGTTGCGCTCAGAATCCAAACGATCCTGACTGCGACGATGATACTGGTGGTGATGATCCTTGTTTAGATGTTGTAAGTCTATACGGTTGTGGTGATGAGAGACCTTGTGCTGACACAGGTTGTTGTGAGGGAAATGTCCCAATAATTCAGAATATCACCAGAGGACAACTCAACGCTCAGTATGGAATACCCTGTGATGCATCCTTAGAGGGTTGTGTTGATATTGGAGGGCAGAAATACCACCTAGATGCTTGCAACGAATCCTGTTGCCCTAGCAAGCCTTGTGGGTTTATTCAGTGTGCAGCATCTCAAGATGGTTGCGACCAAACTGATGCAGATGGTTGCTGTGAAGATTATCCGCCTCCTTTCCACATAGCCCAAGATGAAGTATGTGCAGAGTTTGAGGGGGCGGCTGAACAATACTTTGGAAGGGAGCTTTACTTAAGTGTAGAGCAGTGTGTTGCTGATGGATGTATTAGTGACGAAACCTGTCAATATTGGCAATGTACAGCTTTAGATCAATCAGAGAATCTAACGGAATGTACCATAGTAAATCCTACTTTAGTTGATCTTGGTGTAACTGATTGCGAGGACGCCCCTGATGAAATACAGTACAACGGTAGTCCTGCCTATAAAAGTAAAGATGATTGCAATGCAACATATCCTTGTTGCCCTATGCCCGTCTACTACCAATGTGACACTGAGTCTCAATCAACTAAGTGCGGGACATGTAATCAGTATACACAGCCAGGATCTTGTGATCTTGTAATTCGTCCCGATATATTTGCTGATCAAGCTAGTTGTGATGCAGAGTGTCCAGGCACAACAGAAGTATACATATGTAACAATCCAGAACAAGGTTTCTGTGATACTGTTAGTGATTTCTGTACTGCTGATGATCCTTTAGGTAATGGAACTAATTACTTCCTAGAGTCAGGAGCTTGTAATGCTACATGTTGCGAACCTGCTACTTATTGGTACTGCCCTGTAGGTATTGAAGGAGGGCAGTGTCAAAGCTATGTCGATGATGATTGTATCATAGACTCAGGAAATGCAGGTCCTAACGGAGAGAGGGTCTTTAAGACAAAACAGGCTTGCGAAAAAAGCCAACAAACTTATTGTTGCGAAGTAGAGCCCTCGAAAGACAACTACACAAATATAAATTGTGAATTTAATGATGGTAATTGTGTAACTACAGGTGAATGTGCTACTCCTGATAATGTAGATGTTGTATTTACTGACCTTGTAGAATGCTCACAATCAGTTTTGGACTGTCAAGATTGTTATGATGAACCTGTAGGACAATCTCTCACTGAAGTAATAGCTGCTAGGCTACAGTTCGCTTACGATGGCGGTAATAGCATTGAGACTTACTACTGCCCAGGAGAGACCACAAGAACCCTTAGCATATCATCAAGAAATGCACTAGGTCCTAATTTATCGGATGATCCTTCTTACAGTAATTTAGAAGATTTCCAACTACTTATAAATGGAAATGTAATAGAGACAGAGGTTGTAGGCATTGATCTAACTTGGACATACGAGATAACTTTAACCTCTGGGCCTTTTACTTTGAACTATGAGTTTAAGGATCAGTGTGGGACTGTAGTGGCTGCCATTCCAGTTAACTATACTCCAGTTTCTTGTCTAGACTCGTTAGGATCTTTTCAAGAGTGTTTAAGTCTCAATTCCACCCCAGACCATCCTTTTACATATCCTTGTGCCACTGATCCTTGCGACAGCCCTTTCTCTAGTGATTTCCCAGAGTGTGATACTGGCGGTGGAGGTGGAGGATCTGGTCCTATACAAGGACAAGGCACTCCAAGGGATCCTCTTAAGGATACTGACTCAGCCGCCCCAGGCATTCTTAACAGTCCAGGGGTGAACTACCTCAGGGAGATGAACAGGGTTATTAAGACTCCTAAAATCCTTGATGTCTTAGGTAACGATGAGTTTGTAAGAGCCCAGAGTGCGTTCACGCCCATGTACAACGATAAGCATCTAACCATCTTCTCCGATCAAGTACATGCTTCTATTTGGGCTGTGATGAACATTGATACTGAGCCTGAAGCCACAGAGAGGGCGTTTGATGATGTGTCTCTTAATTACATTTACAGGAGCCTCAATGATAATCTAAAAAAACGAATAGATTTACTTGAGGATTATGACGGTAAGCCTTTGAGACCTAAGATTCTTAGAAGAATTAGGATATTACTATTTGAGGGCAGACTTGATGAGTTTGATGAGCAGGGTCTTTTCAGTATGAATACTGTTCACGATAAGACCTCAAGATCAAACAATATATCCAATGAGAACAACCTTGTAGATCTTGTAAACAGAAAAGCCAAGCCTCTCAACCCTGATGTTTATGGTGGGTTCAATAAAGAGAGGATGAAGATTTGGAAGACAGTGGCTACGGATCTAGAAAAAGCTATCGCTTATGTTGATACAGACTCAGTTCTTAGGTTCATAGACATTAAGCAAGACGATAGTTACGAGATCTTAGACTCTAGTGGGGATGCTACTACAAAGTATATTAATGAAGGAGACTTCATTACATACTACAAAACTGACGGGTCTAGAGGATTCCTCGACCTTGATACCTTAATTGAGCAAGCGGTTGTATTTGATTTTGAGGATTTGAGAAAAGCATTTGGTATCGTAAACGAAGATTATGCTACGGTGCTTTCTGTTTCTAGTGATGAGAATTCGTTCGTAGAGGAAGAATACTCTCTAAGCGATGCGAGACAGGATTTCTACTTCTTTAAACTAGAGGTTAGCACACTTGAAGATGTATCTAGGACCAACCCCCTGGTAAGGATATCAAAAGCAAACTATAAGTTGGTTACTGATGCCGATGAGATCAACGAGTGGATTGAGTACAAGCCTTGGCCCTACATGCATTTCAATATGGAGGCCAGTGATCCTTTCTTCGACCACATGTTAGATACGAGTAATATGACTGCTGAGTTCAAGGACATCAGCTTTGATAAGATTCAAGGATCAACAGATGATGTCCCAGTAATACCCAGAAGAATCCCTTGGCACATCGTTCTTATCCCAACTGACAGGACAAGGTTCTTAATTGGATCTGGTAAGTCTAAGCTAACTGGCTATGGAAGTAGAAAAGCCGTGTTCCGACTATCTCCTGATAGAACCCAAACTTCACAACGATGGGATCCTGAAATATTTAATGAGAAGGGTACAGATTTCTTCGGAGGTGTCGATCCTAGACAAGAATCAAAAAGTATCAAGGTAGAATACGATAGCTCAAAGCTTAAATCTGTAAGGAAATCTTACAAGAATGGTTCTGAAAAGCTTCCTAGAAAGCCTAGCGCAGCAAGACAACTATTCAAAGCAATCAGAGACGCCAAGGCTGATGATAATAACTTTATCGATGAGGCTAAGACGAGAGTTGAATGGGGGTCAGTATTCAAGAACCTAACTCCAAACGAGCGCAAAACCCTCTACAGCGATATCGAGGACTATGATAAGAAAAGAGATCAGATAGCAACAAACACTTTTGCAACTAGCGAAACGGTTAGGGAACGCTTTGTACAAATAACCGAAGTATTTGATAAGGGCCTGAACAATGTTGATGATTACGACCCACCCCCAGTCAAGAAAAGAGAACGGGCTGTGAAAATTGAGGAGCCTGAAGGTGGCGCTGAAACACCCGAAATATTACCATGACAAGCATATCAATCATAGGAGATTTATCTAACCTGCAAAACGCTGCTTTAGTATTAGCTAATTGTGACCCCACTGTGACCTATGAAGGAAAACCTGTGGCTGTAGTAAATGGAGCTTCAGTTCCAGTTCATAACCATGGGGATTCACCAAAGATAACTGCTCCTAGTGATGGGTCTGCAACAGTGAAAATCGGAGTAAACCCTGTGCATAGAGTCGGGGATGCTCGAAGTTGCGGTCATTTTACAGAAGGGGAATCAAGAACAGTTAATATCTTCACCTAAAAAACAGGAAAAATCACTAATTAAATTTAACTAGGTATACATATTTACAGACGCTTAGAGCGTCAGGAGTTTATTATGAACAGAGATCAATTAAGAGAAGCCGTACTCGGCACCTCAGCCTGGAAGAAGGCTGGTTTACTTACAGAGTCCGTTGCTCCCGTTCAGGAGCAAGAGGTCATCGAAGAAGCTAAGGCCGAGGAGACTGCTCCTGAGGCTCACACTTGCCCTCTCTGCGAGTCCACCCTTGAGGGTGAGCTTTCCGACGAGGTTCTTCTTGAGCACGCCGAGCAAATGCTAGGCGTCTTCCAAGAGGCAGAGCAACTTCTCGCTGAGGCCGAAGAGGCCGAGGAAGGCGAGGTTGTTGAAGAAGAGGAGGAGGCCGAAGAGGTCGATCTTCTTGAGGGTCTTAACGATGATCAAATCGAAGCTATCGTTGAATTCGTTGAGGGTTTGAGAACGGATGAGAAATTCGATCTAAAAACACAGAACCAAGCTGGGAAAAACGACGAACGACTCGTAGCAGCAGGGAAAAGATCTAAGTACGCCCCTAAAGGCTCTAAGTTAAATCCTTGAAAGCGAGGCTCTAAATAATGGCTTCTCTTAAAGAAACAGGTATGGGGATTGGCGATTTTGCTCAAGCTTTGCTTAAGCAAGAGAAGGATAATCCTCAGCCTGTTTCACACAAAGCTCCCGTGAGGGGCAATGTGCCCGATATAGAGAATGTTCAAGTTCTTCAAGAAGATGTTAACGATGTTCTTGCTAATTCCTTCGGAGTTAGGCGAGATCCTGTACCTCAGGTCAACCTTCAAGAAGAAAGGAAGAAGCAGATTAAGGAGCAGATTCAAGTTAAGATTAACGAACTGAAGGAGCTTCTTAACGAGCTAGGTGTTACTACTGGGACTACGACTGTAGGGAGCCTTGGCGCTCCTAACTACGCTGGAGGAAAAACTTATGAGCCTAATAGATCTGGTAAGAGGAAAAGAGCAGTCGTTAAACGAAAAGTCTGAACGATACCCTAGTGGTAGAGGTAGTTACAAAAGAAAGAATGTAACTAGCTCTCGTAAGAGTAAAGTTCCAATTTACGACACCATCAAGGCTGCTCTAAAGAAGACTAGCCCTGGTACTATTTTCTCTACAAAAGGCTCATATAGAATGTATGTCACAACCTCTGGGGGTTGGGGCAAGAGTAAACAACAAAGAGTTTCTGGTAGAACAGCTAAAGGCTTTACACCAGGGAGTTCAACCCCAGGTTCTAGTTGGAAAAGCATTAAAAGCCATGCTGCTAGAACAAGAGTAAAGCATGGTGGCGCTACTGCTGGTAGGTTGAAGGCAGCGGCTCGAAGAAAAAAGGATCAACCAAAGAAGTACACAGCTAAAAGGAAAAAGTGATGTTAATAGAAGATGTATTCATTATCGAAAACTTACAGGTCCTCAACGAAGGCAAAGGTGGTCCTATGCGAGTTCGTGGCGTTTTCCAGCGTGCAGACGAGGAGAACAACAACAAGCGCATCTACCCCAAGGCTCTCCTTGAGCGTGAGATCAAGAAGCTAGACGAGGCCATGAGAGGTCGCCGTCTTATGGGCGAGCTTGATCACCCTCAGCACGACAGCGTTAAGCTTTCAAATGTTTCTCACCTTATCACTAAGCTTGAAGCTAAGGGTAACGAGATTATCGGTGAGGCTGAGATCCTAGACACTCCCATGGGTAAGGTCGCTAAGGCACTTATCGAGGGCGGTGTTCAGGTTGGTATCTCTTCACGCGGTATGGGCACTCTCTCCGAGGGTCAGGACGGTAAGCGTTATGTCAACGAAGACTTCCGCCTTATCACCTGGGACCTAGTTGCTGATCCTTCTACCCGTGGTGCTTTCCCTTCTCTTGCTGAGTCCCGTCAAAGCGTACTCGTAGAAGAGATCATGAACGATGTTCTTCCTCGCGTGACCAAGGAGAAGGTTTTCGCTACTCTTCTTACTGAGAGCCTTAACGAGGCCAAGATGAAGAAGGCTAAGAAAGCTCCTGCCAAGAAAGGTGGCAAGAAGTTCCCTGACCTCAGTGGTGATGGTAAGGTTACCTTCAAGGACATTCTTATGGGCAGAGGTGTGATCGGTAAGGGCGAGAGAAAAGATGAAATGCAAAGCCCAGCCGCCATCCAAGCCAACAAAGAAAGAATGCGTAGAAAGATGGCAGGCATGGGACCCTCTGCTAGAAGAGCATACAAAGCTAGACATGGCATTGCGGACTCCACTCTCTTCTCTCGCGTTGGCTCTGTTCTTTCAGAGATGAACGCCCCTGAGAAGGCAAAACGAGTTATGAAGCTTTCTCCTAAGAGTCAGGCTGAACTTCATAGAAGAAAGATGGAAAGAGAAGGAAAGGATATTTACGGTAAGCCTAAGAAAAAATCATAAAAAACGAGCACACCTATAATAACTGTATAGATAACAATAGATTGGAGTACAATCATGGATAAAAAGAAAATAGAAGACATTGCTCAGTTACTTCCTGAGGGCATCACCGAGGAAACGATCACTGAAATCGCTGGTGTTATGCAGGGTTTAATTGAGGAAAGAGTACAGGAGGAAGTTAGCGATCTTACCGACAAGGTTTTCGCTTACCTATCCATGAAGCGTCAGCAGATTCAGGAAGCCGCCCTTGAGGAGCTTCATGAGTCTAACGATGTTTACCGTGACGCACAAAGATTCCGTGAGCTTATGGGCTTCATGGCCGTCGAGTTCCGCCCTGAGCATGTTGATGCTGAGAGTGAGAAGAGACTTGCCGAGGCATCTGAGCTTGTCGAGGACAACGAAGTCCTCGCCCGTGAGCTTTCCGAGTCACTCAAAGAGCAAGAGCGCCTTGCTAAGACAATCCAACTGCTAGAGTCTAAGGTCTCAAAGCGTGAGTCAGAAGTTGCTTCTCTCACCGAGAGCGTTAACGCTTTAGCAGAGGAAAAAGAGACTATGTTGTTCGAGTCTACCGAGCAAGCTGTAGTCGTTACTAACAATGTAGACGAAGAGGTTGAGGATCAAAAACTGGAAAGTATCGGAAATGAGTTCTTAACCGAAGAAATGCTCAAGCTTATGCGATGAGCAATAACTAAAAGGATTTGTAGTTATGGATTTAATGGAAATGGGTGCCAGTGACGACCTCGTACAGAAGTGGGGTCCTGCGCTAGACGGCATCGAAAATGATTATACTAAGAGAGTAACTGCACAACTTCTAGAAAACCAACTTAAGAGTGCCCAGCAAGAAAGCATCGATGAAGCTGCTGTTGGAACTGGTACTACTACCGTTGGTAGCCTCGGCACTTTCCAGAAGTTTGCTTTCCCTCTCGTTCGTCGGGTCTTCCCCGAACTAATCGCTAACCAACTCGTTAGCGTTCAGCCTATGAGCGGTCCCGTCTCACAGGTCTTCTACCTTGGTGCAGCTAGAGCTTACGGTTCTGACCGTGAGACTATCTACAGCAAGTACAACCTTACCTACAGAGGTCTAACCACTGGTAAGGTTCAGCCCACTACCACAGGTATTGATGTTGATGCTGGAACCTCCCCCACCTCTCAGGAACTAGGTGGTTCTGCTCTTTCAGAAGCCTTTGCTGACGGTAGCAACATGGCTTCCGCTATTGCTAATTGGCCTACTACTGCCCTTGCTCAAGGTTGGTCAGTCTCTGCTGGTGAGAAGCTTACTGGCACTGCAATTCCTGAAGTTACCCTTCAGATCGAGCAGCAGCCTGTTGTCGCTCGTACCAAGAAGATGCGTGCTCTCTGGACCCTTGAGGCTTCTCAGGACCTTAGAGCTTACCACAACCTAGATCTTGAGCGCGAGCTTACTGATCTACTTGGTAAGGAGATTCGCCTTGAGGTTGACCGTGAGCTTATCGAGAACCTTCGTGGTCTTGCTTACGACATCAGTGGCACCGCTGGTAGCCTCTTCAAGAAAGAGTACCTTGATCAAGCCAGCAACCAAGGTGGCATGGGTAACTTTACCAGCCCAGGCACTGCTGTCGATTCACAGTTTGGTGATTTCCTTTTCAAAGGAACTGACGGCACTGATCTTGGTCTTCCTACTTCCACCGCTGGATCCAACAAGAATGTTATCCTTGTAGACTTCGAGTCAAGTGCTCTTAACTTCGCTCCTCGTCATGTCGGTGATGTGTACGCAAACCTTCTTGCTGCCATCAACTTCGCCTCACAGGATATCTTCAAGACCACTCAGCGTGGTGCTGGTAACTGGCTTCTTTGCTCCCCCGTTGTTGCAACAATCCTTGAGACTGCTGCAAAGCTAACTGGTGGCATCGAGGCTGCTGATGGCCCAACTAACTTCGGTCCTGGCACTATCCAGTTCCGTGGTAAGTTCATGGGTCGTTACGACCTCTTCGTTGATCCTCTTTACCCAGAGGGCGAGATCATGGTCGGTTACAAGGGTGGTAACCCCATGGACGGTGGCTTCGTGTATGCTCCATACATCCCCTTCCAGGCTCTACCCACCATCACCGATCCTGAGAGCTTCCAGCCCAGAAAGGGCATCCTTACCCGTTACGGTAAGGCTGCTGTTGCACCAGCTTCCAGATTCTACAGAATCATTAGACTCGTAGGCGCTGATAGCTTGTTCAACCCCTTCCTTGAGAAGTGATAAGGACTGATACCTAAACCTGCCCACTCCTCAAAATCAGAGGAGTGGGCAGTTTTTTATTATGAGAACTATATATAACTATGAAGTATAAATACAGGAGCACTTGTAGGTTCCCAGTCTTGCTTGAAATATCAAACGAGTTGGTACAGGTAAGACCGAATCAGGTTGTTGAGAGTGATACTGAACTTAAGTACAGTATGCTCAAAGAAATAGTAAGTGAGCCTGTAAAACCCAGACGAACTAGAAGAAAGAAGGAGGACTCAGATGGTCGCGGTCGTATATCCTAAGGTTACTGGTTATGGGAACAGTTTTACAAATGTCGCCAGCGACAAGTTAGGTGAACACAATCCTCCTTTTGCAGGAGAGATAGATTTAGAGAACCTTAATAAGACCAAGCAGTCTGATGTAGTCGAGTTCTCTAACTTCGAGGAGCAAATAAGAGATTATGTTCTGGCTGCTCTTGGTCATCCAGTCGTAAGAGTTGAGCTAACAGACCATCAACTTAGACTTTGCATGGATGAGGCTATCACAGAGCTTGATTACCACGCTCCTCACTTCACAAGACAATTCGCTGCGTTCTGCACTTCTGCTAATTACAATGTGTATGCGATCCCTCCTTACATCTTGAAGAACCTTACTTATGTTACCTTCAAGAAAAGCCTGCTCTCCATTCAGTCCCAGGCAGGAACACTTGAGTTCGATTTCTTCATCAAGTATTTCCAAGACAACTACCTATTTGATAACTTTTCAATAGGTGATTACTACCTTCTACAGTCTACCCTAGAAACTACACGAAGGGTTCTGAGCCAAGACGGTGGATGGGACATTATCGATGGTCAGTTCTTGCAGCTATACCCCATCCCTTCTGTGGGTGATGTAGCCATCTTGGAATTCAGAGGATTAAACTCTAGGACCATGACACCTAAGATGCAGAACTGGCTGCAAAAATATTCAACTGCCTGTGCAAAGATGCTTCTAGGCCAGATCAGAGGTAAGTTTGCTGTAGTCCCAGGTCCAGGGGGAGGCACTCAACTAAATGGTGCAGCCCTTGTACAAGAAGCAATGCAAGAAAAGCAAGCTCTGAAAGACGAGCTAATGAACGAGGTTGAAGAACCTCCCATGTTTACTACAGGCTGATGGCAAAGAGATTCAAAGTAAATAGACAAATGGACAACCTTCCTAGAGTGGAAGGCGCTACTCCTTTATCTTTTTACGATCCCAACAACCCTGATGTTAACCTTTTCAATCTTGTAGATGATGAGCTTATTAGAATATCAGGGTCTCCATTGCATTACTTTAAGTCCTTTATCAACGAAGATTATGACGATGTGTATTTAGAGGCTAGGAATAAGACTGTAGCATCCGAGCCCTTATTAGTTCATGGATATTACGAACCTTCTGTTGTAGAGGAGGTTCTATCCAACTTCGGTATTGAGCTTACAAACGACCAGCAGTTCGTGTTTAACAAGTCCTACATTGAGAATGCTCTTAGACGAGGACCTGAGATTGGAGATCAAATAAGACCACAGTTCCAGAACCAGAAATACGAGATCACCGAGGTTCAGGAAGACAGCTTTGAAATGTACGGCGTATATCACATCGTATGCACCGCAAGACTCCTCCGCGAAGATGAAGGAACCTTGAACCAGCCTACCACAGACAGGGCTGACGATGTAGGAGGCTACTTAGATCTTGAGTGATAGATATTACGAGTTTACGACAAAGGACAATACAGTATATCAAACTCCTGAGACTGGGTATGGTTATCTAAAAGATAAGGTAACCAAGATGTCCAAGAGTTTAAATATGACATCTAGAGTATACAAGGAGATGCTTAGATCCTTGTTGTCTGAGATACAGCTTGGATACATTAACGACGAATCTGAGTATATAAATGTTAAGCTGCACCACGGTAGACAGGAACGAGCCGTAGCAAAGAAGTTTCAAGAGAACAATATTGTCCTACCCTACTCCACGATTTTCCAAGCAGGAGTTTTATCGGACGATAATAAGCGTCGATACAGAGATGTGTTATTGTACAATTCTGTTTGGGATGACAAGGCTCAGAGGGCTGAAAGGGTAGTTAGTCTTTGTGATGTTCCTGTCATTTCTCAGTACACATTGAGTGTTTGGGCTAAGTATGTCTCGGACTTAGATCAGATTGCAGCCACTCTAAGGTCTCAGTTCAATCCAGATCTTATCCTAGAAACGCCCTACGCTAACAATGTAAAGGCGTTCCTAGCTGAGGAGTCTGATATCTCTGCGGTGGAAGTTGGTGATAAGGAGGATAGGCTAATACAAAAGACATTTAATATAAATGTGGAGTCCTACATCCAAAGCCCTCGATTCAAGGTTACCTCAACAGGCAAGATCATTCAGGTCAACACCGAGATTTGGATATAAAATTAGATAAAACCGCATCCACAAGTCCTAGATATACTTAGGAGATCGAAAATGAAGTCCATTACAAACGACAGTTTACAATCATTTGAAATCTACTTGAAGTACCCTACGGGTACTAAGAGTGTTTTTATAGGGCCAAAGGAGACTATTGTGGTTCCCGCTAACTCTATCACAAAACAGTGTGACAATCTTAACTTTAGAAAAATTCTTAGAATAAGAACAGTGTGAGGAATAAATCATGGCAAAGTATGTGAGTCCTGGAGTATATGTTGTCGAGAACGATAACAGTGATTATGTACCTTCTATCAACCCCAGTGTGGTTGGTATTGTAGGCTTTGCAAGCAAGGGTCCAACCGATAAGGCAACACTTATCACTGATGAAGCAAGCTTAATCTCTACCTTCGGGGAGCCCCTCGCTGAGTCTAAGAATGGTGGTCAAGGTATTGAAGGTGGTGTAGAGGTTCTCGAAACCACTAACTCACTTTACTTTGTTAGAGCCGCTGATGGTGGTGACGAGGCCAGTGCTGGTGTTGATTACGGTGTCTGTCCTGCTGTTGGCCTTTCTAGCAACATTGGAGATACTCAAGCTGCTTACCTAAAGATATCAGTAAAGAACTCAGCAGGCACTCAACAGTACACAACTCCTCTTGAGGTCTTTGTCTCTGCTGCTGGCGACCAAGAAGCCGCTCTTAATTCAGCTTTTGGCAGCCAAATTGAAGCAGCTAAGATTAATCATATTAGAGTCGATGGTAATTCCTTCCTTGTTGGTGGTTGGGCTGGAAGTTCAACAGAACTAATTGTCTCAGCCTTCTCTGATGCCGCTTACACCACTGGCTTTTCAGGAGTTATACCACTGTCTTCTACAGGAACAGGAGCCTACAACACCCCAGATGCTAGTCTTCAGGCTTGCTCAGTCACAGCCGCTGGATTAACCCTCTCTGACATGAAATACAAAGTAGAAAGTATCTATGTTGGAACTGGGTACAACTACACTACAAAGGCTGATGGTTCTATCGCTGGAAACAGGGTTACTATTTCTACCACAGGTGGAACAAAGAACCAACTCTTTGTCGAGGAGGATGGTGTAACTCTTGAAGACTTCACAGTAGGCACCGTCGAAGATGACGATTTCATTGAAGACGAAATCAACACGGGTTCTACTGATCTTAAATCAAGTATTATCAAAGGCAACATTTTTGTTGATGGCGCTGATGTTACTACCACTGCTCTTACTGCTTACGGTGGCAAGGTGTCTGCTCTTGTCGGATCGAATGTTGACGGTAATGGTGCCGCAGACATTAACCCAAGATTCGTTAAGCTCGTAGATGGTTCTTACCAATTAGCCAACGGAACCGATGGTATCCCATCTGCCTCCAATGATAAGGCAACTGCTCTTATCGGTGTTGATAACGACACGGGTAAGACTGGTATGCAGGTCCTTAACGATGATCTTATCGGTGTTACTGTGGCTGCTGTCCCTGGCTTTACCACAGAGAGCGTTCAGAACGCCCTAGTAACGCTTGCAGAGAGCACTAACCTCTTCCTTGCACTTCTGTCACCTCCTTACGGTATTACGAAGACACAGGACGCTATAGACTGGTCAAACGGCCTAGGTTACGGCATCACAGGTAACAGAAACAGTGCCCTCAACTCATCCTACGCTGCTATTTACTGGCCTTGGGTTAAAGTGTTCGACGCATTCTCAGGAAAGGACAAATACTACGACCCAGTAATCTTTGCTATGCGTCAAATGTGCTTCACTGATAGTGTTGCAGAGGCATGGTTTGCTCCCGCTGGTCTAAACAGGGGTAGACTTACCAAGCCCACCGAGGTCGAGGTAACTCTTACCCAAGGTGACCGTGACGCAATGTACAGCGGTGGTAATGTTATCAACCCAATCGTTAACTTCCCACAGCAGGGCATCGCAATCTACGGTCAGAGAACCACACAAAGAAAGCCAAGTGCTCTTGACAGAGTAAATGTTCGCAGACTAATGATCATCATTAGAAAGCTAGTCCTTCAGTCTACTGCACAGTTCGCTTTCGAGCCTAACGATCCTGTAACTTGGGATCAGGTCAAGGGCCTTATTACCCAGCTTCTAGATCCTATCAGAAGAGGCCGTGGTATCACCAGCTATCAGGTTGTTTGTGACTCAACCACAAACACTCCTGCCAGAATCGAGAAGGGTCAGCTATGGTGTAAGGTATACATCAGACCCACCAAGACTGCCGAGGTTGTTGTCTTCGAGCTAAACCTCACTGGTCAATCTGTAACTACTACATAATAACGGAGGCATAATAAATGGCAAGCCAATTTTTAGATCGTGAGAAAAGGAATCTTTCTGAACCAGGACTTCCTTTCATTTCAACGGAACTAGATTCCGTAAGGTCCTATCAGTGGGAGTTCAGTCTGTTTATTCCTGAGGGTTTCCCAGGCAACAGTGTTAACTTCTCACGCGCAATTACTCTCGGTGCCAAGCAAATCAGCACCTTCGGTTTTGAGTACGAAGACATCGAAGTTAACAGAATGAACGATAAGGTCTACTACCCTGGTAAGATTGGGCAGCAAGAGCTTACCGTCACATTCGATAACCTTCTTAACTTCAAAGAGGGTAGACTTCTCCTAGACTATGTTGGTACTGTTTACAGCCAGCGTACTGGTAAGTCTTTCACTCCTGACACCTACAAGACCAAGGCTCGTATTCGTGAGTTCAACGGTGCTGGCGAGATCCAGTCCGTCATTGATCTCATCGGTTGCTACCCCAAGTCTTACACCAGAAGTGAGAAGAACTACAGCACCTCTGAGTTCGACACCATCGAGATGAAGTTCCGCTACGACTTCATCGAAGTTTACAACGGTGAGGTCGAGACTCCTGAGGGTGTCATTGGAAACCTAGGTGGTACTTCAACTATCGCTCCCTGACACATAATCAATCCTTCTTGACCCAACCCAGCGTTTGTTGGGTTGGGTCTTTTAATATAATACAATGATGAACTTCGCCAAGCTATTACTAGAGAGTTACTCGCTTCGAGAGCAGCAAGATGATGTCATGCAGTTCTTGAAGAGTCAGGCTCCTCAGTGGAATCCTTCGAGTGGGACACCTAGACCTCAATCCGTTTCAGTCAAGTCACCTAATAACGAAAAGGCTAAACCAGTTTTAGTAGGTGTCAATCAAAAAGGTGAAGTTAAAATCGAAGCAGGCCCTTTAGGTTCTCAAATTGTTAATGCAAACAGAGGAGCGAATCCAAAGTTATTAGCCAAGCTACAGGCATGGTACGCAGGACAAGACGCAACCACTGGAAATGAACCTGTTGTTCCAGAAGATCCTGTCTTAAGTAGAGTTAGCGAAGAAAGCCAAGAGAGACTCAACAAGCTAGAAGAATTGATGCCAGGGACAATAGATAAGTTCAAGGAAATACTAAAGGACTCGCAAGGTCTAGTAGAGGATGGGTTGATCTCGGAAGCAGAGCTTATCCAAAAGATCTTTGGAGGAAAAGACAGAGGTTCTCTAGCCTACAACTTACTTCAAGAGGTAGAAGGCGGTGGAGTTAAGTTTGAAAGAACTGACAGTATCGGTTTTGCTTTGGATGATGTTGATATTAAGACCTTGGCTGGTTCAATAAACTCAATGGCTCAGTTAGCGAAGGCGTATAACAAGTCTAGGACCTGTGAGGCTACTGATAGTGATATGCAACAAGTAGCGGACAATGTAAGGCAGGCCCCTGGCAAGAGCGAGTTCTTCTTTGCTGCTCCATATGATGATAAAAGATTTGGTGTTTCACTTAGCATAGCAGAGGGTAACCCTATCAACATGATGGCAAATGCTTACAACAGTAATGTAAGCGGGCTATGCACAGACAAAGTAGAAGACTCTGCGAACTATACCATACCTGAAAAAGAGATTGCGGCAAGAGCCTCTGATGCCCCAGGCAACTTCAGTAACATTGTAAAGGACGCAAGTGAGCTAGTACAGGTGGCAGGGTTCTATCTAGCCACTGGTCAAACTGATAAGGCTGCTGGTATCGTGACAGACATCATTTCCAAGTTTGGCGCTCAGGCATTCAATGTCCTGAAGATGAAAAGTCTTGTAGAGAAGGGAGAGCATATCCTAGACGAGAAATATCAGGAGCTAATCACAACAATGGATGATCTTGGTATTAACTTCAAGGGTGATGTAAAGGATGCAATCAAGGGTCCTCTTAGAACCTACCTTATCAACTCAATGATGTTTGTTAATGAACTCAAGCCCGACTACGCTGCAAGGGTAGGTGGTGTAGCAGGCAAGGGTGATAAGTCTGATGTTGATTATGTCATGAGAGAAAGACCTAGCATGGCACTGCCTGAAGGTAGCGTTACAGAAGTCAAATTTGAAGACTTGGATCCTGCACTACAAAGAGCGATCAAAGCATCAGGAGATGAGATACAGGACAAGTATTTTTTACTAGGAGACTCACTCAAGACATATATCAACGAGGGTCCTGTAAAACTAGGAACTGCGAGTAGACTGGGAGGAGAAGCAAGTAGACTTCTAGAGAATGGTAACGCTCACGGAGACTTTGTTTGGGATCAGCTAGGGGTTAGTGAGGCTGATAAGGCTGCTGGTAGAGAGATACTTAGCCAAATGGCTACCGTTCAAGATGCTGTCACTAAGTTAATGGATGGTAAAACTAAAACAGCCAACTTAAGTAAACAGCAGCTTAAAACCTTTGTGTCCAAACAAGTAAAGGAGATCCTAGAGCAGGCTGGTATAACAGGTGAGCAAAAAAGAATCATGAATGCTGCTCTTAAGGAGTTTGATAAGAACGGAAGTCCTAAGGCTGTAGGTCTTGTAGAAAGAGAACTACATCGTCTGCTCCTAGAAAAAGGCATCAAACGAAAAAGCAACGGGCTCATTGATAAGAATAAATCAAAAGGTTCTCTCGTTGCCTTTGCAGCACTTCAAGCATCTATGGGTATGGATAGCACTGGAAAGAATCCCATGTCCAGCATCCATATTCTCTCAACAGGTAATACTTACAGAGAGAATCAGAACCAGATGATTGCAGAGCCACTAAAGGATTTACTAGATCCAGACTCTAGACGAGATTTATCAACGGGAACTTCTACTTGGACAGTTACTGATGATGGTTCTACTGAGTTCAAAGCAGGTAAAGGAAAAGCAGAAGCTAATTCCTACATCAATACTCGTCACTTAAAGAAGAACTGATTGTGTATCTTAAGAAGGTCATCCATGTATAACATGATGTACTCTATACCTTCTTTACTTATTAATGTAGTATATGAATCAGTATAGTTTATTATTTCTTCTTTATACCTAAGTATTGTTATGATAGGCTGCCGATCCTGGGCCATAAAAAGAATCGGTGCTTTATCTGCGGCGGCTGCGTCTTTCTCCATATGCTCGATCCACTCCCAAAGTTTTGATTGAAAATCTAACATGGAGTGAAAGCCTAGGTTGTTATACCCCTTCTTGCATTCTATAATGTATGCAAATGCTTGAGGAGTGATAAGATCTCCCTGGATTTGTAGATGTTTCGGTAGCGTATGTGTCGTTGCGAAAGCTCCTGATCCTGGGGTCCGTGCGAATTCTTTGGTTTCGAATCTTTCATTGAGTATTTTGGCGACTTTGTTCTCGAAGGCCGCGCCCTTCGCCCTACTATTCTTTCGCTTGGGCTTGGTCCTGAGTTTCGATAAATCGTAATTATCTTCCAACCTTATTTACCTCTGTACTATTATAGATCATGAGTTGGGACGAAGAACCTAAACTTGAACTTACCAGCATTAACAAATGTAGAATCCTTCGAAGGAGGAACGATAGAATGAAGATTCAATTTAATCTAACTAAACCTGAGGCAGAAGCCTTCAAGAACTTTTTCAATGTAATCAACCAGGGTGGTCTCTCCGAGGAGGAGTTTACCAAGACTGCATTCATGGTTGGCCTTCAGTCCATGGAGCGGGCAGTGATCTCCCGCATGGCAGAAGAGGCCGAGAAGGCTGAGGGCGAGGCACAAGAGCCTGAGATCGTAGAAGAAGATGCTGAAACTACAGAAACTCAAGAGTGAAAATCACCTGAACAAGGTGGTTCGGCAAGCCCGACAGCAGAAGTCTGGGGCGGTAGGTTTTCTAGTAACCTCCCCCTGGGATCCGCAGTCGGAGCTTATCAAGAAAGAACTGCATGAGGCGTGGGAGGACTTCGAACAACACTTTGATCTCTACGAGATCGATTACTTCGAGCTTCCTCATGCTTACTGCATCTTTAAAGCTAGGACACCCAGCCTAGTATGTGTACTAGGGAAGAAGACAGTGGTGCTTGACAACCCAATGTCGATTAGGGCTGAGATGGACCTCGATACCCTCGCAGTTCCTCGAAAGCCTTGATCTTCTCTGCGTACTTTTTGTCCTTAGTGTAAACAAGCTTTAAGTTATTTACGATAACAGTTGTAAAGAAATTGAAGGCGCTCCCTTTTTCAGGATTGAAATTTTGGAGCGTCTTCAATATTAACACAAAGCAGTCTTGCTTGGCGTCCTCAGGGTCCACATCAAAGTTGAATGCACCCATGACATTGGATACCAACAGGTCGAACATAGAAAACAGTTCTTCTTCGTGAGCCTTGCGATCTTGGAGGTATAATACGATAAGCTCCTCGAAGCGTTTGTTGTCTATGTAATGTCTACTCATACTTAACTATTATAGTGTAAACCCCAATGCAACTATCTAACCTCTATGAAGAAGCTCCTATCCACCCGTTCTGCCAAGGCTGCTCCCAACTCAAAAGGAACAAGCCAACCCATTGCATCCAAGATTATGAATCTATGGATGAGGCTGATGTACTTTTTCTTTCTGATTCTTTCGTGTTTCATAATGGGAGGAGTAATCCTTTTAACAGCCGAGATGTGGAGACGCTTACTGATATCCTTGTGGCATCAGATCTCCCAGGCGACTGTAGAGTTTCCTTCTCTGCTGCTGTAAAGTGCCCTTCTGTGCGTGAATCAGACATGAAGACTGCTGATACTCACGCTTGTCGCCAGCACCTCTGGGCCACGATTGATCAGGTCAAGCCTAAGCTAGTGTTCGCATGTGGAAATCTTGCGTTCAAGATGGTGACTAAGAAGTCTGGTATCACAACCAAGAGAGGCAACGCATTCGATATCGATACTGGTAACCACCAGTTCGTATGCGTCCCTATCTTCCACCCATACGCTGTTCATACCGAGCCAAAGAATCGGTACATTTTTGAACAGGACATTAAGAACGCCCTTGCCAAGGTGATCACGGGCATCAAGGCAGAGAAGATTCCTGTGGATCTTATCATGTCCGACGATGATCTTGACAAGATACTTTGGCTGGCCGAAACCGACGAGGATATTGCAGTTGATACTGAGACTACAGGTCTGAACTTCCTGACCGATAAGCTTAACACGATTGCGATCTCTGCCAAGGACAAGAACTACGCCATTCCTCTGCTACACAAGGACACACCTTGGAAGGATACTGACTACATCCTGAATGTTGTCAAGAAGATTCTTGAGAATCCTAACAACCGCAAGGTCTTTCACAATGCGAAGTTCGACCTGAAATTCCTACACAATGTTGGAATCTACCCAACGAATGTCTATGATACTAAGCTGATGGCTCACCTGTGGAACGAGGATGTTCCCAAGAGCTTG